AATTTATAGATTTGAAGAAAGTTTAAAACCATAGTATGCATAAGATACCAATCATTTACAACACAACAGTAGGAGATAAAGCATTGCTTTACTTAGATTTAACTAAAAGAATTTCTCAAGAGTCCTACTGTGAAAGACTCCAAGTAGGAGCCTTAATTGTTAAGAATGGTAACATCATCTCCTTTGGTTATAATGGCACACCTTCTGGGTTCCCTAATGTTTGTGAAGCCAACAATGTAACCTTTGAATACGTATTACACGCAGAGTCTAATGCAATCACTAAAGCATGCAAGAGTCCTATCAGTACAGAGGGAGCCACTATGTACTGTACTCATGCATGCTGTGTGCATTGCGCTAAGTTGATAATTCAAAGTGGAATCACTACATTTGTATACATCGAAGACTATAGAGACAGATCAGGCTTAGAGCTTTTGATTGCTGCAGGTCTAGATGTAATTAAAGCAGAACTAAATTAAAAAAGATATGAGCATCAAAGTAAAAGGACACAGAGTATTACTTAATCGTCCTGTAAAAGAAGAAAGACTTATCAAGTTGAGTCCAGAGATGGAGGAGGCAATGGAGTTTGAAGAGTTGAAGAAGTTGAAGAACCTAGAAGTATTTGCCGTTGGAGAAGAAGTTCAAGGTATCAACGTTGGAGACAAAGTCTATGTACAGTTAATGTCATTGCAATCTGCAGAACTAGTAGAAGTAGAGGGCAATGAAAAAATCATGGTAAGGTCTAGCGACATCGCTATCATCTGGTAATATATACGACTATGTTATTCTACTATACCGAAAAAGAGAAAATCGAGAGTGGTGAAGAGATGGAACTCGTTATTAAAAAGGGTTTCTCTTTTGACCTTAACAAGGTGTTGATGACCTATCCTACAGAGAATGGATTGGCTATTGTTCTTGAGGGAGCAGCAGACAAACTTAATCCTGTAGACTATCAATACAAGATTGATCCTGCAACTAAGCAAAAAGTTCCAGTAAAAATCACTAAATTTGAAATCACAAGTGAGCCTATCGTAGTTGAGTTGAAGGTAAAGGAAGAGATTCTTGCTTTCTTTAGCTTAACAGGTGGACCACAAGCGATCTAATAGTTTTAGTTTATTTAGTTTTAGTTTTTAGTTATTTTACCAACCAAATGAAAAGGGGCTCTTAATAGGGCCCCTTTTTATTTAAAGTCTTATTAAAGTCTTATTACTCTCGGATACTCTAGTCCTACTGCAAGTATGACATCTAATCCGTATATACTTTCTATTGTGACATCATCTTCGTCTTCTACTCCCATCTCTATAAGCAAGTCTTCGAACTGCTCTTCGGTAAGTAGGACTGCATTAGGTCTCATTGCTTGACCATCCTTCTCCGAGTCTAGATAGAATTGATTTATTAATTTGTCTATATCTGCTAGGGTAATCATCTTATTTTTATTTAAAGCGAATATAAAACGAATAAATCAAATCCGTATCTTTTTCTACTAAATCAAAGGAAACTCCTGGATACCCAGGGCCAAAGTTGTTCATAATCCACTTAGAAGAACCATACATAGACAATACATTACGGTATCTAAACTTGTATGCTTGTTGCATACTCTCTGTATGTAGGTCTCCTTTTACTATCGAGATATTTTTATTCTCTCCTAAGTTGTGGTGATTGATGTACTTATTAAGGAAGTTTTCTGCTTTTTCATTTAAGAAAAGGGGAAGACCGTGCTTAAGATCTTCAGAATCTTTTCCGTGAGTGAAGATAAACGTATGTTTGCCATAGTCAAAATGTTCTAAGAACTTCTCCATTATCGTTACTTTGATGAATGGATAAGCTGTATTTAAGTATAAGTTTAATGCTTGATTAGTAATGTAACCGAATGAACCTGCATGGTTATCGTTAGTTTGCATTACTGCGTGAAGGTTATTTGCTAAGTTTCTCTCTACTAATGTATCAAAGAATCTCTTATGAGCATAAAGATAAGTCATAAAAGCTTCTTTATTATCCATGTTCTGAGGCAATTGGTGACCTCCTCTAGTAGTGTAGCCATTCCAACCATCTAAAGAGTCACCCAAGTCACAAATAAACAAGTCTTCTAGTCTTCCATAAGTCTTTACTTGTCTTTCTATTTCCTCTAGAGTTCTATTCATTCGCTCCTCAAAGACATTCTCATTGTATTCGTTACCAAAAAGAGCAGTAGAGTGTGTAAGTGCACCTACATGTTTGTCACTCATGTATACGAATAAGCCTCTCTTAGTGCTCACAGGAGCTTTCTTAGGCGTTGGATATACATTGATGTCAGACTCTAAAAAAACTTCTCTTAAAATGCCTTCTATGTCATCATTAAAAGTATCCTCAGGCTTTATATGAGCAAATAAGGCTGACACTAGCCAGCCTGCACTCTTTTCTTTACTCCAATACTGAACTAATTTCCACTTAGTAGTATCTATTTTGTGGATTCTAATTATCTCTTCTGCAGATCTAGGTTGTTCAGAGACTAGTTTAGATACTTCTAAGGTACCTTTTTCTAGATTCTCATCGTATGTTCCTAGAGTTGTATTAGAATTAATCTCAGATTGTGGGTTTGGCATGTAAAGAGGATCACCTTTTAGAAGTTTAGCCATAGCTGATCTTTTTAAATCACGAACTCGCTTACCCCTTAACTGATTACGTTCTTCAGGATGATAATTAAAACGAAGAGCAACTTCAATAGCTGTCTCATTCGTATTTGGATTGTCCATATAATACTGGACAATCTGTTTAGAGATTGGCATCATAGGCTTGGTGGTTAAAGTATTAACCCTATGGTTAACAAAGCTATAGCAATTAATCCGCCTTTCAAAACATTCTTCAATGTTTTTATAGTTTCTGCTTGAGATCTAACTTTAGTATCTAAGCGAACTATCTCTACCTTGGCTGTATCTAAAGCCTTTTGGTAGTTGGGAACTATAGAATCTTTATAATAATGTAGTTGAAGACTGTCTGCTTTGACAATCTTCTTTAAACTAACTACTCTTTCACGTGCTTGAATTCCTTTTAAGAACTCATTATTCAACTCCTTTAGCGGTAAGCTGTCTAGAGATTGTGAGTAGATACTTTGTGCCGTCAATATCAGGCATAGTGTCAATAGCAATCTGAATTGTGTCATACTTTAAGGTGATTTTTTCATAGTTGTGATACTCTTCGTGCTTGATGTGCTCTAGAGAGTCTATCTTTTCGAAGTAAGTATCGTTGGCTTTATCTATAGAATCTATAAAAGATATTACTTGGTTAGTGTCCTGCTCTTGTACATACTCGTACCTGTAAAGCAGGTATACAATAACAAAGAAAAAGATAAAGTTAAGTTTAATCGAGAGGTTTTTCATCGTGGTTGAATTTATGTCTGTCTATTTTTTCTAGAACTTGGGATAGTACACTGTTATCTATGATTCCTACTGTATGTGCATTCTTAAGAGCACTAATCAGTTGGAAGATAATAAAGGGAGCACAAATAGTCTCACTTAGCCAAAATGTACCATCAAATCCTTTCTCTACTAGGAGAACAACGGATAGTATTACTACCCAACCAACCAAAGTCTTAAGAACTTTTAGTGCCTTACGAGTTTGAAAACCTTCTTTCTTTGTTCCAGCCCACACACCAAAGAAACCATCTAAACTAACAACAGACACTATAGCTAAGAACTGCTCGAAGTTATCTGCAGTCAACTTTAAAAAATATGTGCCTAAGAAGGCACATACTGTAGTGAAAGCTATTAGAAGGGTTTTCATTAAGCGTTGTAAGCGATTACTGAACCAGAAGAAAGTGTGATAGAAGAGATAGTTGTACCTTTAGGTACGCTAATCTTCATTGTTGGAGCTAAAGTAATCCCAGATAAACTTAGTGAAGTCATAAGACTATTACCGCTTTGATCTAAGATTGCTGTAACTACAGCAGATGCGTTTACTACAAAGTACTGAAAGCTTCCTGTAACAGGAGAAGTACCTGAAATAACTTTGCTACCATTCATACCTGCTTCCGCAGTTACGCTAGCATTGATGCAACAAAGTTGACTTTCGATTTGACGAAGTTTCTTTGATTGCTCTCTGAGAATGTCATGAGTTTCCATAATGTATATTATCTTTTACGACTCTAAGTCCGACCTAAGTCCGTATACACAAATTTACTTTAATTTAAAATAAAGTCAAGAGATAGTAGACTAAGGAGTTACTTTCTCCTTAGTCTTTCTGATTCTACCTTATTTCTTAACCCTTCTACTTTAGATTCCAGCTTATCTCTTAGGAATTCTTCGGGGTTATTTTGCATCTGATACCTCTCGATTTCCTTATTGAGTCTCGCTGCTTCCCTACTTCCCAATGAAGAACCAAACTTTCTATTTCTATAGTAGGCTCCTACGTATGGATACTGCATTCCTATGATCTCCATCTTACTCTCCAAGGAAGCAATCTCTTTAAATCTCTCTATTCTTTCTCCTTGATCTGTGATTCTCTTTGAAGGATCTACTGACTTTAACTCTTTTTTAATCTCGGACACTCTCTCGCTCAATTGGTTATAGCTTCCCATAGGATCTAGTTTAATCCTTCTTTCTTCCGTTAAGTCTAACCTTGGGTTGTATTTCAATACAGTATAAAGCTTTTTCTCTGGCTGTAGGAATTGACTCATACCTGACTCTGCTCCTGTATAAATCATGAAAGCTGCAAGTAGATTAGGCTTACCATACAGTGCTTTAGGAGTACTGAATGAGTTAGGAAGACCATTAGCATACTTATATGAGAAAGAACCAAAAGGATCTGACCAAGTATCTCCATCAAACAAAGGAGTCAATGCATCATAGGAAGCTTTAGTTGTACCACCAATAACACTCCAACCTAACTGTTTACCTCTTGCTATTGTGTTACTCTCTCCTGGTTGTTTGGTAGGAGTTTGATAGAATGACTTGTAAGCCCAGTTTGCTGCCCCTATAGGACTAAAGGTAGTTAACTCGTCATGTATACCTTGAAGTAAGTTAGCAATAAACGCTAAGAATGGACTAGTGCTCTCCTCATCATCTGGATCTAAAGACTTAGCTATGATACCCATAGTAGTGATCAAGGCTTGTTGTATAGCAAGCATACCCACTAAGTTGGTAGCTGCAGTACGCATCCTAGACTTTTGTTGATCTGTAACTGTCTGGTTAGCCATAGAACTACCACCCAAAGCAAGTAGTTTTAAATAAGAACCAACTTCTCTGTTAAATCCTTTCTCTATGTTACCTGTATTTAACTGGAGTCTTCTTGATCCATACTTATTATTAAATGTAGTAGCTAACCAACGCTTCATACTCATGACCATTCTTGCAAGAATATATCTTTCGTATTGAGCTGACCCTCTCTTATAGTAGTTACCCTGTGTTGAGGTAAAGTAATTAAAGATTCTATCTCTGATCTGTTGTTCTAAGCGAGATATGTTCTCTACTTTTACTCCAGCTTTAAGCTGTAGTTTACCGTCTACTTGTTCATATGCTTCTGCTAACTTAATAGTTCTTGTTGTTCCACCTTCTTCAATCTGAACATTGTACTGATTCATGATAGACTCGAATACAGCAATAGTAGAAATACTCTCCAAGTATCCACGAATTACAAAACCTGCAGTCTCACTAGATACAAATCTATTCAACATAGTCTGATGAATAGTATCTGCCTTAGCTCCAGGTTGTGCTTGTGGCATAGCATTAAAGTGCATTAAAAGGTCTGCGTAGTAAGAAACATTACCTCCACCTCTGTAAACTTCAAACATCTTATCTGATTGTTTAAGTCCTCTCCACATACCCTGAATGAATTCTTGTCTACTTACGCCTGCTAGATTTGCATTTATTCCTGCATTCCATAAGTTGACTGCAAAGTTCTTAATAGATGCAATTGCGTTAAACTGCAAAGCTTTACGTTGACCTACTGACAAAAACTTGTTGGCAGGACGAGTAAGAAGTTTAACAAACTTTGTATTACCCATTGAGTTAATCTCTTCTCCGTAGAAGTTCTTAGAGATTTCAAAGTCTACTGTAGACAAAGTACTTTCAGCAGTTTTGTTTCTTTCTAATGCATCTCTAGTGCTGAAGACAGTAGGCATAATCTTTTGCATAGCTGCAAAGTGTGAAGAGTAAACTCCATACTTAGCGATATTACCCAAGATATTATAAGATACCTGATCTGTATTCAATGGAGTTTTGTAACGACTACGAATCAATTGTACTTTTCTTCCTGAGATAGTCTCTACCTCAGACTCGTCTAACTGTTCGTATTGACTAGAACCTATGTTAGGTACAAAAGCTAACTTAAACAACTCATAGATACCTGAGAAAGTATCAAGAGGTCTTCTGAAAACATTAGATAAAGTCTCAAATGCTGTCTTGTTCTCATTTACTAGAGAGTATCCGATACGTTGACTCTTAGGCAACTCTTTCTGTACGTCCTCGTGTAAAGAGATAATTTCATCTAGAATTGCTCTCTCTTGAGAAGGAAGGCTGTAGTACTCTTGGTTAGAGTATTTACCATCAGAAGTCTCTCTTGGTCTAGGTTCAGAAGTAAATCTGTAGTCTTTGTTCTTGAACTTATCGTCAATTACAGGTATAGACCATTGGAATGAAGGAGCGTCCTCAATAATGTGACGAGCATCCTTAGGAAGAATCTGAGTCCAGATATAAGAAGGTCTTTCTTTAGTTGTAGTTACTGTGTCTCCGTTTACTATCTTTACCTCTTCGGTAACAATATGATTGTCCTTATACCACTGACTTGCTCTAAATCTATCGTCTATTTCTTCTTCTAGGATTGTTTGTTTTATTTCTTCTACAGTTGTAAATGTACTCATCAACTGTGCTGCAATGTAAGTCTCTCTTCTTGTCTTTGCTTTCTCCTCCAACGAATCCATGAACTCTTGGTCTTGAGATACCTCTGTTCTGATTGTTGCTTGGACTTCTGCTACTTTGTCTTTGTAGTATTGGGTTTCTTTTCTACCCTGCAAAGCATTAAGCATTTTATACAGTCTGCCTAACTCTGACTTATCATCTGCACTTAACTCTCTTGCCTCTGCATACTTCTTGATGTCTTCTATCTCTGCTTCTATGTCTTTAACTGTCTGAAACAAATTACCTGCATTGACTACATCATTACCTTGAATAGCTCCGTCATTATCTCTAAAGCCTAAGATAGCGTTGTTTAATCTCTTGTAAGCCTCAGTAAGGTCTTCTGCATCTAAAGAAGGATACCTACTAAGAATAGCATTAATAGAATCTGTTATAGCCTCTTGCTCTCTGTAAAACTCTGGAGAGATTTCTGTTCTAGTATTCTCTTCGTACCACTGATCCCTTACTTTCTTTGCTTCTTCAAACTCCTTAGTAATTTTTTCGTTCTCTTCTGCAAGATTATCGTCTTGCAAGTCTGAAAATGCTCTCATAGACATAGAAATATCTGAGGCATTCTTCCTCTTAAGGATTTTATTGTACTCTTCGTCTATTTCATTCTTTTGTATCTGCCACTGCTTACGCTTACTAACGTTATCATAAGTAAGTACATCTTGGTTATTTCTTTCCTTCTTCCACGCAATGATTGACTCTGCTACTCTTCTGTCTTTACTTCCTACTGGCTTCTCATCTCCGTTAGAGTAGTACAAAGAACCTAAGCGATTAAACTCAGTCAACAATCTTTTAATCTCATCCTTAGTAGTCTCATCAGGATTTAAATCTTCTGATAAGAAGTTAATCTCAGACAAGATAGCTTCCCTAGCTTCTTTTGCTTCTTCAGTAAGTAACTCTTGAATCTTATAGTATTCGTCTGTATAAGGACGTAAAGCGTAATCCTCTAGGAATTTATTAGTAGCAGCCTTAGTGTTATCTATAGCAGATTGATCACCTGACTTAATAGCCTGCTCTTCTCTTTCTAAAAGAAGTTTAAGATCATTTTGGAATTCCTCTTCTTTTAATTTAGTGTTTAGTACTGCTTGCTTTACTTTCTTAAGAGAACCATCTGGTTGTTTATGTAGAACTTCAACTACCCTAGTAAACCCTTTGTAAAGAGTTTGATAAGTCATACCTTCAGTAGCCAACTTACCTCTTAGGTTACGAAGTCTATCAAAGATATCTTGAGCACGCTTACTAAACTTACCTGAGTTTACCTGTGCTTCAGCGGTAGCCTTATCAATAAACTGTTTAACAATCTGTACAGTAGGATTCTTTCCTTGTACTGCGTTGTTAATCCACATACCCAAAAAGCTAGTCTCCCTTCCGTACTTCTTATCGTTCTTAAGAAGTTCTTCGATGTTCTTTGCAGTAGGAATAAATCTTTCTAATTGTCTTAGGTCTTCGATCTCTTTGGCAAGTACTTTAGATAAAGCAGTTTTACCATTAGCATCTGCCTTGGCTTTAGCCGCAGTCAAAGCAGTAAGTTGTTCTTTTACTCTCTTCTTACCTTCTACTGTAGCTTCTTCACCAAAAGAAGCAGCCAACTCCCTAGCAATAGGAGCAATTACTGCATTGTTATAGTTGCTATCAATAGAGTCTGCTAACTTACGAGTCTCTTCAATAGTCTGCATAAGTTCTTTAACTACCTGTGCATAATCAGGAATAGCCAGTTCAAGAGCTTCTTGTGCAGTAGCTCTATCCTGCATGTTTGTTATATCCTCTAAACTAAAGATAGCATTAAACTCTTTTTCGAATTCATTGATCTGCTCTCTGATTACTCCGCTTAAGTTCTTAGCGTAGTTAAAAGTTTTAATAATAGCAAAGTCCTCAAACTCTGAAGCATTCTTCTTATACAAATCAAGTTGATTCTGTACAGTAGTAAGGGTGGTAAGAGCTGTGTTAAGATAAGCAATTGTATTAGCTAGAATATCTTTAGCGTTAGTAGAGTTGATGTCACTAAAACGTTCCTGTAGTCTTCCTGTACTTCTAAGAGTAGCATCAATCTCCTTAAGAGACTGTGTAATCTGTCCCCACATCTTACTAGAAGTATTCTTATTAATAAAGTTTACGAACTTCTGCAACTCAGGAAATCTTTCTAGATCTGTAAGGCCATTAGGATTATACTTCTCACTCTTAAATCTTAGATCGTATTCTCCTTGGGTAATAGGCATATCCCTGGTCTCAATCAAATGATCTAAGTAGCTATTGATTGTAGAATCAATCTGTTCTATGTTAGGTAAATCTGTATACAAACCTTTTAAGAAGTTTGTTATTTTCTCTAACATGTTCCTTAAAAAGCCTTTATCTTCCTTAAGAGATTCTTGTTGTGTAGTTAATGCTGCTCTAAAATGAGGATTAGATACTACCTCACTTACAAACTCTTCTACGTTAGTAAACCCGTAGTTAACAACTAGGTTGGGAAACTTCTTCAAGTAAGAGTTGTATACCTTTTCCATCTCTGCCTTAAATGCCTTCTCCTGATCTGTAACAGGTTCATTCAAAGCCTTAATGGTGTAAGCGTGCATAGACTCGTGGATGAGGTCTGTAATGAGCTTAGAATCATCCATGCTCTCACTTACTGTCTTACCTATGTAGATAGTGCGTGAGTTATTATCATAGAATGCAACTTGACCTGCATCCATAGAATCAGTATCGTCAAAGATTACTAGTTTTACACTAGGATTAATGTCTTGAAGTTCTTTTAATTTAGAAAGAACGGTCTTCTGAGTGTCTGAAAGTCTATCACTGGTAAGCAAACCAGATACTACATCATCCCAACTAGAGTTACTATTTGGAAAGAACTGAGAAATAATTTCACCAAAGTTAAGTTTACTTAAGGTCTCCTTAGACTCTATACCAGAAGCCTTAAACAACCCAATAGACACCCTAAAGCCTTTGTCTGTACGAACTACTTCTGCTGAAATGTTCTTGTATCTTGGATTAAGATTAAAGTTTGCTGCAACTAATACAGCTTCATCATATGTAGGAAACTCCTGCATAGGATCCAACTGAGTCAAAGCATCTTCCTCAGAATTGATTGCATCTAATTGATAATCAGATAGTTCTAATCCAAGAATCTCATTAAGATACTCAATTTTAGGCTCTCCATTTAAGTTAAGTTCTTCTCTATACTCCTTGTTGGTAGTCCAATCAAAACCAAGAAGATCTTGGAATCCAGGAGTATACATACTATTATAGATATCTACTGCTTTCTCTTTATCGAATACATTAGTCAATTGGTAATATGTAGTAGACATCACTGTCTTACCAGTAATAGGAGATTTTATAGTTGCTTTACAGGACATTATTTTATCTTAAGTTATTATACAAATATAATTAAATATTACAAGCCTCTTCTTTAAACTGAAGTCTAGTTAAGTTGGCTTTAGTTTCTGCCTTAACATCTGCAAGATAGTCTTCGGCTTCGTAAGGAAAGGTTGTCCTAATAGGACTTTCCTTTACTATGATATTATCGTCTATGCTTTCTTCAAAGGAAATCTGCATTTGACTGTAAGTAGGGATAGTAGTAGGGGTCTCATCGTAGATATCCTCATCAAAAGACTTGTACATTTCTACTATAGGTCTAATATTATCAAAGAACTTATCATTGAATCCCCACTCTACAAAGTAGTCAGACCCTCTTCTAAGATAATCGTTTCTAGTAATTCGTCTTTCAGTTTTAGTAAAAGGAAGTTCCTCGTTATTTAAATTATAACGTTGGTTAGCAGAATCTCTGATCTCTGCATTATGTAGATCGAATAGACGTTCATTCGGTATCTTAAGGGAACCTTGTACTATAGCTCCCTTTGCAATCATGTACTCTCTGTTTGTTGTTTTTAAATCGCAACTTGCCATATCTTTAACATTTAAATGGGTCTATTACACTGCTTGATTCTCCCTTACCGTAGTTGTAACGTAAGTCTTGTAAAGCCGCTTGGTTAATTCTGTCCTCATATTGTCCCTTAGTTTCACCTTCTTCTTGTTTGATAGTGTTGTGTTTAGCTTCATGTATCAAAGCAAAGGTCAAGAACTCTTCTAGTGATTGGAATTCATCTGAAGCTAAAGGAGTAGCAAAGCTATCATCTAGTTGTTTAGCAGGTTTAGTCCAAGCCTTATCGTTAAACTTCTTAATGAACTCTTTCTCATTAATAAGAATAGTACCCTCTAGGTTTCTCATAGCAACAGGGGTAGTCTTCTTAGTAGGAATAATATCTACCAACTGAATAGGCAAAGATCTGAACTTACCCTTTGACTTAATGTTATCAAAGTTAGTATAAGTCTTGCCTTTAAAGTTAGCTATGTTTCTAAGACTATCTTCAACCTCAGACTCTAATCTACCTAAAGTACCTAAGAAGTCGTTCTCATAACTAACTCTAGCTACTCTTGAGTTAAGAACCAAAGTAGGAACGTTTCTACTATCATTGAAGTAAGTCATCAAACCTACGTACTTAGACATAGACTCTGCGAAGCTAGGATTGTTAAGTCCTTCTTTAAGCTTAGCGACTGCTTGAGTAGTATGAGTTACATAAGTCTCGTAAGGAACTACTTGGGAGAGTCCATAAGAGTTTTTAGCAAAACCAAACTGAAGGAAAGTCCCTAGACCTAGATTCTCAAATACACTACGTACGTCTTCACGTACATCATTAAGTCCCTCTATGAATGCTTTCTCGTACTCACCAATCAAGTAACTATCCAAGTTAGCGTTCCTAAGTCTAAAGATAATGTTATTTGAAGTTGTTTCTGCTGTATAAAGATTAGCCAAGATTTGATTCTTAGATAAGTCACTATACTTCTCACTGATATCAGCAATCCTCTTAGATAAATTCTCTGGGTTATTTTTATTCAAAAGACCTGCATTAGAGAAAAACTTATCTTGTAGTTTAGTTCCTGTACCATCTACGCCAAACAACTGTACCATAGTAACAAGGTAGTTGTCTTTAACTTTTCTAGAGGCTTTAACTAAGTCCTCCTCAGTAAAGATTCCAGCGTTATTAGAATAAGTTGTAATAGCATCTAACACACTAGGATGATTTGATACATCAAACACTTGAGGCATCAAAGACTCAATAGTGTTAGATTGATTAAACTTAGAAAGAGCAGACTTATTAGTTAGTTTGTCAAGTCCTGATGCATTAAAACTCTCTTGAATCTTTGCTGCACTAATCTTATCTGCTTTAACTTGGTAAGAGTTTTGGAATCTTCTAGTGTTATAGTCTACCAAGCCAGTCAACTGTTGTATAGCACTCTGCATTTCCTTAACTACAAACAGATCTACTATATCTTTTACTTGAGAAGCATCTGACTCATTTGCAAAATTACCTTCATTCAAAGCTATATTCAAAGCTTCTATAGTAGGTTTTACTTTTATAGTTCCACTCTCGTCACTAACAATAGAACTATTAACAATACTTATTGCCTCTTTAGATATGTTAAGACTCTTTAGAGTATCCATTAAGACTTCTTTGAAAGTCATCTTAACAAGTCTTCCTCTTCTAACTCCTAGCTGTTTGAACAAAGGTCCTCTAGTAGACTCTTTAAGTACGTGCTTAACTACTGGCTTATTCAAAAAGTCTAAGGCAGTTTTTACAGGGGTACCTGCAAGAATCATAGAGTGGAATAGTGGAGTCTTAGCTTTATCTAATCCCAACAAGATAATCCAATCTTCTTTTGCAATATCTACGTGCCCGTTAATCGCTTCACTAATTACTCTAGAGATAGAGGTACCATCAGTAAGAGTCTTCTCACCTAAACTAATACCCTTTTCTACACGGTTAGCAGCAAAAGGATACATACTAGCAAATTCACTTGTGTAAATTAGTCCTGCAATCTGGAACTCCTTCTGCATTGTGTTAAGTTTAGCATCAATACCTAAGGCTTTCTTAGACTCGATATTATCTCCATATACACGATTAGATGTAAGAGGACTAAACAACTCAGTAGAAGTGATAGGATTAGCTTGTAGCTTATCTGAGATCTCTGTCAATACTGTGTTAGTATTAGGAAGTACAAGCTTATCGTAGTTCTCTTTCATAGAAAGAACAGAACTAAATACATCTATCAACTTGTTGATGTTAGCTTGCTTGAAGTTTTGTACTCCGTTAACTGTACTTACGTAATCGTTAATCTCTGACTTAAGAGACTTAAGAACAGGAAGTGAAGCTGCTAGGTCACCTGTTCTAACAAGAGCTTTTGCTTCTTCAATCTTTTGTTTAATTAAGTTTTCTTTGTCGTTAGATCCTTCTGACATCAAAGCCTGAAGTTCTTCCAAGTTCATCTTCTTATTAGAGAACTTGCTGATCTCTTCCTCTGTAGTAGAGATAGACTCAGTCAACTCTTGGATTTCTTTTTCTAATTGCTTTTTATTAACGTAAGCAGGAGTCGCTGCTAAAGTTTCTACCAAAGCTTGTTTAACCTCAGTAAGAGTTTTAAGCATTCTCATTGACTCCTTTTGGCTAGGAAGATTAGCATTGTAATCTTTAAGAGTGAATCCTCCGTCATCAACCAACTCTCCGTTAGCAGTTAACTTAGGTTCAAACATTGTCAACTTATCAATGTCAAAGTCAGATCCAGACTTAACTACAATCTGAGCAGGAACAACAATAACAGGACCTGCACTAGTAGGCAAGAACTCTCTTACACGGAAGTACTCCATAGAGTTTAGACCTTGTACTGGAATACGTACACCTACTAAACTTAGTTTCTTACTGTGTTGGTTAACCCAATCAATAGCATCTTGGTTACTAGACTTAAGAATCTTGTTAAGGTTATCTATAGTTCCAATCTTCTTACCTTTAAATGTAAGATTAAGTAGACCTGCATGCTTCTTAGGATTGAAAGCAATCTTTACATCTGCAGGTTCTGTACCCTCTGGACCTTTACGATAGAATCGTAGTCCGTTGATACCATACTTTTTAATTTGTTCTTCAGTAGGCTTAGTGAATCTTGTGTTACCTTGAGCAGTAGATGCCATCTGAACATAAGACTCTCCGTGAATCTTCTGAGAGATAATCTTGTTATTAATAATAGACAGTAAGATGTTTTCAATCTCTGCTCTATTCTTAGTAGCGTCAAGTGGATACTTGATATTGCCAGCTTCATCTAATTGGATATAACGCTTAAGAGAAGCACTAGTATCTCTTTTATCCAACTCTCCTTTAAGGAAGTTGTAGAACTTCTTGTTATCAAAGTTTACAAAGTTACCTTGAGCATCTTTAGTAATACCTAACTTGTTAAACAAGTTTGCTTCCTCTGCTCCAATGATATTCCCTAGTATGCTGGTATAGTCTTTATAGAGGTCAGAGATATTCTTAGCAGTACTAGCATTTAGATCAGATAAGTTACCCTGAGCAAAGAAGTCACCAAAGATAAGCTTAACCATCTGAGTAGCTAGAGTAGCTTCGTTCTTAAACTTAGGAGCAATGTACTGCTGTTGTTTAAGATTGGTCAAGTGTAGAGTGGTAACGTTGTTTCCCTTGATGTCAGGATTCACTTTAAGTGTGCCTGCATTGTCTGCATCTGGTACATAAAAGTCCAAAGCGTCTCCAAAATTGGACGCTTTTGATCCTGAGTTGAATGTTGCATAGTCAATCTGCTTAGCAATCATTTGCTTATTCAATTCCTCTAACTGAGTACCAGCAATCATAGAAGGAATCATAGGAGCCAAAGAATACTTATGTAATGCAGTAAGTTTAACATCCTCTACAATAGGACCATAGTGACCTAACTTCAAAGGAGGAAAACCTACATAGTTCATGCTAGCTTTTAGTTCTTGCATTTTAGCGTAGTCTTCTTCTGTCTTCTCAGTCTTGTTAAGGATCTTAAAGATCTCGATTTCATTTAAGTAAGCATTCTCTTGTTCTTGGGACCACTGTCCTAACCCAATAAGATAGTTACGATAGAAGTCTAAACTAACTAAACCCTGTGCATCTGCTTCCTTAGGAGAGTTTACGTACTCTTGATACTCCATGGTATCAGGAAGACCTAAAGCATTTCTATAAGTAGGCCAGTCTTCTTTACTGAATGTGTTGACATCATTAAAGATAACAGTCCTTACAGTCTTACGGAACTTCTGTGCAGCTCCTGTAAGCGCTTTATGTAGTCCGTTAGTTGCACTACTATTGTTTAAGTGAGACATCACTACTGGATTATCTTGGAAGATAAAGCCAGGAGAAGATGTAAGAGGAATACGTTTGAATACCTCACGGAAGTCACCTTTAACTTGGAAGTTAGAAATGTCTCCTACAAATACCTTCATGAACTCTGCTTTATGGATAAAGTCATTCTTAAGGTAGTTTGCAATAACGTAGTCTAAGTTTTGCTTAGTAAGTTGATTCTTTTTAAATAAAGCAGGATCTACAAATCCCAAAGCAGATAAAGAGTTTACCAATTGTTCTTCTTTCTGTTCTTCGGTAATAGTTGTCTTGATAGCAGTGTTGTCTCCAAGTACAGAATCCATCAGACGCTTCTTATACTCTTGAGTCTGTTTAGTGAAGTATTGACCTAAGTAGGTTGGAAGATTACTAGATACTCTTGCATAAGCTTCTTTTACTACGTTACTGTCTTCACTTGTCAAAGCATCGTAGTCTTCCTTAGGGATGATATCTTTAAATAAGAATAACTGTCTGCCATTCTTAGTGTATGTATTCTTCTTAGTTTCTTTGTTTACGGCAAGTACACGAAAGACTTCTGAAGTAAGATAAGCATTAAACTGATCTACCAAAGACTGTTCTATAACAGAACTAGGCTTCTCCATCATACCAAGTACGTCAGAGTTAAGAGGAATGTAAATCCTTTCCTCTACCTTACCTGAGGTAACTGTAGCATAAGAAGTTCCTTTATCACCAAAACGAATGTTCTCAACTATACCAGAACCAAAGAAAGATAAAAAGTCTTGTACAATCTTATCTTCTGAGGTAAGCTCAGTAGTAGTTATACCCTCCTTAACATCTGCATCAATACTCAGACCTGAGTAGTTTACAATGTTTATCTTAAATGGTTCTTTACTAAACTTAGTTTTAAGTCTAGGAAACTGCTTACCCGCATCCAAGTCCTTCTTTAGTTGGCCAGGTGTCTTACCTTTAATGCTGATACCAAACATCCTCTCTAGCCATACAGAACCTAATATATTAGGATTCAATCTTACGTCTAGGTGAGCAAACTCTGGCATAGCAATTAACTCGTTATAACTTGCTACATTGTTAAGTGCATTAGTTACTTGAGTTAGATAGAAGTATTGTACACGATTGTATTGTAGTTTGTCTTCAGGGTTAAAGTAAGAACCAGAAGCAAACTCTCTTTCAAACTTACCGTAGTATCCTACGATAGAGTTAATGATATCAAACTTAGGACCTAATGCTTTTCCACTTCCTTGAGGACGAGACAAAAACTGAAGAGGTTGAGTAACTGTTTTGTTATCTTTACTTGCCTCTAACTTATCGTAAAGTTCTCTTACATGAAAAGTATTGTCCTTCAAGAAGGCATATAGTGCTTTTTTGTCTTTTAAATAAAGAGCGTTAGTAGGTATAACTCCTAAAGCATTATAAAACTTATGGATATTGTACAGTAATTTTATACCTTCAGCAGAGTTTATATCTCCTTCATTAGCAAAAAATGCCCTAATGTCTTTAATATTGGCAAAGTCTTCTAGAATCTTAGGGATGTTAAGTACAGTCTTTCCCTCATCGTTAAGCATTCCATATTTAGGATTAGACCTAAAGTAGTCTTCGTCAAAATACTTAATAAGGTTGTCAACTGTTCTAGTACCTAATTGAAAGGTCTTAGTAACAACCTTAGTTTGTTTACCGTCATTCTTTTTACCTATAGATAATTGGTAAGCAGCAATCTCAGGGAGAGATACTGTTTGTACAAATGAGGCTACAAAGTTTGCTGTATTCAAGTCAACATCTTGTACATCTTCCTTTGGAAGCATGTTAACCAAATCTCTAAACTGAGGATATTCTTGAGCAACAACTGTCAACTCTTCGAGAATCTTATCGTACTTAGTAATTCCAGATAAACTAGAAGTAAGTACATTCCAGTTAGTAGAGAAGTTTCCTACAATAGGAAAACCTGTAAGGTTACTTATAACTTGGAAATCAGTAATACTTTTCTTTCCTGACTTTACATCCTTACGATTCTGTGTAGTAAGTTTATTGTATTTGGGAAGAGACTGTACTAGTTTAATAACTTGAGCAGATGCTAGATCCATCTGACTACGATCATGTGCATTCTTATTGTAGACGTTTCCTCCTGTATCTGGATTAACTTCGTCTTCAGTCAACTCTAAGCCAAAGTTTGTATCCTGACTAAGATACCAAGCTTTTACTTGGGGCCAGTTCTTAAGAATATTAACTAAGTTTTTAGCAATGGCAATTTCTTGTGGAGTAACATTAGACTCAGGATCAACTGCACTATTCTTAATTTTAGCTTGGATGTCTGTAAATCTTTCTGCTAAAGCATCTAATACTGCTTTCCAACTCTTCTTAGTAGAGGCAAGGTACTCTAGACTGTCAAAAATTTCTTTTCCTTCTTCTTGAGTATAGATAACATCACCTTCAGGAGACTGAATATAAAGAGTCTTGGTGCCTGGAATAATCTTTTCTTCAAGAAGTTGTGCTTGTCTCTTAGCTGCTTTATCTGCTTTATCTTGTGCTTCTTGCTTAATGTAGTCTACAGTAAAAGCAGGGTCTTCTTCTCCATACTTCTCTTGGAAGCTAGGATAGTGCATGATAGCAGTAATCCCTAAAGCAAGACTTTCATTACCATCTGCAACTTCGTTTAAGATTCTATCGTAGATCTCACTAGAAACAATATTACCTTCAGCATCCTCAGTTAAGTTTAAAGGAAGATTGCTATTCTTATACCATACATATCTAGCCAAGGCATCACTACCAAGAGCATTGCTTAAGTTTGAAAAGTCTTTATTTTCCCTGGTAGGGCAGATTATTTTTGCCATCTTTACAAATATACTTTAGTTTAGTACTTTTACTCTTTTTTAATTAAAGTTTGCAGCTTCCTGCATTATCAATCTCTTGTCCTGTATTTTGATCTAAGGACTCAGCAGCACTCTCAAGGTTCTCTAGTGCACTAACATCAAAAGAAAGAATCGCTAATTCATCTGCATTTAAATTAGTAGTCACTTCTGGCTCTACTGCTACCTCTGACACTACTTCTAACTCTACTGGAGTCACTGTCTGAATATTAGTATCAATGCCTGCAACTGATGCAGTTAAGTAAACAGAGTTCTTTCCTTTTCTATAAGCGGCAGCAGTATTGATTCTAGGACCTGTGTGAATAGGAAGAGTATGAGCAATAGGTTGACCTGAAGCAAGATTCTTTTTTACTTCTTTTATTGTAGCATTTTCTTTAGGAGCAAATACATTTAACTGGGTATCTCCTTGAGAATCTCTTTCTCCGTTAGAATTAAACTTAGCAATCTCTCCGCTAGTCCTATCTACTGCTGTCATCATTACAGAGTTAGTTTGATTAAAGTTAACTCTTACATTAATAGGTATAACCTTACCAGCTTGAATGCTACTCTTCTTAACGTAAACTAAAGCACCTTTAGCAGTCTTAACTTCAATCTGATTAGAGTCATTTACGTTACCTGTTACTTTTGCTTTGTAGACAAACAACTCTCCTGTACTTTTATTTACTGCAGCAACACTTACTTCCTCGTCTTTGTATGCTAATGCAAACTGAGGGTTAGTAACATAAGCTACTTCTTGAAACGGAACAGAAGCATCAGGCTTACCTTTAACGTATTGCTCATTCCAAATGTACTCTAATTGTTCGGGAGCAAATGTACTTCCACTAAATACAGACAAATAGTCTTCTTTAAGTTTATCAATAGCCTCTTTATCTTGCGTTTTAAGCGCCTCTGTTACACTATTATATATGTTCTCTAGGCTAGACATAGCTGACTCGCCTAAAGTCTCTCTAATAAAAGAGAACATATCCATCAACTTAAGACTATAAGACTCTATAGAGTTGCTCATAGTCCTCATGATGGAACCCTGTACTCCAGAATTACTACTAGTAAATACAGTAGGAGTAGTATGTACTAACTCAGGGGAGGTGATAGTACTTACAGGAACAACCTCTAAGCCATCGAACTCATCCTCTACAACAACAGGAGTCTCAACTACTACTTGATCTGCAGGATCTACTTCAGGTATTCCTAATTTCTTTTCTCTTGCAGCATCAATCTCCTCGTTAGTTCCAAACAACTCATCTTCTTCGGTAGTACTAGGAACTACTTCAGCAACTACTTCTGTAGGTGTTTCAGTAGGTGTTCCAGGAGTTTCTGGTGTTACAACAGCTTCTTCTACTATAACTTCCTCGGTAACTGCTTTGTCAGGTAAACCTTTAAGCAAATTAGAATCTAGAAATCTTAAGTAAGAACTATAGATATCTCCAGGTTCTGTAACTTCCTCATTATCAAAGACTTTATTAATATCTTCTAGAGCCTTGTTAATGTCCTCAGAACTATAGCCCATTGCCTTAAAGATAGATTTAATTCTACCTTTAGCTTGGTCTTTAGATTTAGATCTAGGAATAGCAAAGATTGCTCTCCTCTCTCTGTTTACTCTTTCTTCATTTCTTACTCTTTCTAGGTTGCCTTGTTCATTCTCTACCTGTATCTCTAATGGCTCAGACTCAAACGATTTAATCAAAGCATCCATCACAATATCCTTTTCTGCAGGTTGCAGTACTTCCTCATCTTCAATCTTCTCTTTCTCTCTAGATAAAGTTACTGCAGTTTCTCTAATCACTTCAGACTTTTCTTCTGGAGTAAACTCCATACCAAACAATGTCTTAAGTCTTTCATCACTAAATGCAGTACCTGGATGTAAGAGTTCTACACGTGCTAATTCTCTTGCAATTACTTTTCTTTGCTCTTTCTTAGGGAGTTCGTTAAGTCTTTCTTGTGCAACACGAGAAGCATTTGCTATACGACTTCTAAGCTCTTGTTTTACTGCAGGACTAACCATCCTATCATTCTCTAACAAAAGTTTCTCTAAACGCACAGTATTGCTAACCTGCATAGACTCACCCATAGACTCTACTGGAGTGTCTAGTAGTTGATTCTCAAATACAGTATTACCATTATCCTCAACTTTTTGTAATTGTTCCATACGAGCAATTACAGCTTCTCTTATTTGCTGTCTACCAGAAACCATAATAGGAGAGCCTTTACCCGTCTTCTCACCTACCTGGATAGCATCATCAATGTCTTCCAAGTTTTTAGCGAGGGCTTCAGGACTATTAGTATTCTGTATAGTGTCTAGTTGTCTCTGTACCATCTTAGCCAATACCCCCTCTTTCTTTTCTTGAGGCATTTCAGCATACTGCTTAGCTAGATTTTCGTAAGAGTTTATTTCTTTTTCTACTTTCTCTACTTGCTTAACGTACTCTGCTTTGTCTTCATCAGACAGAGAGTTGTAATCTACTTTTTGTAACAAGTCATCCCTAGTTAATAGTCTAGAAAAGTAGTCATACTGTTGATCTTTGTCCTCTAGCAATGTACCTGCATCAACTAGATTCATCATAGTACTATTAGCCTGTTCCTTCAACTGAGTTAAGCGACCAGTCTCTAAGATACCTCTGTTATATTGATCTTGAGTAATCTGCTTGTTTTGAAGTTGTTTAGTAAGTTCTTGTTTAAATAACTCAGGATTATTTGCAATGTTAAATCGCATATAGTTCCTATCTTGATTACGAGAAGCTACAATAGATGCGCCAGACATAAGTAGACCAGAAGCAGCTGAGTTAATAAATGTTGTAATCATTGAACTTCCAAAACCTAAGATGCTAGAGTCGTCAAGTTCTTGAGGCTTTTCTCCAAACTGATCGTCTTTGGTTTTGTAAACTTTATCTAAAAAGTAATTAGCAAACATAGAGATCTCTTCCTCAAATCCTTCCTGTAGAGACTGAGAGGCAACAGCCTTTGCTGCATAACCAGAACTTGTTAAAAAGTTTTTAGCAGCGGTAGAGAGATTAGTAAATTCAGGAACTAAAGTTTGAGCAATAAAGTACTTCTTCTCACTTGCTCCCAATGCCTTAGTTGCAAGTTTCTTATTACCCAAAAAGTAATTGATATCGGGAACAATAGATTCAGTAGCACCTTCAATAATTCCTTGAAGAGTTCCTACTACTGCAGCATTTGTTTTATCTTTATACCACTTCTTATTCTCTTCAAAAGATCTTACTCCAGAAGAGACAGCAACAGGAAGAAATGTAGCAGCACGTGCTCCCATCCCAACCCCCATTAATCCTCGAGTAAGAAAAAGTGTTGGAGCCATTTCTGCTAATGTTCTTACTGAAGCACCTAAAACAGACTCTGCAAGGTATCCTCTACTTCCATCTTGTTTTATATAAGTAACGTCTTGTCCTACTCGTTGATAATTTTTGTGTATGTCCCAATCTCTTTCATCAAGTTGTTGGTCCTTATTAAGGTCAGCATACAATACAGCACCAGAATAAGTTTTATCTTTAGCTTGTCTTGCTTCAAATGCAGTTTTACGAAGACCTAATAAATCTAAACTAGTAGTAATAAAAGGAGAAGTAAAGTTATAAATACCCTCAGCTGCAGAACCTAATACTTGACTCTTCAGGTAGGTGCTACCTGCCATTCCTTCTTTTAAATACCTTTTTTGTGCTCCGTAATAGTTATCATAAGCATCCCTATTAGTCTTCTCGTGCTGCTTATAGGCAGTTTGAAGTTCGTTTAAGACAGGTATTAATTCCTTTGCCTTACTTGGATCTTCTTTAATTTTATTGTGTACAGCTTCAAGAGTACTTCCTATACTAATATCAGTATGCCTCCAGTCAAAGAAATCATTGTTTCCTTTAATCTGAGTCATATAAGTTTCGTAAGTATCAGGATTATATAATTCGTCCCCTCTTGTAGCTGCTCTCTGTTTTGCTACTATGTCTTTAGATACGTCTACTAGCCCTTTGATAGTATTTTGATCTAGCTTCTGTCCTTTTCCTTTAAGATTAAGCAAATAGTCTTCAGTAGCTTTTGCTAACTGAATGTCTGTCTTAAACTTATTAATATTTACTTGAGCTTGACTAAGATTTGAAAGAGTATTTCTTAACTCCTTTTCTCTTTCTATACTAACATCTTTTCCTAGTGCCTGTTCTTTAATAAAGTCTTGTAAAAATAAACCTGCACTTCCACCTACTTCTGCAGAAGATCCAGTAGTCATTAGTGAACCGCTTTGTTTACTAGAAACAATAGAGTCTAGTTCGTCTTCTACTTGCCCAATTTTTTTATTCAACTCTTCAGAAATAGGATCTTTCTCAGCAAAACTCTGGGTGATGATTTGCTTAGACCGATTCTTCTCTTGGTTTACCATTTGATACTCAGCAGTTAACTGAGGACCCATAGTACCTCTAGCAGATGGAGGAGGAAAAAAAGTACCAGGTTTAAGAGCACCTGCAGTTTCTAAGTTTATTTTAGCGGCTACTTCTAATGCTCCATCAACCTTTGCATCGTTAGCTGCTTTTAACCTAGCAGCTTCTTTCTGCTGTGCTTCCTGTGCTATCCTTGCACTAGTATTCTGAGCACTAATCTCATTATAAGCTAATGACCTTGATGCTGCAGTATTTCCTAACTCTACTGTACGAGTAGTTAAGATACCACTTTTAGGAGGTAAGTTGTATAAAGGTTCTTTAGGCATCCTTAGTCTGGTTTTTAATCTTCAGCAGTTGTTTGAGTTTGACTTAAATCTACAGTAGACAAGAAGTCATTCATACTTGTAGTTCTTCCTGATCTAGAGTAGATCAAGGTTCTTGGACTTTCCATCAACTCAAAGAATGGTTGTCTAAAGTATTCATCAGCTGGCATTGTTCCTGAACCAAAGTCTACTTCAGGGAACTCGCCTTCTTTGAACTTACTATCTTTAGCATTAATTTTATCTTGATAATTGTTGTAAGCTTTTAGGATAGCGTCTGCTTTTCTAACTACTCCATCTAAGTACTCATCCTTTTTACCAGTCAAGTTATAAGATGTTTTCAATTTATTAATACCATCTTGCAAAGCCTTTCTTCCTTCTGGAGTATTAATATCTGCCTTCTCCATAAGGTTTTTAGCTTGTTGAATTTCTCTACCTACGTTACTTGCATTAGTTTTTCCTCCAACAGTAATACCTACTTTCTGGTATCTCTCTGACATTTGATCTAACGCAGGAGCAGTAGGAAAATCAATATTAAATCTATCTTGACCAGAGATAACACGAGCATCAGCAGGTAACTTAGTTGCAGCTAGATTTATCTTCTCAGCATTCTCTTGTCTACGCAAAGAACTGTTTAGCTGGGCAAGACTACGTGCGTTTGCAGCAGTTACTGCCTGTACTCCATAAGGATCTGCTTGAATCTTTTGTTCTACCTGACGATAAGCATAAGCATTAGCTTGGTTAGCAATAAAGCTAGAAGTAAACAATCCTACGTATTGATTAGGATTAAAGTTATTAATGTCAGATACTTTCTGTAAAGTTTTGTTAGCAACCTCAGCTTGAACTCTTGCTTGCTCTAGTGGAGCTCTAGCAGCCTCTAAAGCTTGTCTAGCACTTTCTGTAGGAGCCTTAGCATAAGCAGCTTGTGCTTCTTGCAATTGACGTTGTCCCTCCAACAGAGTAGCTTCACTAGAAGCTTTAAGATTAGAATAATAACCTACGACTTCTGCATGTGCTTGTGGAATACCTTTTTGCTTAAGGTCATACATAGCATCAATACGAAGTTGATTCTTTTCTTTTGCACCTAACATAGCTGAAATCTTAGAAGCAACCTCATTCTCAGAAAGACCTTTTACAGACTCTGTACGAATGTATTTACCATCCATGATAATATCTACAGTACCATTCTCTTTGGCACTCTTCATTCTGTCATTGATTTCTTTAGAGATGTCAATGTAGGGAGTGTATTCTTTTGTACCAAGTTTATATCCGAGCTTACCACTCTTCATATAATCCTGAACATCCTCAAAGTAATCTGCATCGTTAGCAGCACTTCTCTCGTCAGACTTAAGTTTAGATAAAGTTTCTTGTCTACGGGTAATTTCTTTACCATTAGAGATAGCTGTAGTAATGTACTCATCCTTCTCTATAGGCTTACCGATGTTCAATACTGCTTGTACGTTTCCTTTCATAGAGAAGTCTAGTCCAGCATTATCATTGATAGTCTTTACTAGGTTATCCATAGTCTTGTCAAAGTACTCACGTTCTACATCTGTCTTAATATTATTACGTAGTTGGCCGTAAGCGTCTACACTCTGTTGTACTTTAGCAAGTCCTTCAGTGTACATCTCCTGTTTCTTAACAGCAAGATTAATCAGATCATCTGCAGGTAATGCAGATACATAATCTGGGTAAACAAACTTAGTGTGTTGTGCTGAAATTGGCATAGGTTTTATTTTTTATACATGCCCTTCTTGGCAGTTTTTGCTGGATTAGAATTTAAGACAGGGTTCTTACCTGGCTTTAATGTAAAGTTTCCTTTAGAATCTACATCGTAGTTCTCCATAAGAGCATTTATGTAAGCAGACTTCTTAGTTTCTTCCTGTGTAAATTTAGCCTTTTTATTTGTAAGACTTGCAACAGCTGCCTGCTTTTCTGCAGATTGAGCATCTCTTGCTTGTCCTACCAAGTTGTTATACACACGATCAAAGTACTGTGCATTAATTTGATCAGCAGACATTCTCATTTGTGCGTTCGCCATATCTGCCCTAGATCTACCTTCTGCGTCATAGTTTTGCTTAGCTTGGAAAGCTTTTTGCTTAGCATCCAACCCTGCAATGTAAGTAGTAAGAGGATCTCCTCCTGCTCTCTGTGCTGCAGTAGCCATACTATCTATATCCTGTAATTGACTTTGGATGTTTAAAGTCTGAGGACGAACATAGGGAGCATCTATCTCAGGAATAGCATAAGGATAGATTTGTTGTGATTGAGCAAGTCCCATTGCTTCAGGAATAGCCTGATACAAAGGAAACTGTCCTGGGATATATTTTCCTTTAGCAGGAGCACCTGGTCCTGTAAAAGTTCTTCCTGTAGTAGTTTGTGTAGTGGTAGATTTTGCTTTCTCAGGTTGAGGAGTAAATCCATCTATTAAATCCATTGGAGGTTTCTCTCCTGGAGTAACGGGAGCAGGAGGAGTGTTCTCAGGAAGAATACGAGTAGCTGTATATCTACCAAGCATATCATCTACAGAGTTCTGTAAAGACTTAGTTGCTACAAATCCTATCTCATCCGCTTTCTTTCTTGCCTCTTCTTCAGTTAGACCTTGTTTCTTAAATCTATTGTAAGCTTCTTCTGTATAAGCAACCTGTGCTCTGCGTACATCTCCTTCCCTACTTGGATCAAATGTTTCACCACTTGCTTGTAGGTCATCTAGGTACCAACGATAGTTTTTATTAAAGATATCTATATTAGACTCTTCTCCATACACACCTGTACCCAAACTAGGTTGAACTCCTGGAACAGTTTCCAAACTAGGGTTCAGAGAAGGATCAATACCTGTCAAGAACTGACCTTCAGGAACTGTGTGAGCAGGCATACCTGGCTTAGTAGGATCAAATAAAGCATTCTTACTACGAGCAGCAATATTAGAAGCTTTGTTTGCTGCTTCTAATGCAAGCTGAGTCTCTAATTGATTAAGCGTTGAATTAGCATCCAGATTCAAAGGATCAATTGCTTTGACTCTAGGAAGGTCTGTTTCCCCGCCATCAGCCATGTTAGCCATAATCTTAGCTTGTACATAACCTGGAAGAGCTTTAAATCCTGGGTTATTAATACTTGCTCCACCCTTTGCTTCCACTTCTCCTGTAGAGTTACCATTCATAGCTTGTTGATCAGCAAATAATTGATCAAGTATCTTTTGGTTTCTCTGCATCATAATAGTAGCTGTGTCTTTGTCTACTTGTTTTGCAAAGGTATTATCTAATACTTTCTTATAAGAAGTTGTATCGTAGTTTTTAGCAATCTGAGCAAAGGTCTTCTTAGATCCTTCTGGCTTTAGATTATTAGAATATACACGAGTTTGATCAGGAAGATTTGTAGGGACACCTCCATTACTGTGAGAAGGACCTGAAGCCATTTCTGTTTCTAGGTTTGGAAGTTGGATATACTCTCCACCTTCTACCTCTACATCGTTCATGCCTTCACTAGCATAACGCTTGTTTATTTTTGCACCCATTTCTGCTTTTATTATAGGTTGATACTCTGTACCTCCACTAGTTGTACGACCATACATATAATTATAATCGTATAAAGGCTTAGAGTTTCTTTGTTGTATTGACTCGTTTAATTTTTGTTGATTCTTTAGATCTTCATTCTTGCCTAGCAAAGCATCAAATCCTAGTAGACCTAATGATACCATAGCAGGTGTATTGTCTTCTTTAGTAGCAGGAGTCTCAGGAGTAGTTTGGTCTAACACAAAGTAGTCACTTTGTTCCTTAGTCATTGGTCCTTGTTCTGCCTCAGGTGTCTTAGGATTAACATCGTAAGGATTTAAAGGAGAAAGTCCACTAGTAAACATAGGACTCTTAACTAAGTCACTAAATGTACCAGGGGCAAAAGAACTAGTACCAGTACTAACAGTGCCTTTAGGTTGTTCTTCGGTAGTATAACTATCTAGAACAAAAGGATTGTTAATAGTAAAGTTCTTTTTAATATCCTCTATAGTAGGAATAGACAAACCTGTTTCTTCAGGTTTTGTAACTGTTCCTGCATCTTGGAATTTTTTAGTACCAAATCTCTTAAAAAGATTGCTTCTTAACATGTTTTAATGATTTATGTTATTAACATAGAAAGTTAATAACTGCTTGAGAATAAGCTAGTTATACAAATATACAAGATTAATAAAAAAAAGCAAGGGAGAATTAACTCCCTTGTCCTCTGCTTTTCTTAAGATAATTTTTGCTAGACTTTAACTTTGAAGCTTTAGTCTTCGCTACAACTCCCTTTCTTCTGATCTTAGGTTTAACTTTGAACTTAGAAGCTGAAGAGGTTGATTTAGTTTTAGATGCTTTAGTTGCCATATATTTAGTTTTAGTTTTAGTTTAGCACTTCCAACGCCTACGTGCTTGTCTGATTCTGCTATTAGGATCATTCTGTGTAGATTGTTTCGATCTACGCAACTGACCTAATGAACGAGCACAGTAGGACTTTCTACGATTAGCTGCTTTGCTACCTGGCTTTACCTTACCTGTAACAGCAGTACTTAATTTAGAACCTGGGTTAGCTCTACGATAAGCCATAACTCCCTTCTTAGTCATACCAGCACCTTGCTTAGTAGGACGATAGTTAGCTCCTGGGCCTTTAGTTGTTTTAGCAATAGTTCCACCCTTAGCCATGTAAGCTTTTTTAAGTCTACCACCAGCCATAAACTTGTATCCGTACTTAGAAGCATCTTGTCTAGCCTCAGATACATTTCCATTATTAGCTGCTACGAATCTTGCCTTAGCAACACTAGTAGGCATCTTACCACCTTCAGCCATGTTACGTTTAATCTTACGTTCTTGCTTAAGCATCTCTGGAGTAGGTTTCTTTCCAGAACCTCTGTTAGCACGGATGTTATCCCACAATCCTCTTTGTGAGTAAGATCCATCTTTACGTTTTATCATCTTTTTCATTTCTTTACATTTGATTTCTTTAAGAATGATTTTAAGTCATAATTTACTTTTTCTCTATTAAATTGTTTAGCAAGTTTATTTGCTAACTGCAACCTATTAGCTTTACTCTTAACTCCTCTTAAGATACTTGCTACTCCATCTACCATCTCTTTATCGTCCTCTGATTCGTCCTCTGACTCATCCTCATCTTCTGTCTCTACTTCTCCTCCATCCTTTAGTTTTCTACCCTGATACTTGTAAGGCTTAGCATTGGATATATTATAAATATCATTTACTACACTAATAGTATTTGCTTTCTTACCAGGCATAAGATCTAATCCTTGATTATAACTATTGTTATCAGCAGACCTGATAACCGATACAGCATTAAATCCTCTTCCTACAGGACCTGGAATATAAGATCCAAGATCTACCCCTAGGTCAGTATAAAGACGTTCATAGTTAGGACTAATAGTATCTCCGACTCTAGGTTTAACAATAGGTTTTTGTACAGGACTATCAGTGTACCTGTTTTGAGCTGGACTATATGGAGTATAAGTTAAACCTCCATTAGGCATCTTACGCTTTTTAGAATTCTTATATGCACCCTTAAGCTTTGAGCCTGAAGAGACACTAGGAATTACAGAACCATTTACTCCTGGTACAAACATTACTTTTTCATTTTAGAAAGAGTCTTAGCTAGGTTAGCTCTCTTTACTGTAGTAGAAGAGTAGGCAGACTTGTTAGCCAATACTTTGTCACGAAAAGCAGGTACAGACATTCCAGCCTTTTTAGCTTGAGCTGTAAAAGAACCTGGCTTCTTAATAGCTTTCTTAATCCAGTTGCCTCCTGATTTCATTTTCTTACCTCCGCACTCCATGCAAGAAGAGTAAGCTTTCTTTAAGCGATTCATATAGTTTTATTTAGTTTAAGTTAAGGTAAGTTGATATAAGGTACTAGTGATCAAACTAATTACCTCATCAATTGAGTTCTGTAGGTGGGTATTCTCCATACCAAATACTCCACGATGCTTCATCATATAGTCTTTCATATAGATCAAGTGAGTTCTTGCATTCATGTACTCAGATGCAGGAATCTTAAAGTTAAGTCTTTTACCTATTGTACCGAAGTAAGACTCTACGATATCATCAGTTAAACCAATAATCTCAGTATAGTAACCGTCTAGTGCTTTGTGCTCACTAAAAGAAGTTGTCTGCAAGTGTGCAATGTGGATGATGTCACGAGACTGGAACAACTGTCCAATTACTATCTCGGGTTTGACTGTAGTGAAAAGTTCTTTTTCTTTCATGGTATTATGGGTTGGTTTGAGTTATTTGGATTGTATTGATAAACTTAAATCTAGAGTACTGATCTTGAATCAATCTTACTTTAGCAAAGTCTGATTTAATCTTAGACTTCTGGTAAGATACAGATACAGGTCTTACACTCTTAGTGTTTGGTATCTTGTCTATTGGATACTGAGTAATCAAGTCACTCCATTGAGTAGACCAAAGTGGTTGTCCATTTCCTTGCGCTGCAACGTTCCAAAATCCGTTAAAGGTATACAAGTGTTCTCTACGAGAGATAAGCGCTTCTATGCCCGTTGTAGTCATTCTAGGATAGGTAATCTTCTGTCTTGTGTTACCGAACTCTTCAGGAATCAACTTAATAATACCAGAGGACTGTTCTTTGTTATAGATGATTGCCTTAGTAAAGTTTGCTAAGTTCTTTTTATTTGCAGTAGACAAAGAGTAGTACTCGTAGTCAGAGTAATATTCTTGGATGTCCTGCATCAAAGTAATAGAGTTAACTGTAGATACCTGAGGGAAAGAGTTTACATTGTACTCTATGATGTAAGGATAGAGTTTGTTGTAGTAAGTCTGGTAAGTAAAGATAGAAAGATTATGGTTCCAAGTAGATGCTCCTGCAGAAGTATTGATAACTGTTTGGAAGTTACCCAACATAGGAACAAAGAAGTTTGGAAGGAATGAGTAGAAAGAAATAAAGTTTTTAAGTTTTGGTGAGTAAGCAACTGTCCAAGACTTATTCTCAAAGAATGCAGGATCACCAAAAGTAATCTCTACTTGAGTACTTCCACCCTCTAGTACATATTTTCTATAATTAGTATCCGAAGTATCTGTAATGTATTTAACTACTGAAGGATTGCCTGCTCTAAACTCAGGTTTAACTCTGTAGTCTAACTTAGTAATAAATACCCTCTCATACCTTTCGTCCCATCCCATAACAATACCTAAGCCAATCGGTGGATTGTCTATGTCTGCATTTGAAATATCTTTTAGGATTTGGAAAGGAAGATTCTGTTTAAACCAGTTAAAGTTACTTTCTGTTTTAATCTCGTTGAATCCGTCTCCTGTGATCTGATAGATGTGACCACGTTTAGCATCTACCCAGAATGTTCCATACTCACACTTAACGTAAGCTTTGTGTTGAGTTCCAATATAACCTAGATCTGTTTTAGCAAGATCTACAGGTTTTTGTTTGAACATCTCTGCACTACCAATCTCTAACTGATAAGGAGAGTTAGTACTTAGGGTGATACGAGAGTTGTATACTTTAGTTGTATTCTCAAATCTAGCATACACTCTTTCGTTCTCTCCCGCATTCAAATCAATTAAGCGGCCACCTTGCTTAGGAAAGTCATAGAAGTTTCCTGGACGGAATACTCGCCAAGCATCAGAAAGATAGTTAGAAGAGTTTGCAGGATCTGAGTAGATTACTCGGTTGTTATGGATAGACAAACACTCTAGTGAAGGATACTTTAATCTATATGGAAGGTTAGGACTTAGATTTTGTGCAGAGTAAGTAGCATTGTAACTATAGAAGTTGTCAAACTTAATAGGTACGTTAACTTCATGCAACCACTCATCTGGAATACCATCTCCTACGTTAGGATAGAAGTTCTCTTCTAGGTCATTTCTTCCATGACGTAGATCTACGTTAATATCAGACTCTACATAGAATACAGGAATACCATAAGAAGCTGTATAGAAGAACCCTTTCTGGTAAAAGAATGATTGAGGATCTGCATCTAGGTTATTCTTTTTAACAAACAGAGCATAAGCAGTAGCTAGTGCTCCTGAGATTGCAGAATTCATTGCAACTCCAGAAGGAGCCCCAGTTGCTGATGCTGCTATAGCCGCTGCTATTGCTGCAGATAGTCCCGCAAGTAATGCTGTGTAAGCTGCATTATCAATAGTAGCAGGAGACTCTCCGATGTAGTATGTAGGGTATCCTAGATTAGGATACAACCAGTAATCAAAAGGAACGTTGTCTACTTTAGCAGGAAGATTAGCAAGGTTACGAGTAAAGAAAGAGTGCTTACGTTTAAGTGCAAACTTGTTAATGAACGTATCTCCTCCAAATGCAGGATAATACTTAGCCTTGATCTTTAGCGTATTAGTAATGTCTGTGTAAACAGAACAAGAGTAGCCAGTAGAAACATAAGTAATATTTTCAATCTGTCCATACTGATTAGGAAAGTTTCTCTTAACAGAAGCGTAGTATGCTCTTGTATCGCTCTCAACAATCTGTTCTGGATTGTTTTGTAGATTCTTTTGTCCTATTGTGTAACGACTATTATCTACAATACTAGCATATTCTGTAGAGAATGATCCACTAGTCTTAAGATAAACTGAAGTTTCTCTTAGTCTATTATGAAGAGGCTTGTCGTCATTCAGTTCTACAATCTTGTCGTTAGCATATAAACCAATATCTAAGAATCTTCTTCTGTTGCCTATAGTTGTAATAGGAAGGAATCTTTTGTACTCTCCTACTGAGTTAAACTGATAAGCAAAGTTTGTATTAGGAATTAACTTCTCAAGTAGATCTATAAATATCTGGTTATTTGTAAGTATAGCTAGAGCATCTGCTTTCCACCTAGTTGCAGCCCCTGGAGTAGGAGTAGTTGTAAGTTCTGATTCAAAAGCTAAAGATAAAGCATCTGCTAATACTGCAGTAACCGCATAGTCTGCAGTTGTCAAAAACTTATACTGTGGATGATCTAATACAGGAACAAACTTACCCTGTACTTTACCGTACTCTACAGTCTCTAGCTTAAGTTCTGTACCAATCTTAGGATACTGGAAGTGTGTATCAGGAGAATGAAATGTATAGCGAGAACCAATAACATTAAAACCTTTATGAAGACGTAGTCCAGAACTAAAATCAGCATTAGATTCTTCTAATCCTCTATCAGCTTTGTTATACCAGTCTGGAGTAGATTTGATGTAAGCGTCATCCTCCAAGGAGTTATAAGGATAGTTAGGATAATAGAATTCTCTACCTGACTTAACATCTCTGAAAGATCCTACATCGTAAACAAGTCCTTTAGCTACTACTGATTTATTGTTTACACGATTACCTCTTACTAACTCATAACCACAGATCAACTCTTTAACAGGTATCTGATGATTACCATAAGTATTCAAAGGATCGTATACTGTTTCTGTATCTAGGATAGATGCAAACAAACTTTCACTCCAGAGACGTACTCCGATAGGATAGATAAAGTCATCCCCATCTGCGTGGATATGTGACTTAGCATTCTCTGGGAACTTGTGGTGACGAATAGGTTGACCTGCTAAGGCTCCCCACACTTCTTCATAACAAGGATAAGTTTCAGTAGATTCCCAGTAAGCAAATTCCCCACCAGTTTCTACTGTAATCTTACAAGAGTATTGAGCTTCTTGTAAAGAAGGGGTATTGTTAGGAGGAGTAATACCAGTTGTAGCTGTGTTATATACTTTCCATTTCTCTTCTCTGTCTGTAACTATACAATCGTTAACTGTACCAAATGCATCTGGGTTACTATCATGATAGATAAGTGATCTCTCATCTGAGTTTGGAAATACTTCTCTACCTGGAATATGAAATACATCTGTATACTTACCGTTCTTTAGTTTAAACTTAATACCAAAAGGATAAACTTCATCCCTCTGATAAGTTCTAAAGAAGTAAGCGATTTCTGGATTAGAGTAATCAAACTTATTATCAACTGGCATCTTTACAGTTTCCCAGCGAAGTTTAATCTTATTAGCAAGTAATTGAAAGTTATACTTAGGAGTCTCTACCAAATCAGCCAACATCAAGATGTCATTCTGTTTCTCAATAATCTCTGCTGTCTCGTAGTGAGGACTGCGGATGAGAGGGACAATAGAAGAGAAAGTAGAAGAGTAATCTCCAGTGTAAACTAAAGAGTCTCTATAAGTAGATTGATTTACTCTGTAAGTACCTACCAGTTGGTATGTAGTTACTTCATTTATATTTTCTGCTACAACTAGATTAAAGTAATCAAAGATTGTAGTACTGTGATCTATTGATACTCTGATAGACTTAGAGGTTTCGTACTCTGTTTGTTCAGTAATAGCTCGCTCAAAGATTGCAATAGGATTACTGAAGTCTACGTAATCTGTAAGTTCTTTTCCATTCTCATCTGCATAAGCCACTGAGAAAGAGTATACACCTCCCTTAAGTCTTCCACCTGAGTCAATTGCTGTTGGATAGATATCTGCTTGGCAAAAGTCAGGGAATAGTTTTAAGCGCTCACAAGCGTCTGTAAGACAGTCAAGGGCATCTCCACATTGATCACGACCCAAAGGTTCTTCTAAAGAGAAGTAACGAGGTTGTATATTTCTTGCAATAAAGTAAACCTTTGTTTCACAGTTATCAATTCTGTACTCAGAGTACACAGGAAAATCTGTAGACAATTTTAGACAGCAGTCAGAAGTTTTAGGAACACACTGTCCCTGAGACTCTAGATTGCTATCAAGTATCTCAACATCTGAAGGAAGAATATATTTGTTCTTTCTAGCAGTAAATGTTCCTATACCTGAAGGAAAAGTATCTGTTACTTCTACTCCGTTACAATTTACGTAAGTTATAGAGTAAGGAGTATTGTTTATTGATTGAGCAGAGTATCTGTAGCAATCTGTACAATCACAACAGTTATCTACAATTAATGGGGTAAAAGTGCAACAACCTGTTGCACTATTCACTACGTTAGTTACTACTGTTCCAGAGATACAACCACAATCTGTTTCTGTTTCTGTTAGTGTAGTACAATCTTTATTTAAATTAGTTAACTCTCCAATAAGCGATCTGCCATCTGGATGAGCTAAGAAAACAATTAACTTAGACTGTTCTGTAATACTTAAAACATTAAGTATTTTAAATCCAGGATAAGTTAAACTAAAATCATAACAGATTTGGTTTGAAGGCTCGTTAGTATATGTGGTTGAGTTACCATCATGAGACTGCACGTTTGCATTCAAGGCATACGTAATCATGTTCTCCTTGATCTGGTAATTAACCGAATCAAGGTTTAAACCTGCCGTGTTCTGATTGATTTTGTTTTGCATTAAAATTAGGAGATGTAGAACTTATTAAAGCGAGTTCTGGTTCTAGCTACGTTATCTGCCATCTGTTGCTTAGTGTACGTCAACAAGAATCCATTAGCAGCTTGTAGTTTATTCAATTGATCTTGTCTGTAGTATTGAAACTTGGCTTCTACTTGACGTTGACTTTCGTCAACTACTGAATGCCAAAGCTGCTCAAAAAATTTAAACTTAAGATAAGACTTGACATACTCTTCAACCTCAAGAATTTCTGGCACCATAGGTAAGTTATCATCGTCCATTGGACGTGAGTAATATCTAAGGTAAACACAGCCTGTTTCAAACGTAGCAGTAATGCTTTTATTCGGGAAAATTTGTAAAACATCAGGAGAGGAAACACTTAAGTTCTCACATCCTTCTGTACACAAAGCTTTAGAGCCATGGTAAACACGAAGCATTTTAGGGTGCTTCATTGTAAGTTTAAATCCAGGAGTAGGTACACTGATAGTTTCGTAGTAGTTTTCTTGCTTAACGCAATCTCCTCCATCACAACCTCCTGTGCATTCGAGGTTTTGCCACCAGTACCCTCTCATAGAATTAACTCCTGCATACCACTCTACATCTGCATCATACAACAAAGCATGATCAAGTAAAGCAAAGTCACAAGGTAATTCAGATTTATATCCAGAGAATGTAAGTACAGCTTCTTCAGGCTTAAGTACCATAACTCTAAGTTTACGGAGTGCCTGATCTATAATAGTGGGAATCAAAACCTCACTGATAGCACCAGCTTCAAAGTACGACTTAAGCTCCTGCTTAACTTCAGCAACTAGAGGTTCAGAAGAAATAAAGTTAGTGTTATCGTATTTCATTTTTTTAGTATTGGGGAGGTGGTGAAATGTTTATCTTGTTATTATTAATTGCGTCTGCTAAGGCTTTCTTATGTCTGTTAGACATTCGTAAGTCATAGAAACCAAATTGTGCTACTCGTTTAGAATATGGATACAAGTGAAACTTATAGATGGCACCATCGGTATGTGAGTTTCTATAAGGCACTTTGATACCTGTTTCTTTATAGTATTTCCAATTAATAATTGTATGTTTACCTTCTTTAAGTGCATTTTCAGTTTTTACAATTTTAATTGATCCGAAGTTTGGGAACCTCAGAGAGTATCTTCCTCGTAACAACCTCTCCATAAGTTTTAAGTGGATCTTTTTAGGAACACCACAAAACTGCTTATAGGTAATGTCTTTACGTTTAGTTTCTTTTAAGAACAGATGATAGGCTTTAAGACTGAGATAATTAGTATCAGAACTAGTGTCTCTTTCTTTCAGTCTAACGTAGGTTTGTTTGTTTGGTTTTATAAAGTCTTTCGACATAATTAGTTGGGTTCGTCTCTGTTGTTATCCTCTGTCTCATAAGGTAATTTATGATAGTTGATAAGCGACTGATTGCACATCTCGATCAATGTATCAGTTAAGTATCCAGGAAACTTAAACTGTTTATCGTACATGCTCATACACTGACTACCGTCTAAGTCTTCGATAGACTCTGTAAAGTAAGCATACATATTCACACACTCTACATCAGGATCTAAAACATAAAGGTATCCATTGCGGATAGTATAGTATTTTTTAGGGGTCTTAAAACGTAAAGAGCTGTGATTAATAAAATCTCTAATAGTAGTAGGAAAAAGTTCCTCCGAGTTAGAAGTGTTGAACACACCCTGGATAAAGTAAGAATACAAGCCCTCATCAATTTTAGGTAGTTTGTTTTTAGTTCTACGTATAGGGCATTTCAAATCACACTCTGAACCAGGAGCTTCGATTAGATGTACGCATTCATAAGCTTGGTAAACATTATCTGAAGTAAGCAACCTTCTTAGGTTAATCTCTCTTCTCAATAATGTAGAAGCTTTAGTCTTAAGTAACCCGTATATATAACGATCACTAATCATGTCATCATCACTAACAAACTTGTTAGCGCTTTTGACTCTGGCAATTAAATCCGAATTCGTGTACATGTCAGAATATAGTTTGGGTCAATTTAAGGTCTAATACAAATATAATTTAATTTTAAAGTTAAGTCAAGTGTTATTTAAGAACTAGAAGAGCCCACTTTCGCAGGCTCCTACTAGCAAGATGACAGGAAAACCAACCAAAAAAACCCTGTCAAGATTTATATTAAACTGCGTACGATCTTCCTCCGACAAAAATTTCGAGGGATTCTGTACCAGATAATGTCACTGAAGCTGCTGGGTTATTCAACTCTACAACAAGATCAGTACCGTTCAAATAGCATGCACCATGGTATACAGCCGTAGATGGAGTACCAGAAGTTGTAGCATACTTAAGAATCAATACATCGAACACTTGAGTATAGAGAGGAGCATAACCTGCAGGAATGTTTGCAATAGTTAAAGATTGTCCGTGAGTCCAAGTAAATGAACCAGTAGCATTTACAGCCAAACTTCCAATGATAGTAACAACGTTACCATACTTCTGAAGTTTAGGCAAACTACCAATAGGGAATCTTGCAGAAGAAACTACTACAGCGTTAGTAAGAGTGCCAGCTGTCAAGTTTACAAAACTTGGGGTAGCGCCACCACCTGTACTAACTAGAGAAATATTAAGACCATCTGAATCACTAGTAGCAGTAAAGTGAGCAGGATTCAACTTAAGCTTCATTCTACCCAAAGTAGCTACTACACGATCCAATTGTGTTTGGAGAGTAGTACTTGTGTTAGTATAGTTAAAAGTATAACCATAGTAAGCAGTAGAGCCAAAGTTAGTAGCCCAAGTCAAAGCGTAGTTAGTAGCTGGAATAGAAGCCAATGCCGTGTTGATAGCACAGATCTGACTAGTAAACAAGATAGCTGCTGCACTCAAAGTACTTGTGCTAGAACCACCAGGGATACAAGAAGTATTAATAGATGCAGGAATAGATCCTACACCTGCTACGTAAGTTTTCAAACTAGCTACAGTTGCGCCTGTAGTAACCAAGTCACTTGAAAGATCTTGGTACATTGAGCACATGTTACTAGTTACCCAGTTAAAGTAATCAGAAACTACAGTAGAAGTAGGCTTAGTAGAGAATGCAAAAGCAATACAAGGATTACCCAAAACCCCAGTCATATCAACACTTGTATTGATAGTACAGATTTTAGATCCGTATGCAGTCAAGATCTGACTAAGAGTAGATACTCCAGAAGTCAAAGAGATACAACCAGGAACTGTAAAGGTAGGAGTCTCTAAAGCAAGAGTACGAGTATTCAAAGAACACAAAGCACTTGCAGTAGATTCTACAAATTGTTGAGCAGTTGTAATGGGTGTACCAATACCTGTCAATGCTCCACCTACTCTCAAACAACTGTATGAGTATGCAGAGTAATCTAAACCTGATGCTGTAAGGTTACAGATACGTTGGTGTAGATTTGATACTACAACGTCTAAGTTAGCTCCAGTATTGATAATAGCTGCAAGAGTTGTTACTTGCAATGTCAAATCATTTGCAGGAGTCGCTCCACCCAAAGAAGTTCCCAATACAGTGAGGAAGTTACCTACTGTATAACCTGAACCTCCGTTAAGAAGAGTTACTGTGTAAGCGTTAGAGCCAGGAGTACGTGTAACTTTTACAGAAGCTCCTGAACCTGATCCTCCTGTAGGAGAAACGGTATACTCAGTTATTACAGTAGGGCTTAATGCTAAACCTGCTTTGCTAACAGTTGAAATAGCACCTGTTCCACAGGCTAAGGGCAAACCAGAGTAAGTAATACACTTACCGTAGTTAGTTGACAAACACCCTACTGAATCGCAGGGAGTGTTTGTATATGTTCCGAAACAATCAAGACAAGTAGACATAATTAGCAGCAAGTACAAAGTTTAGTAATGATAGCTCTCAATAATCCACCCAATGTAGTAGGAGCACCTGTACCACATGGATCATCTCCAAGACATTTGTCTGTCAACCAAGCTTTAAAAGAGGGACTCAAAGGCAAGTCTTCCCAGTGAAGATTACCTAGATTAGAGTTAATGTCTTCTGTAGTAAGATAGTTAAGACGAGAACGCAATTCACAAATAACTCCTACCAACTTAATAACTACATCAGCAGAGTAGTATTTGTCATCCTTAACTGTTACTCCTGTCATTGAAATTACTGGAGTAGTACCACAAGCAGTATTAGCTGCATCAAAAGTAGTTTTATCTAAACCTACTCGTGCATCAAGTGTAGTAACATTATCATCCAACAACTTAAGCAAGTCATTCAGATAAGGGTCACAAGAATTAAAGGAATCAATCAGACCTCCTGTAGTAGGAGTACCTGTATACTTTACGCACCCAGAAGGAACGATTTCTACGCAGTTGTTATTGGGGCAGCAGTTAGTCATTGTTTTAAAGTTTAATTTTCAAGGTTGCTTGTGTGTCGCAATCTAGACAATCAGCATACTTAAGGAAGCGTGCTAATGCTCTAGACTTTTTGTAATAGGGTTTTGTTAAGTACTTGATATGCTGTAGTTCTTTGTAAGCAGCATTAGCAAGTTTTTTCTTAACAGTCAAGCTCAATTCGTTTGAGTAGGTCATCGGCTTTCTTATATAATTCAGTAGCTTTTGCAGGGTTGCAAAGGTCAGCATGTGCCTCAGCTCCCTTCAACAAAAACTCAATTTTGTCTAAGTAATAAAGTGTCTTCTCATCTTCACAGCAGTCTACATACTTAGCCCACTGTACGCCTAGACGACAATCAATCTTACAAGTCCTCAAGTGGTAACGAGTGTTAACTCCTGTATCAGGACAAGTAGTAATAGTTAATGTATAAACGCCATCAGGTAGAGCAGTAAAGCCAGTAGTAGCTGAAGTAGTAAATCCAAAGTTGTAAGAGTTAAAGATATTAACTTCTCCGATAGTGTAATCGAAGGTAAATGGATTGTCATACCCTGGTACTGAGATAGAGATCTCTGCTGTATCAGGAGCTAATGGATATACTGATGTATCAAGAATTGACAAGTAAGCGCAATCCTTTGCTTTAAGTGCTTCTAAGTTGAGTTGTACGTTCATAGTTTTTAAAAAAGAGGGGAGTATTACCTCCCCCTTTTATTTAGTGATTAGTGGAGAGCTACCCAAGCAGAACCAGTGTATACGTGTACTTTGTTCAAAGTAGTATCGTATGCCAAGGTACCTTCTGGCTTAGTAGTCAATGCAGTCAATTCTGCAGTGGTGTAAGACAAAAGAGTAACGGTAGAGTTGTTTACTGTTCCGTAAGCAAAAGTCTTGTCGCAGCAAGTAGAGCTACTAGACAAAACCTTCAGGATGAATTTTACAAGTGATTTCCCAGGACCTTTGCCAGAAGCATTTTCCAAGGGTTCACTGAATGTTCCAGGTTTTAGAGTGATATCTTTCATTTCGATTTAAATTAATAGGTTAGAAAAAGTGGGGGAACTTAATCCCCCACATATTCTTTAGATTAGTCTACGAAAGACTGACCAGTCAAAGCGTTAATCAAAGCACGGATAGCAGCTTCACCTGCTCCACCCTCTTCACTCAACAAGATAACTGAGTGAGTGTTTTGAGTCTTCTTCTCGAAACCTACTGGAGAATCTTCCAAGAAAGTAATTTCATACATTTCAAAACCTGTAGCGGCAGTGTAAGTAGGAACATACATGAACTTGTTAGCATCCTCGTTGTAGATAGGATTCCAGTAGTAGCGAGCTTCAGCAACAGCAGGCAAGTTGTTAGTGAAGTAGTTACGCTCCATTTCAGCCATAGCTGCTTTAGCACCTACTGGGTATTTAACAGGAGTAGCGTAAGTGATAGTCCAAGCAGCGCAAGAATCTTCGATGTCAAAGTCTTGAGTGTTGTAAGGACCAGCATGTACGTGAGCCTTGAAACGTACCAAGTTGAATACGTAAGGAACTGCATCAGGAACACAAGCGTTTCCGAATTCATCCAAAGCCTTACCTACCAATTTAACACCGTAGTTAGAGCCGCTAGATACCAAAGAAGCAACTACATACTTGCTCAACAAAGGAGAAGCGTTGATCTTGGTAACAATAGCAGTCATGTAAGTAGCTGCAGACAAAGCATCGCAGTCACCACCACAATCAGAGCAGCAAGCAGTCTTAACTACTACTGACTCTTGGATCATTGGTTGATAGATGCCTTTGCTCCAGTACTCGTCAATTTTCAAAGTAACAACATACTCTTCGTCACATTTGAAAACAGGAGTAGCAGCAGAAGCTTCATCCCAACCAATGTAAGAAACTTGCTGAGTTACAGTCAAGTCAGCATTTGTCTTAGTTACAGACAAAATGTTGCTTTGCTTGATAACACCAGTTTTGAAAGTACCGTATTTGTTGTTGGTACCTGTTCCGAAAACCAATTGGAAAGATGCAGGAACAGCAGGAGTTGCTCCCAAGTTGGAAGTCAAGTCTGCATTAAAAGCAGCAACAGACTTTTCAGCCATTGCAAAAGTACTAGTAGCAGCAGATACTGCGTTAGGTACAAAGATTTGTGTGATCTTGTGATTCATAGTTTTATATATTATTCAGTATTTTTGTTTAAACGATCTTCGGCAAACACTGCCTGAGCTTGATTATCTGTAGATTGAGCAGCGAACTTCACAGCTAAATCGACTAGGTCTGACTTAGCATATTCAGGAAGTTCTGAGTTTTGATTCTTAGATGTTGTTCCGTCAAACTTAACGTAGCCCTCTACATCTATATTGAGGGGATAACGTAAGTACGTCATAAACACTTTTTGAATCTGAAACTTACTATCAGTATATATAGTCAAATTATCGTTCCCCAGTGTGGCTATAGTTGTTCTCCACTCAAACGAAGGGTTGTAATTTCCATCTAGATACTTAGTCGTAAGTTCTCCATGTCTAATTAAGTCTACAGTTATTGGCTCAACACAAGTGCCGTTTTTAGCCATAGCATAAGACGAAATGTAGAACATATAGTTTGCTGCATCTTTCAAAGGACAATCATATCCGACATGAAAGAGATCGTTTGTTTTTATTGGCTTTAAGGGAACATTGCTTTCCTTCAGAACCTGAAGATCATCAATCCGTTTCCTTATCGAATCGTACCCTACTTTGTAAACATTGTTAGGGTTAATCTTTGTTTTAACCCAGCTAATCTGAGCCTTGTTGAGGTAAACTATAATATCTTCAATCGGGATATCAATGTTATCCTGACGATTGATTTTATTTAAAGTTAGTTTAAACTCATAGATGAGTTCCTCAACAGGGATCATATCAGTTATTTAGTTTATTATAGAGCGTCAATTCGTGCTTTGTTCTTTAGTTTTTCTTTAAAGGCTGTGTACTCTTCAGTGTTCTTAGGATCTGCCAAGAAAAGTTCAAACTCTTCAATTGACTTAGACCACACATGCTCACCTTCGTATACAATAGAACCTTTAATTCTAACTATGTTTTTATCTACTAGATCTCTAACCAGAGACTTAACATCCAACAAATCATCACTGTAAGCCATGATTCTGTTAAACTGTTCGATAGGGTCTCTATCTAGAGCAGAGGCAGGTGTACGGAGGAATTCATCTACTGCATTGTAAACTTCTTCTTCTGTAGCATCCATAGGCAAACCTAAGCCGATAAGTTTCTGAACCTTCTTACGCTTGCTTGCAGTCATCTTATCAAGAGATGCAATAGCGCTGTTGATCTTTTTCTTACGCTCAAAGGTTGTCTTAGTTTCAACATCACCATTGTAAACGTAGAATTTTACAATTGATGTATCGACTTTACCACTTTCTATATCATCCATAGAAGCAGCAACCATATCAGTTTCCATTAACCAATAGAAATTGATTGCGTCTCTTGGATTTTCCATATTGAAGAGGTTGTCACCGTCTTCTAGGGTATAGCCATTTTCTTTGATTTCGTCATAGAACGTACTGTTAGGCAACAAGGACTCGTCTAGGATAGACTCGTAGTATTCTCTAAGTTGTGTAACTCTTTGAATCTCTTGCTCTCTAACTTTTAGGTCTAAGATTCCACGGAACTTTGGAGAGTTCTCGTCTAATCCTGTCCGAATTACTCCACGTGAATCAACTCGTGGGAAAAATTTTCTTACTGTTCCTGGAATGAAGTTGTATCCATTCTGGTACAATGAACCCTCTAAGGTGCGCATGCTAGATGGTTGACGTTTGAAGGGACGAATAATACGCACTCCCTGTGCTATTTGTTTACTCATTTGGTTTGGTTTTTGGTTTAGTTCTAACTTTATCTAATCAGGAGGGGGCTATTAAACCCCCTCCGTCATAGATTCGCAATTAGATGCGAGGGAATTCTTTAATGATTACAGTCTTGGTAGGATCTTCCAAGAAGATACCACAGAAGTCCTTCATGATGTAGGTACTGTAAGGATCTTTGTTAGCGATTGATGTCTGTTGAGCACCGAATCCTACTGAACCTGCAATGTACTGGTAGTACATGTTAGGACGAGTAGACAATTTTACCTCACGGATACCAGCGTCTTCTTGACCACTTACATCCAAGATGATGAAGATTGGAGGAGTCTTCTTGTTAGGACCCAACTCCAAGAAAGTAGCATGCTCGTTCAACTGTTCCAATTCTACGAATTCTACAGGACCAGTTTCGGTGGTCATGAAGTGATCGAATTGGAAAGCGTAACCTTGCTTGGTACGATCTTTACCATCCAAGAACTTATCAGCAGATACAGTAAAGTTCTGACCGTTGAAGTCTTTGCGGATAGCAGTAGAAGCCAACTCCATACCAGAACGGTTAGTGTAGATCTTCACGCTACGATCTTTAATCAACACACGGTTGTAGAACAAGTCACCGATAGCAGTACGAATCAAGTTCAAAGAGAACTGGCCACGATCATAATAGATAACGTTACCCAAGTGCAATTGCTGCCACAAACCTTGCTTGGCACGAGTAGGACGACCTTTTTCGTCTTTACCGTTACCTTGACGACCCCACATCAAAGTGTTAGCCTTCATACGCAACATTTCCATACGCAACAAACGAGATACAGTAGGCTCCCAACCAACAATCTTGGTCTTTTCGCCTTCAGCCATAGGATCAGAAACTGAGTAGTAGGTGATATCCATAGGATTACCAGCTGCATCAGTTTGCATACCCAATTTGGTAGCATCAGCCCAGTCAGTGATAGTGTGTTCAACACCATACTGTTGCAATACGTCAGCCATTACTTCCAAGTTACCATCGAACAATCCCAAGCTAGAGAATGAAGTGGTGTACTCACCCAATACGTTACCGATCTTGAAGTACTCAACTCCTACAGCCAAGAAACGAGCATCTACGAAATCAGCAGCAGAAGCGCCAACAGCAGTACACTTGTATTTGAAACCGTTTTGGAATTTCTCTCCTTCAGATACGATCTGGATTTGAGTCTCTTGCTCGTAGCGGTGAGCAGTTACGATATCGTTTACAACGAATACGTTCTTGTCAAACACCAATTCGAATACAGAACCATCTCTACCAGGATTAGAAGCAGAAGTACCGATGATGATTTTTGGCAACTCAGCACGCTTCTTGATTTTGTAGGTGAAAACACCGTTAGGATCGTTAACCATGAAAGGCTTACCAGTCTTCATGACCAAATCCAAAAGGTCGTTCTTGTACAATTTAGTGTCAGTGAAAAGACGGATCATCATTTTGTCATACTGGTCAGGCTTAGTGCGCAACATAGTTTCAACAAAATTCTTGTCTGTCAATTTACCCAAACCATTCTTAGAATAGAATGAGCTTGTCATGTGAGCGTTAGCTATAACTCTCCCATTAACATGTGGAATACTTTGATTAGGCATAGTAGTAATTTATTTTTTTTGTTTTTGTGTTTTTATTTGAAGTACCGTGAGAATAGATCGTCATTAGACTTTGCAGGCTTAGTTGACTTCTTGCTCTTGGTCTTTAAATCATTGAAGAGAGAATTAGTTTCTTCGGTAACAGCTTTTCTTTTTACAGGAGTCAAGTCCAAATCACTCTGAACAAGTTTTGCTACAGCTAGAAACTTACTTGGATCTTCCTGACGCATCTTAGCTAGTTTGTATTCAAACTCACTAATACGTTGACCGTTTGGAAGAACGTGTGGTTTAGAAAGAACGAAATCAAAAAGATCACCTGCAGACTGTTCATTGATTGGGTATCCTTCGATAGCACCAGAAGCAATTGCTTTATCAAGTACGTCAGCATAAAGCTGTTCTCTTTCCTCTTCTTTTTGTCTCATCGCCTGTACTCGTGCTTCACTCTCTTGTGCGAGTGTTGCTCTTTCCTGTTGCATCTTCTCTATCAGTTTACCGTGGTACTTCTGAGCATATGCCTCTAAGCGATCATTATCTCTAGCGTAGTTAAGTTGATCTGTAATCTCATCTTCGTCCATTCCTGTCTTAGCTAGATACAAACGGAAAACTCTTTCTTGGTTTGCTTCTACAGTTAAGTCTACATTCTCTACAATTTGTTCGTTTGAAAACTTTTGTAGGTATTCTAGAACAGGTACTTTGTTAATGAAGATATCTTCGATCATCTGTACTCCTGCTTCTCCGTAGGTCTCGGTTGCGAGTTCCTCTAACTGATTCCATGCTCTGTCTTCAATGGTTTCATTCATCTTAGCTAAGAACGTTTGTTCAGTCCATTCAATCTCTTCTCCCTCTTCTACGTTAAGCATTCCTGCTTTTACAAGACCTTTACCGAATACTTCGAAGTAGTTTTCTTCTCCTTCTTCGTTATCTTCGTCTAAGTCTATCTCTTCTTCCTCTTCTTCCTCTTCTGCAGGAGCAGGAGCAGGAGTCTTAGGAGGTGTTGGAGGTGCTGGGGGAGTATCTTCTTCCTCATCTTTCAAAGGATCAAACTCTTCTCCTCCTAGGATATCGGGTTTGATGTTTGCATTGGGATCTTCAACAGCGGTATCCAAATCAATTGGATCATCTACGGAAAAACTGTCAAAGAACTCTAGATTCTCTAAAGAACTATTAGGTGTCATAAGGTTAGTTTGGTTTAATTCAAAAGTAATATTTTAAAAAATTAACACAAGAGATTAATAATTTTGGTTATGATATACACATTAAGTTAAAATAGGGGATTTTCAGGCTCAAAAACCCCCTACTTTAAGCTCATTTTATTTCTTTTTTGAGCCTGAATCGTATTTATTTTTATTTGTTTGAGCTATTTTTAGTTTGTTGTCGATGTCTTTCTCCTTGAGAGACAGCTCTTTCTCCTTCAAACTAAGCTCTTTATCTTTAACTACTTTATCAAAGCTTTGCTTAGAAATTTCTTGAGCCATTTTAGTTTGTTGAATTAGAAGACCTGTAGTGTCTACTTCAGGATTATAAGAACCTTCGTTAGCAATACCTTGAAGTTGTACTACCTGAAGTCTGTTCTCACGATCAAGCTGCTTGTTCATATCTTCTCTACGTGCATCCTCTGCTTTCTGAGCAGCATCCATCTGCATCTTCTGTTCAAACTGTGCTTGCTGTTGCTGCAACTCTTGTTGTTTCATAGCTTGCTCTTGTTGACGAATAGCTTCTTTACGTTTCTGAACATCACCCAAAGTCTTACGTAGATTTCTTTCAGAGTTAGCAGTAAACAAGTCTACCATTTCAGAGAGCTCTGCTCCATTCTGCATAGCAGGCTGAGCCAATTGCTTCAACTGTTCTAGGGTTACTTTATCTTCTGCGTAAGAAGAAACGAATACGAATAGTTCATGAAGGAGTTCATTCTTACTTACTCTTAGGAATACTGTCTCTAGTTCAGAGTTTAAGTAGTTAAGCGTAGAAGTAGGTTTCTGCAACTCAATATACTGAGCCATGTCCAAGATAGTCTGATACACTTTCTGCAAGATGTTATCATGCCAAGCAAACCAAGTCTCTGTCTGAGCAAAGGATTGAATCAAAGCATTGTTAGCAGCAGTTGCTGTGTCTGATGCTTGAGAGTTACCTAAACGTTGACGAGTAAGACCTACTAGTTCATAAGCCTCTAAACGAAGTTGTTGAGCTAGTTGGATACGTGCTTGAATTTCCTGAGAACGTGTAAGATCCATACGAGAGAATTGGTTGAACTGTACAGCTCCTCCTGTATTCTCAATAGAAGTATCAATCAAAAGAGTACCTCTGTTCTTGGCATTCCAAAGCATTGTCTCAATAGGATCTTGAGAATCTTTCTTAGGAACAACTTTAAGGTCACCTAAGAACACAACCCCAATTTCTTTCTCAAGCAATTCCCACAACTGGTTCATACAGATGTTGTAAAGAACCTGGTAGGGCTTAAGAAGATCTAACAAAGATTTACCTTGAGTGTTACGAGTAGTATTAATGATACCTACGATAGGAGCCTGTTGAGTAAATTCTAAGGGTTCTACGTTTACGTAGATGTCTGCTCCAATCTTGATACCTCTCCACCATTCGTTAATCCAAAGTTCTTCAAGCATAACATCACCCAGAGTTTTGTCCATCTTGTAGTCTTCAGATACAAACATCTCTTGTTGAAATCCTTCTTCGTCTAGGAAAGTTCTCTTAAAGATTTTCTTTTTAGACTGCCAGTAAGAAGTAACAACTGTGTAAGAGTGCTGAGAGTTAAATGAGAATACGTTATGGTCAATACCTCCGTTGGCAAAGTCACCTACGTTTTCAAAAGTCAACTGCCACAAAGGATCGTTAGGATCTGGAAGAGCAGGAGCCAAAGGAGAGTACTCATTGTTTCTTAAGTTTTGCAGAGAACGATTCTTAAGATGTTCTACTTCTTCTCCTGTTAGATTGTAACGTTCTACAATCTCAGTCATAGAAAGAACTTCGATAAGACCTAGTGCCCAACAATCAGAAGTATACTGAGCATTACGGTTAGCCAGGTACCATACGTTAGATGGATTCTCTACTTTATAATTAAAACCTAAGCGAGAATTATCAGGGTAGAAGTGGTGAAACTCTTTACCTGTTACCAAAAAATCTAAGAAAGATCCTTGTGACTTCTCTCTAAAGTTAAAATGATACTTGAGTGCATTAAGAGTTTTGTTACCCCACTCTTCAGCAACTGAAGTGTAATCCAAGATTTTATCCTGGATCTCTTGCTGCATCTGAGCCTCTTGTTCTGGATCTATCTCCTGACCTTCCATCTGTGCTTGCAGTTTTTGTAGGAAGTGTTCCTTAATCAACTCAGTTCTAAAGTCAATAGTCTCGTTGATGGCTTCATCATCCACAGCTTTTACCTTGTATTTGTGAGGACGATTAATCAACTCACCCTTCAACTGATTGATAGGAGGATTAACTATTGGATAGTGCTTCAAATGCTGGGGTACTTCAGGTTCCTGATCTGGAACATCATTCAAATAGCTTATCATCTCCTGATACTCAGGGACGTTTGTGTAGTCAGCAAAGTTGAATTCACCGTTAAGCAAACGGTAGTTCTTTCTGAAGTTGATATTTTGCTTATACTGCGAAAATGCAATATTTGCAAAGTAGTCCATAGTAGACTTAATCCACTGCTCTTTCTGTTTCTCCGATAAGCTTACAAATTGCTCTGGGTAGAAATAGGCGTGATTTAGTGGATCAGTGTACTCTTTGAGAGATTCAATAATCATTTCAGTATATTTATTTTAGTTTTAGTTAATAACGGAAGGGAGATGAGGTAGTACGGAATAGAGAGTTCCCTTTCTTCTCTCTAAAGTATGCTTGCATTCTAGTGTCTTGACTTGCATCAGATATGATTACCTGAGTGTTCAATGATTTAGCCATTGCTAATGTCAAGCCAAAAGATATAACTCGGTCAACGTTTAACTTAGGTGTAAACTTAATTAATTCCTTAATCAGTACAGGGTCTAATATTCTGGTTACTCCTAAGCGTTCTTTTACTATGTTTCCATCTGCGTCTCTCTCTATCTCTACTACTTCGGTAATGTATTCAATGATGAGGGACATCAAATAGTTTTTAATATCTTTAGTCATGTGAATACCATAGTCACGATTAACTGTAGAGTTAGGATGAATATCATTTAAGAATCTAGGTGTCTTCTCAAGTACTCTGGGAGATTCGTTCTTATCTACACAGTGTTGGATAAAACCGTAGTCCATGTTTTCACAAAGAGTCTTAGCATTGTAATACTTAAGAAGCATCTTAGTAGTCTCGTACCAAGTCTCAATCTTCTTAGGACGACCTGTGTAACAAGCAACAACCATATTCTGCCACCCTTCTCCGTTAAGACTATGTACCCTTTTGTAGATGTAAGTAGACCCTAAAGAAGTTGAGTAGTGAGCCTGTGATTGTTTGTATGGATCCGTTCCTGCTGTATAAAGCCCATAGGGAGCATCTGAGAGAGGATATTCCCAAATCTGTACGCAACCCTCAATGTCATCTGTTGGCTTCACTGGGAACATTGTAACGGCTTTCTTATCTGTAAACTTGTGTCTAATAGTTCCTTCAGATCCTGTATACAGTTCTACGTTGTCAGCTACAATCTCTTGAGCTGTTAGTTTCTGTAATTGTTCCTGAAGCAAATCTACTGGAAAGATATTCTGAGACAGTTCTAGGAAACACTCTTCATGAGTTAGTGGGTAATACATTACTTCTTTCAAGTAAGTCTCTAATCCACTAGACTTTTTAATCTGCTCTCTAGACTTAAGAATCTGGTCTTTACCTTTTTCTTCGTCTGCTACCCAGATCTTAATTAGATCTAACTCGGACTGACCTTCCTTACCTAAGTAAAGTCCTAAAGGCTTTTCTTCTTTTGGTACTTTCAAAGAACGAGTTCCTGGAATAAACAATCCGTAAGACTTTCCTGATTCGTTAGATTCTACAGGAAGAAAGTTATAAGCTTCTGGGTTATTGAAAAGTTCTTCTAGGTCAGCTGCTTTACTCATGTCTCCAGAAGTTCCAATTACAAAAGGAGAGCAACGCCATCCATAAGGACTATCAAAACACGGAGTAGTTGCCGCTAAACAACTAAGGATCTTTCCTTTTCCTCCTTCTTCCAAAAGAAACGAAGATAGAGTAAGACCTGCCGCTGCTTCCGTATTGTTACCTTCATCGAAGTTACGTACATGAAACTTAGACCACTCATTACGAGCGTTAGTCTTTTTATCTTTAAAACCTAAAGTTACCTGCTTCTTCCAGTCATCCTCAATACGAGGAAATCTAAAATAGTCAGGAAGGTTTCTAAGACCTAAGTCTACATAGTCTGTGATTACTTTTAAGTCAGGTTGATTAAGCGCAGATATCAAGTTGTCAGATCCCTTCTGTGTTACAGCCTTGTGAGCCATATAGGAAGAAGTAAGAACTGATTTAGAGATACGTCTTGATCCTACCATAACAACTCCTTTCTTTCCGTCTTCGTGATTCTCAGCTTTGTTGATAGTTTCATCTACAGCTAAGTAGGTGTCCCACAACTGAGGTTTATCTAATTTACGAACTTGACGCTTACCTATCATAGTGTCCACATAAATGGACCAGTAGTTTAAGTGCCAGTAAATAAAAGGAGAAAAATAGAATCCGTTAATAGTTACACCCTCTGTAATCTTTTTGTCCTCGTTTTCCCAGAACGCAGTATACTCCTCTGAGTCTGCGTCAGGGAGATTGTGTACGTTGATTAGGAATTCAGGACTTTCTAGATTTGGATACATAACTATTAACTAAACTGTTTCATCTTACCATTGATCTCTTGAGAACCTCTAGCTTCTGCTTTTTGCTCTTCTTTCTCTCTCAATCTATCTACTACTTCTAAAAGAGCTAGATACTCTTTCATAGTATCTCTTAAAGACTTGATTTGAGATTCTTGACTAGCAATAACCATAGGCATAGTTCCTCCTTTAGCTGTTGGCTTCCATTCAATCCTGTCTTTGAGTCCGTTGATAGGATTGTTATCAATGTATGCCCTCCACTCAGTTAGGCGTTGTTCTGCCCACTCTAACTCTGCTGATATGTATGATAATTTCTTAGTTGCCATTGTTGTACTTTTTTAGGAAGTCAATTTGATTCATATTCATAATGTCTTCTAGGACACGTGCATAGAAATCTTCATCCCTTCCTGTCTTTCCATAAGAGTAACCTGCTTTCCAGAAGATCTTAAATGTTTCAAATAAGTTATCTTGGAGAGTATTGGCTACGTGAGGTTGAGGACTAGGGGCTTGGTGGTTTTCCATAATCTTATTTTTTAGAAGAAACCTGTGTTAGAGGTTTGTCAGCAGGCAAGAAGTAAATTTGTACTCCACACTTGCTTCCTGGCTTTTTGTCACAACCATTCTTGATTGTGGTCTTTTTTACTCTGTTCTTTTCCATAATAGTTCTAAGTGTTTTTCTGGGTTGTTAGGGTTGGAGTTATTCCAAGTTTCTATTCCACAATCCGAAGATAGGGATGCTGTTTTGTAGGTGCAGATGCAACCACAAAACGAACAGTGTAGTTCTGTCCTTGTGGTGCTGTAGTGTTCGCCCGTAAGTTGTAAGTACTCAGGGGAAGTGACTGCGTTTGTTGAATTGTAGGGACACTTGATACAAATATCCATTCTCTCTGCGATAACGTTCTGTTTTTCATTACTCAATAGTTTAAATTGATTCGCTGTCTTCGTTGCTACTCCCTCCAAGACTTTGTTCAAATTCTTCAGACCCTTCAGGCTCAGGGCCATGTACTCTTTGTAAGGATTCATATAAATTTTTGTGGTTTTGTTTTTGTCTTAGTAATTCTCTGTCCATGTAATCTACTACTACGTCTGTGTATAGTTTCTTGCTCTTTCCTCTTTCGTACCTTTCTTCGAAAATCCTAAGCCAGTCTTTAAGCATATAATAATTGTTATATCCTCTAAGTGCTGTACAGTCTTCTCTGGATTCCTGGGTAATCAAGTACTCAGACTTAATCTTAGTAGCAATGATCTTGATTGCTTTGTTAGGATTAAATACAAGTACTCCTAAGCCAGACATTCTTACTTTCACAGTAGGAAGATCTCTTATCTCTTCTATGGTCTTCTTTAAGTACCATTCGTAGATAGTGCTTACTTGGTCGATAGTCATTCCAGTTTCCTTAGCAACTTCTGAGTAAGCTGCATAAGTTTTTATTTCAATACCTTCATACCTATCTTTTACTTTCCTCATACTGCTATTGCGCTCTCTGCCTTATTCTCAGTTACTCCATTGCCTGTTGAAAGAACCAATGTGAGTGTAACACCTTGCTTGCTAGTAGGACACAGTCTTGGGTTGACTATGTTTTTTTCTAAGATGCCCATCTTTCTTAATCTAGTAATTCCATTAGAGATTACCTGAATTGATGTGTTAAACTCACCAGCGATTCTTTCTTTTACTTCTTTGTCTAAAGTGCCGTAGTAGGAACTATGGGCTAATATACTAGTGTATAAATCTGATAATCTATACCCTGCAAGTCTGAGCAATACATCAATATATGCTTGATGTAACTTAACTCCTTCTTCATATCTACGTGCTACTTTCATTGGTTTGGTTTGTTTTTTGCTAAACAAATATACGATTGTAACAAAAAAAGTCAAGTTAAATGTTAAGTCTAAACCAGTAATTAATATCAAATGTTACACGTGTTAACTCAATTTGTAACCTAGATAATTATTTTAGATGTCTCAGGGAATTAGATAAACACTATAGACAAAACTTTATTTAAACCTATATTTGTATCAAACAATTACTGCTATGTCGATGGAAAAAGTTAAAAAGCCGACCTCAGAAGAAGTATTCGAGTTCTTCCTTCTAGCCTTACAGGATGAAGAGGTCAAGATAGCAGGAGACATAGGTGGATTCAAGGATGCCCTTTATCAAGGATTCAAAGATTTTACCTATAGAAAGAAGTACACAGAAGAAATGCTCTTCGATTATATTGACTATGCTCTAGAATCTATTCTAGGAGATGATCAACCTATGCAGCAGACAGACTATATGCATGCTCAGAATGTAGCTGGACTCTAATCTAGCTATCTTTTATTTCACAAATTTTCCACACGGACATCTACTTACACGTAAGTCGCTTTATCTTTGACCCCCCGACACCATTTCTTAATGTTCGCAGACGAGGATTAAAAAGTAATCTGCTAGAAGTTGGATAGTATGAGTAGCCCTCAGAGGTGAAAAGAGGTTTCTCCGATAGTGTCAAAATGTTCTAATGAAGTTTGCAGTGCTCTGACCTACAAGTAATAGACCGTAGGCAATAAGTGGACAGAACAGAGACTTAGCTCCGAGAGCTATTTGGTTAAAAACTGCTGCAATATAAGTTAGAATAGAAAGTCAAAATAGACTACTTCTCAGAATGAGAAGGAACAAAAACTATTTCAAATTCTCAAATCCATTCTTGAAAGACTTCTCCAATGCCTTAGAATAAGCTTTTCTGTTATGAGGAATACCTTCTACAGAAACAAACATAGCATTAACATAGACAGTCTTTTTAGCCTCTCCAAGAACAGTTACTCCATTTAGATTTATCTCAGTGATTACAATATAGTCTCTCTTAAGAAACTGTAACCCTACGATATTTAAGAGTTCTTCAGGCATAGCAATGGATTTGATTGTTCCTGAAATAGGACTGCCCTCATTACATAGTTGGTACTTTGAGGCTGCAATCTCTTCTAAAGTTGTTTGTGCTCCAAAGATTATAGGTCTTCCTCCTATTTCTGTTACAGAAGCAATTGATGTTACAGTGTCAACTTTATAGCATTGAGCACTCAGAGAAGTCATCATAGTGACTAGAAAGCAAAGTATAAATAGTTTTTTCATAGTTAGTAGGTTACTGCTCCAGCATAGCCAGGAGCTATTATATATAAGTTTAAACTTCCCCCTGAGGTTAAGGTAGTTGTAGTATGAGTAGTAACTCCAGGATAGGTTGCTCTTACGTTTGTTGTTGCTGCTTTAATTGAATTGTATTGAGCAGTAGTAAAGATCCTTACATCAGGAGCTGTTCTCCATCTAGAGAATAAACCAGCTTTCCTCGCAGCTACATAATACTTATCTGCTATAGAAATTACTCCGTCTTCATTAACATCAAACATATGAAAAGACAAACCATTCCTTACACTCCTTCCGAGAATAATATTAGATACTCCTTGAATGTCTGAAGTTGTATAAGATTGAATTCTGGTAGGAGCATCTATCTCAATGTAGTATTCCTTAGAAGGATCGTAAGTCTCAGAAATAGAATAGTAACCCGAAGAGTTAGTATATATAGTCTTGTAGAGTGTCCAAGAAGAAGTAGTTACTAAATACTCAAACTCTAGTACATAAGGAAGTGCGTAGTTATTAGGTAAGTCATTCCACCTACCATTAGATACAAATTGAACATAATCTTCGTTACCTGCATTATTAGGTTCTCCAGAGTTCCAGTTAGAATAAGAATAACTTTCCCCTGTAACCCATCTCCAAGTACCTTCTGTTACTTCATCTGTTAGTCCTATCCATCCAGAAGGCCAGAGATTATATAGAAAACTTTGCTCTCCTGAAGTTGTAATAGTTACTAAGTGCCCTCCCATATTAGAGCAGTTAGTCTTGGCTGTAGTCCAAAATGCAGTTCCTGTAGAACGGTAATAAGAGTGCCCGTTGTAGTTCTGCTGATTAGTAAAGCCTGTAATAGTTGAGTTAGTTCTTCTATACAGTTTTATAGCTACGTTGTTGGCCCCAGATCCATTTGCATTATACAAGTATCCAGAATAAGTAAATTGTGCACTTAGAGGGCTTACAATAAAGAATAGAATAACTAACCACCTCATATTAATAACTTAGCTCCCATTAATAATTGAAAGTTCAATATATCCTGTCCTGCTACGTATGTTCCTCCTCCAGTAATACCTAAACCAAAAGTCTTGGTCATTCTATATGTAAAGTTGAAGAAAGGAATAACAATAGGCTTAGCTTCAAATATAGACTCTGTGTAATACTTAGAATAAGGAGAATAGATACCAGCCATAATAACTGTAGCGTCTATACTCTTAGTAAGTTTACCTTTGTACATAAAACCTCCTATGGCAATGGTAGAAATCATTTCTTCTCCAAATAGTTTACCGTAGGTTCCCGCTGCTCCGTAGAGCGCTGTAAAGTTTTTAACTGAATTAACTCTTACAAATAGAAGAGTGTTTGACATTGACTTAGGCATTATGCTAAGTCCATCAGATACAACACTGATATGTTTGTGTCCTTTTTTGTTTGCTCCTATCCAGGAACGTACGCAAGAGATATTTCCTATTCTAGCGTTAACCATGTAGTCAGCTGAAAACCCAAGAGAAGAAGTACCGTCTCCCTTTACTCTAGTAAAAGAGGCAGTACCTCTTGCATCTTGTGCTCCATCAGACTTAGTCTGAATACCAACTAAATCACCAGTTACTAAGATTGCAGGCTTAGCAACTTCGGCTTTAGCTTTTCCTGCAGCTTTTGCAGTACCAGTAGACTGAGATTTTTGAGTCTCAGTTTTAGTTTCTTCTACTTTTTGTTCTGTGGGTTCCTCGGTTTGTACTTCCGTTTTTTCTTCGGTTTTACCACCACTTCCGCCTCCACCTTGGGAGCTTCCACTACTACTTCCACTAGTTCCACTACCACTGGAGTTTCCTCCACTACTACTGGAACTGGAGCTGGAGCTACTGCTTCCTCCATTACCTTCTCCGCTGCCTTCTCCACTGGAGTTGGAGTTGGATGAAGACCCACTTTGATTTTCTGATGAGTTTCCTCCATCATTTGATTTTCCATTTTCTCCTGACGAGCTGCCAGAAGAATTAGAACGACTAGAGCTACTGCTAGTACGATTCCGAGAACTAGTTCGATTGTCATTGTTATTATTGGTTTTTGTTGTTCCTATGTTTGTTCCTGAAGAGGTACTTGAGCCTACGTCTACGTTTACACTACCAACATTTGAAATAGCCCCTAGGTTCATAACATTGCTTACAATGTTTAGGGTAGTATTTGTTGTGGTAGTTGTAGTAGTTGTTACTCCAACTCCTTGACAGGGTGATGTACTTTGATACTTCAAATATACACTATTTATCCAATTATCAAACGTACCATCTTGTAACTCTGTGTAGGAGAAAGTTTTAACCTGTCCGTAGTAAGCAATCACTATAGGACTAGACATGTCTGCGTTAATAAACTTTAACTCCTGTGTACACGGATCTGTATACGAATAAATAAAGCTCTGCCCCCGAAGAGACAGAGCTATCATAAATAGTATTAGTATTTTAGTTTTTAAATACACCTGACTTAATGAGATTTTGAATCACATTAGTACAAGCTGTCTCCAAAGATTTACGAGTAGCTTTACCTACTGTGCTTTGAGAGAACTTCATATCATCTAAAGATTTTAAGAATGATTCACCAGTCTTAGTCGACTCTCCTTCGCCAGATCCAATATAGATCTGACCTGTTTTAGCGTCCACAAAGCGAACTTGTAAACGAATGAAGGTAGTGACAACAACTTTTGACTTAAGGCCATCAACTTGCTCGTCTTCATCAACAGCAAAATCAGCCACAGTAACATACACAAAGTAGTGAGCAGGCTTAATCTTACCTTTGCCATCAATAGGCTCATCGAATACGCCTTTCTTTGATGCTTTGAATTGAGTGACCATTCTTTCTTTGATCTCTGATTTTTCTTCCGTAAATATAAATCTGTTTGTTTCATCCAAATAATCCAAAACAGATTCTGCAAATCCAAGACCTACGTTCTTTTCCTGAAGAGCAGGATAAAGAGCAAGTACCTTGGTCATATCTACGCTTACCACTTGTACTGTTTTTTTAATAGAATCACTATAATTAGATACAGTGGAGATGTCTTTAACCTCCACTTTATCTTCTTCGGTAGTAGTCTTCATAGAACCACAACCTGCTAAGGTCAAGACTACAAGAGTCATGAACTTGTTAAACCATTTACCAAGGATCTTCCTCATCAGCTTGTGGTTTGGTTGCAGGAGCAGATTGAGCTGCAGGTTTTTCTACTGTTCTTTCTTTGATGATAGTAGTAGTTCCACCTGAAGATTGTTTCTGCTGGTTAGTGTTGTTGTTCTCTAGATTCAAGTTAATCACAGGAGCAGCAGCGGGTGCTTGTTCTGTTTTAGCTTCTTCTTTAGGTTCTTCACCGCCACCAAAGTGAGTGGCAAACCATGCACCTCCTGCAGTTACAGCAGTGGTGACTGCGCCAATGATAGCTTTCTTAGTAGCTGACATTACGCTTTCTTCTTGTTCTTCTGACATATTATTATGGATTATTATTTGACAATGATTCACCATCTTCCTCATCCACCTTCTGTATTAGCATCTTATCTCGATCTTCAGAATTAAACCAGTAGTCTACTACTTTGTTCAAATTACCTACGAATGCTCCAAAAAGAATAAGCAACATTTCTTTCCAGTTCTCCGCAATCTCTACTCCGAAGAATACAGCTGAGTTAATACCAAGGATAATAAAGAAGAACAAACCTAATACGATAGCAGTGATCTTCCAACGATTGGCTTGCATTTGTTGTAGCATATAATAGAACCTATTCTTAGGATCTACTACTACTGGTTCTGCTTGGCTAAAACCAAGTGCTTTTTTAATGTTCATTTTTGTACGATTATTTTGGAGTGTAAGATTTCTTTTTGAGTTGTTACAGAAAGTACATAGAAGCCATTAGGGAGACGATCTAGGTTTGTATTATACTTGTACTTACCTGCAGGCATTCTTTCTCTTAAAATCGTTTGTACACGTCTTCCCACCTCATCAGAGATAGCTACGTCTACTTCGCTGTCTTCTTTGATCTTGAATTGTATTTGTACTGGACCTTCTGTAGGGTTAGGAAAAGTAATAATAGAGTTCAAGTCATTAAGTGAAACAACTCCCTTGTTAATTCTACGTACTTCAATTACTCCCATAGCAGGGGTAATGTTCATGTCTTTAGAGTTTTTGTCTCCTACGTATTTAGCACCTGTCCACAAAGCTGCAGTAGCCCAAGAGTCTTGTGGCTTCTTAGCGATAAATTGAAGAGTGAATACTTGCTCTCCGTCATTAAGCATGTTCTCGTTAGTCAAGTCAGCAGCTCCCCAAGAAATGATTCCATTAGAAGGGTTCAAGTAAGAAGTCCACTTCATCATCTTCTCAGTGTTTTCTACTTTCTTAAACTCTAAGTAAGCAGTGTCATAACGCAAGTCTAATTGTAGTGCACCTAAGTTCTTTCCGTTAGTCAGTACTTTAACTGGTACGTTAACCAAGTTACCTTCGTCTACAGTTACTTTAGGCATGTTGATCTCAATAGTTTCTGCAGGGAAGTCGTATTCTACAGTCTCGTCAATGATGTAACGCTTAGCATTAGCTGGGTTAACAATCTTAATAGGTGTTAAACGAGCCATCTTAAATCCTGTAGAGTTAGCATCACCTTTAACAGCTACGTAGTAAGTGATAGAATCTCTACCGTCAATTGTGTAGTTAAAGTTATTAATAGTAGAGTAAGTAGAAGTTAAGTTAGTAGCAGATCCATTAATTGAGTTGTACTCAGCAACTGTAAAGAACATTACATCCTTCTTAGAATTAGGCCATGCAGAGAATCTACCTGCCAAACGTCCGTATACAGAGTAAACATCAGCAATAGAAATAGTTCCATCAGTTCCGTTTACGTCCATAGTGTAGTAGTCAAATCCTGAAGCAACATATTGACCTAGAATAGACTGGTTAATTTTCTGTGCATCTGCAGTAGAGAATACGTTACCAGGGGTCATAGTATCTCCCTTAACAACCATACGTACATCCCAGTAAGTAGTATCCAAGAATTTACGGAATACAACAACACCACTAGAGTTAGTTGCTTTAGCTTCTACTTGAGTCCAAGATCCTGAAGGAGCTTTCTTTTCCAAAGACACCCACAAGTTCTTAGCGTCAGAACCTGTTACGTTTTTAAACTTAGCAGCAAATCTTAATACTTTCTGGTTGAAGCGACCACCATAAGAGTAAACTACTAAAGTAGTATCGTTACCCCAGTTAGTAGCGGCTTTGTTAGCGAATGATTTAACACCTGATACCTTAAGAGTCTTAATAGAATCCAATGTGTTCCATACAGCTGCGCTTGCGTGTGTGAAGGTAAGATCAAATGTAGCTCCATTAGAGTAGTTAAATGTTGAGCTAGATCCAGTGTAAGCCAATGTAACAGTTAAGAAACCTTGTGTGTTACTATCTACATACTGCAAGTATTGATCAGTAGAAGAAATCTTAAGAGAAGGAACAACTGCTGTGAAAGCTGTCTTATCGTAGAATACACGGAACTGCATACCTGTGATCTTTTCAGAAGTAGAGGTATTGTAGAAGTGTAGAGGAGCTACAGTCTGTCCTACAGTGTTTGTAGCTACTTGATAACCTGAGTCGATTACAACCCAATGACCTGTACCTGGAGAGGTAGCAGAACTTTGTGCTGATACATTGCCAACCAACAATGTCAACACCCCGATGATTACTTTAAATAGTTTATTCATTTTGTTTTTGTTTTAGTTAATTTATGTAATTGTTCAATTGCATTTGCCTGTAACCAAGGCTCTGGGGTTGGTAGTTTTTTTATAAAGTCTAACTCGTAGATATAACACTTAAGTTCTTCTTCGTCCTGTGACTGTTCTACTGGATGTAACAAGTAGTATAAGTGAAGACTTTCATGTACAATAACACAAGCTAGGTTATTGAGTGAATTCGTTTTTATGTCTCCTGTAGCGATAAATATAGTTCCACCATCTTGGGAGATTGTATTAGAGGAATAGGGGCTAATCCAGAAGTCTATTACTTGGCAGACATCTATTACTCTAGTATAAGCGTTGACATCAGTTTGAGCAATTAATGCTAAGGCCGAGTCTACCTTTAAATCCCAACCATCCCCTGCCTTCATCACATTGATTTGAGAAGAACAGGGGATAGAAAGAATTAGGAAAAGACTTACTAGAAGTCCTTTCATTTACTTGATATCTTTAGATTCAATAAGAGTATAAGTGAAAGAGTTACCACCCAATGCCGCAGCCTTCTTACAGATAACCATGAATGCATCAAAGTCAGCAGACTTCTTGAACACTTGGCAACCTTCGCTCCAGTTTTCAACGTAGGTAGAGTCTGCACCAGCTTTATGAATATTAATACCGAAGATGCCTTCTTGTATCTTGGACTCGTCATAGTTCATGTCTTTGTTAGCATCACGGTAAACTTTAACGTTAGCCTTTTGCTTAAGGGCTTCGTACTTACCTTGGTGCAATCCTACATGGTGTGAACCTGAGTATTGACCAGGTACCAAACGTGCAACACCTGCAGCGTTATGGAATTCTTTAACACCCTTAGTTCCTGGATCTGTAGTAGCAGGCCAGATTTTAAATTTCCACTCACCACCTTCTTTGTAAGAAAGAGTTAAGTGATCGTCAAATACGTTAGTTACTTTAGTACCAGTAGAAGAGTTACGTACACCAATAATGTTTACGTTAAAATCTCCATTCTCAAAGTACTTATAACCTTTGGCTTTCATAGCCGCTTCGATTTGTTCTCTTGTGTAGCTCATAGTTGTTTATAGTTTATAGTTTATAGTAAATTAGTCTTCGCTAGGTGCTTCTGGCTTCTTCATGATTTTCTCAACAGAAGTCAAACCTAGACAACCAAAAGCCAACAAAGCAACCGCATCCACCAAAGGAACAGAAGGAGCAAAGTGAGCTTCAGTAAAAGAGTTAGCGTACAATGTAGCGCATAGTGTAGCTGTGCATACTAATCCGCACAAGCGTTTCATGGAGACAACACCCTTCTCATCTTTGAAGAGTCCGCCAATAAAGTTTAATAGTTTCATATAGTTACCTTTTTTTATTTCTTAAAAATTTAATAATGTCTTCTATGGCCCACTTAGAAAGCAGGACAGTGAGAAAAACAGTTAAACTCACTAGCACAGTGATATCTGAAAGGATGTTCAAAGCAACTTCGGACTTTCATAAACGGTACTTAAGTGAGAAAAGGTTGGTTATGGGCAAAGATAAAACTTTAAAAAAATAAGTCAACTAGTTGGCTATAAAACAAAAAACCCCCAGATTTCTCTGAGGGTCTTTATGAAATAAAGTTAAATTACAATACTTCTGCCTGAGTAAAAGGAACTACAGGAGTTTCATCAACAGGTGCTTCAGCAGGAATAAATTCAAATGAATCCAAATTGATTTGACCTTTACCGTAGCTAGCTTCGATAGTCTGGAAGAACTCATTCTGTTCTTTTACTACTTCTGCCATTGCTTCTTTTACCTTCTCTTTTACAGAAAGCAAGTCATTCATTTGAAGTTCGATCTTACCCAAATCCATAATTACGTTTTGAGTCTTTTGCTGGAAGCCTTTGATTGCTTCGATTTCTTGTTCAGTTAATTTAGTAGCCATGATTTATATGTTTAGTTGGTTTATGCAAATATAATGCTTTTTTATAAATCCTGCCAAATTAACAGTCTTCTACCTTACCAGCAGTAAACAAACTGACAAGTTTGGCTTTCAAGTGGCTATAGCCAAATGCAAAAATGTCAACACCTTCTGCGGAAGATAGATCAGGAACTGTGTTTGTAACAGTGTACTCTTCAGTAACTTCTTCAGTCACGTATTCTTTTACAGTGTATTCTTCGGTTACTTCTTCACCCTCTTCGTTGGTGATAGTGCGAGTCTTAACTACATCTACTTCAACTGGACGCATCATAGTACGAGTCTTAACTTCTTCTACTTGCTTAGTCAAGGATACAGACAAGTACTCACCAATTTGTTGGTTACGTGCTTGCTCAACACCTGAAGGACCCATAGAAACGTTAGGAGTAGCGTCTGCTTCGTTCAAGTAAATCTGGATACGGAAGTTAGCGTTACCAGTTTTAGAAATTTGGTAGTCGGCAATACGGATGTATGCCTCATTGGTAATACCTTTATCGGTACCAATGCTTTTTGTGATTTTAAGTGCCATTGTTGTAAAATTATAATTTTAGTTTTGTATACATTACAAATATAATGTTATTAGTTATTTTGTCAAGTAGTAGCTTAGGTGACGCTCATGATTATACCATTCTGAATATCAAAAGTTATAGGAGGCATCGGAGGTGCTTGTTGTATAGTAACCATTCCTGTATAACCTGTTACTCCATTAAGTTTATATCCAGTTGCATTAACTGTTCCATTTACCTCTAATCTATTTCCTGAATCAGAAGCTGTTCCTACTAACAAGTTACCTGCATCATTTACAATAATTCCAGGATCTCCTGAAAAATTTTCTACCTTAAAAGAAGCAAGAGCTGATGTAGTACTGGTACCCTTAATATTTAAAAGAGTAGTTGGACTTGTTGTATTAATTCCTACATTACCTGAAGGAGTGATACGCATCCTTTCATTAGCACCACTTGTGCCAGTATAGAAACCTAGTGAGTTTATTACAGGTGGTTTAATCTGAACATTATTATTCAAGAGAGAAAGACCCTCACCATTTGCAATAATAACTTGTTCGTTAAAAAAGCCTTTACCTAATACCTCAAGAGTGTAGGATGGTGTAGCACTTCCTCCGATACCAACTCTATTGTTTACAGTATCTACAACAAAAGTATTTGATCCTACCTTAACATTGTTCGTAATGTTAGCAGTTCCGCTTACAGTTAACTTAAATCCGTTATCTGTAGTAGTACCTATCAGAAGATTACCTGTACTAGTAAGACGCATTCTCTCTGTTAAAGAGTTTGTACCTGAGCCAGGAACCTTGGTTAGGAATTTAATATGTGCAGAGTAACTAGCATCTTGAGCCAAAATAGCTGCTTGGGCTTCTGCACTATTAGCAAAAGTTTCATTTTGATAAGGCCTAAAATAAATACCCGTGTTACCGTTTCCTCCAGACTGAGATTGAAGAGTTAAGATAGCAGCGTTATTACCTGTTCCACCGAATACATTTAATTGACCTACAGGTAGTCTGGTTCCTATACCTACGTTTCCACTTGAGTTTATATAAAACTGGTGTCCACTATTGGTAAGAGAACTAGCTCCTGTTTTTACTGCAAAACCTGCTAAAGCATTAATATTTAAATCGTTACCATCTCCGTCTGTATATCTAGTTATCGACCAGATAAAAGATCCTCCTGTAGGATCATCATAGCCAAATAGACCTTGCTGGGCATGAGTAACAATTCTTGTACTGCCGTTAACGGTAAGTAAGTTAGCAGGACTAGTAGTATTGATTCCTACATTTCCCCCAGCTAAGACTACAAAACGATGAACGTTGTTATTAATGTCGTAAAGACTAAAGTTACCATTATTATTAATTAAAGAGTAATCAGAGTCATTGTCTGTATCATAAAAATTAATACGAGGATAACTATACTGTAGGTTTAAGTCACCAGTTATTGTACCACCTGTTGAAGATAGGTTGCCTAGATCGTTGGTAAATTGAGATAAAGCAGTAGGGCGAGAACTTACGTTAGTCCATGCTACTGATCCTGCACTTCCAGTTACATTGATATTCCATGTTCCACTAGCATTACTTCCCGTTAGGCTAGGAGAGTATAAGTTAAAGTTACTACTATGAAGTACAGTCAACCAGTTTCCCCAAGTTCCTGCATTAGCATTTCGGAAGTAGAGTCTCTCTGCCCCTGTGTCAAAATACAATTGAGAGTGGTAGTTTCCAGGATGGGTGTCTATCTGTAAGACAGCTCCTCCATTATGTCCTGAAGGTGGTCTATTACTCCAACTACCTGTTGAGCCTCTATATAAACCAGTTCCGTTAAAAGCATTAAAGTCAAAAGTATTAACAGAAGCTTGATATAGTCTTCCACTTATCTGAGAATCAATCTCTGATTCTGTGTAGTATCTATCATCATGATTATGTGAAGGAAGGGAAGTAAGGTATCCAGAGTTATTAGTAAACTGAGAAATGTTCATACTGGTTAAAGCATTTGCAGTTGTAGCCGTAGCTGCATTACCACTAATACTTCCTGATGAGGTTATATATCCATTAGGGTTACTAGAGTTATACGGAGTATATCCTAAAGCTCCTGTTACTTGTCCTGACGTTATTCCTGTTAAATAGCCTGAATTATTACTGAACTGGGAAATGTTCATCGAACTAAGTGCCCCTGCAGTAGTTGCATAGTTTACGGATTGAGAACCTATATTTCCAGAATGAATAATTGTTAACCAAGAATTCCAAGTCCCACTAGTCATACGTCTTAATCTGAAGTCGTCACCCCAGAAAGAACCAGCCATTTGATAAGCATAACCGTCTCCTCCTGACCAAGAATTTCCTGCTACAGTTAACCAATTCCACCAGTCTGTACTAGGCATACCTGCAACAGCGTTTCCAAAATAAAATCCAGAAGAATTTGAAGAATCAGAAGTATTAGCATTTCCGCCTATCTTACTTGTAGATCTACCTCTTGCTCCATCTCCATAAACAATTCGAGATACATCAATATTACCTACAGCTCCAGAATTGTTTGAGTAAGCAACTCTTACAGCACCTGGAGTAGCAGGAGAAACTTTGAGTTCCCAGTAACTACCTCCATCGTAGTTCATATACATATAGTAAGGTGCTGCTCCACCATAAGTATATGGAGAGTCGGAAGCATACAACCTAGTGCTATTTGTAGCATAAGCAGAGTTACCAGTAATGCTGATTCCCCAGGTACCACTAGCCCCACTGCCTGTAAGGGAGGGAGAGTAACTTGTGTAGTTACCGCTATCTAGGATGGTTCTCCAAGATTGCCATGTTCCATTATTTTTTCCCCTTACTGCAATTTGTCCACTTCTAAAATCACCATAAATCTGATGAATCCAACTAGAACTATATGCAGAAGAATAAAGACCCCCATCCGTTTGTCCAAATAGACTTACAGATGTATTATATCCAATTTGATTCTGAGTTACGTTATCTGGGTTAAGATTATTTGCAGAACTAGTTAAAGTCAATCCTGTAACTGAACCTGCAGTTTGTGAACCAATAGTTGATGTAGTAATTACTGAGTTACCATTTATTAGAATGTCTTTGTTAAAATAGAAGTTGGCTCTGTCTGTATAGATATGCGCATGACTAGTATTTGCAGGACCAAATTGTATATATCCATTATCATTATACAATTTAATTCCCCAAGCACCGTCTCCAGAAAAAGTCGAGTTATTTGTTGAGGTACCAAAACGAATAGAATTTACTACTGAAGTGCCATTAAAGTTACCGTAGTAATTAGTGTCATTTGAATCATAGAACACAGGCGCCCTAAATGAACCTATAGCAAAAGAGTTTCCTGATGTATCAATACCTGCTACAGTTTGACCTGCTGCATCGGAATAAAAATGAAAAGATGCACTATCTACAAGTTGATTTGTATTACGCTTACCTACGTACCAGTTAGTGCCACTTCCTCCATTATAGCGAATCATAGCATCATAACCGTTACCTGGATTTATAGCAATTACTTTGTTTGCAGATCCTGTTAAGTTTAAGGTAGCTCCCCCTGAAAGAGTTAAGTTTCCAAGCATAGAAGAACCTCCTCTACTTACAAATGGATCTTGGTCAATACCTTCACTGTTGTCGATAACAATATCAACAGTCATTAAAGCAACATTGCATCCAGCAGTAGGAGTAAAAGTAATTTCCCAAGCCTTAATAAAGTTAGGACCTCCACAAGGTATTTTCCAATACTCAAAATATCCTACTCCTATATTAGACCCTTGATATGGACCATACCATGTTCCACTAGTATTCTGTACTCTTACTGTAATATTTGTTGGAGGACAGTTATTCCAGAACCCACAATAGATATTTCCAGAAGAGTAAACAGAATTGCTTCCGTCTATTAATTCATAAGTAACTATATAAGTACTTCCTGCTTGAGGATAAGTACCTGTAGTCGAAGTTGTTACGGTATACCTACTTCCATTTCCTCCCCATAATAAGGTCTTAATTGTGGAAGGATGCATGGTAAGAGTCTTTCCAGCAAAAGTCGGTTGGTTGATATAGTCTCCAAACTGAACTAATCCTGTATTTCCAGTAGGTTTTCCTACTATACTATTCCAATATACAGTAGGAGCAGTTGTTACGGTGTCAGCCACTCTTGCACTATCTACACGAACTCCATAAGTAGTACTGCCATTCCAACCCATTAAGGTTGGATAGGTACCTGTCCATGCTACTGCTGAGTTTGTGTTATTTACAGATGTTCCATCAGGAGCTGTACTTGCAGAAGCATCAAATATAGTGTGGTTATTACCATAAGCTTTCCACATTAACTGACCTGCTACTGCATTGTCTGTATTATTTTTATAGTTAGTTCTATTAGAAGAAAATGTAGTTGCTGTAGCAGCGTTTCCAGAAGTACTAACCCAAGTCCTAGAAGCTAGAATATCTTGACCTTCGTTAACATAAACATTACCGTCTACAGAAAGGTTAAGATCTCCGTTACCACTACCAAAAGTGATAACACTGTTTCCAGATGCACCATGAAAAGAAGCAACTAAGTTCCTTCCACTTCCTCCTGTGTTACCTGCCCACGGAGAACCTTGGTCATAGTTAAGTGTAAGAAGAAATGGTTTACTTGTAATGCTAGCCCAAGATTGAGCTGGTACAGAAGTAAGATATCCCTGAGATTGAACCCATGATTGGGTTGCATAACCGCTTAATGAGGTAATTGCATAACTCCCAATATTACTTGTTGTGATTACGGCACTTCCGCCTACTGTGGTACTGGATAATAAATTAGCCATTGTTTTCTAATGTTTCGATTCGTTTTGTTAATTGTTTAACTGCACCAATAAGGGCAGCCGTTAAGCGTGAGTAGTGAACCCCTATAGGCTCTCCATTCTCATCGTACTGTACAAACTCTGGATATACTTGAGCAACTTCTTCTGCAATAAGTCCTAGTTCTGTAGTTTCAGATCCTATCTTATTGTAAGTGACTGGTCTCAAATTTACTACCTTTTCCAAATTTCCCTCACTTGTTTCTACGTTTTCTTTTAATTTAATAGAAGAGTTTTCTGTAATAGTTCCACCTACAGTTAGATTTCCATAGATTGTAGTTCCTACACTATTTACCAGTAAAGTAGTGACACTTGTACCATCTGCATTAAATCGCCTAAAAGCAACTTGTCCGTTTCCTGCAATGTTAGGAGTACCTAGTACTAAGGTAGAAGGTTCCATAAATAATCCCCATCTACCAACTCCATTATAGGCTCCAGAAGTAAATGAATCCCATCCCCTAGTAATAAGAGGAGCATCCGCAGAGTTTAAGATTACACCTAAAGATGTAGTAGAGTAAATGTTCCCAACTACGTTTAAGTTACCTGTAATGGTATCTCCACTCTTACTTACTTTTCCTGCAATACTATTAGTTACTGTAGTAGCAAAGTTTGAATCATCTCCTAATGCAGCAGCCAATTCATCTAGTGTATCTAGTACTCCTGGTGCTCCTGCAATTAAGTTGTTGATTTGAGTTGTTACATAAGATGTAGTAGCATACCCAGCAGAAGCGTGATTTCCCCACCCAAAGGCTGTGTTCCAATTACTTACATTGGTTGAAGTAAAATCACCACTATGCCAAATTCTGCGAGCAGTATTCCAAGTAGTATTATTACCTGCACGCAAATAGAAATCATCTATTGCAGAAGAGGCTGACCCTATAATTTGCCAAGCAGAATATCCATTGTGCCATCCTTGCATAGTCATTGCTGACCACCAAGAAGTACCACTATAATTTAAACCAGGAATCTGGTTAGTAAATTCCCAACTTACTTTATAGTCATCGTAGTCACTAGGAGTTCTTTCAGCTGCACGAGTATCTTCTATAAAAGCTCTGTATGTGTTAGTTGAGTTAGTTGCACTACCTGAACTACTAGCATAACTAACACTCTGAGACCCAATGTTTGAAGTATTAATAAAATAGGAAGCATGGTTACCATCAAGTAAATCAGCATCTAATCCACTTCCGCTTCCGTCATTACTTGCATGCCACACTGTACTTCCACTTACGTAGAAACCTCCATCAGCTCTCATTAATCCTGGAGTGTATACACCAGAACCATAATCTCCACTTTGGTTAAGTCTTAACCAAGAATCGGTTGAATCAATTGTATTTTTTGCTCTTAAATTTAATCCATTAGCAGTTAATGCCATGTGTTCATAAGAACCATAACCTTCATTATTAAATACAAAAGTCTGAGCATTAAACTTATGAGTAGATCCACTAGAATATTGTCTTGTAGTCCACGCTCCTATATTTCCTGTGGTGTGTCCAAAATATATAAAGTTACTTCCTACAATACCTAAAGCACCATTAACATCTAATTTAACCTGAGGAGTGCTAGTACCTATACCTACATTACCATTTGGTAAAATAGTAAACAAAATCTCTTCACTACCACCTCCTGGATTACCCGCTCCTCTCCAAATAGTAAATGCATTGCTAAGGCTTGAGGCTCTAGAGGAAATGGACCAATAAACACCATCCCAACTAGTTTGATTAGCCGCTGCAGTGTGTCCAAATAGAATATCAGCTGGATAGTCTGGGCCATTAGAGTCTAACCTAATGTTGGCACGATTTGCAATTGCCCAGTTTCTACCTAATCTAACACCATTTGTATCTAATGGAGCAGTTGGACTTGTTGTGCCAATACCAACGTTACCACTAGAATATGCTACACTTAATCTAATAGATCCATTGGTATAAAAATTCATTACACCACTTCCATTATGCAGTTGTATTGAATTTCCTGTATCAGTTGTAGATATTAAATATCCTGTATATGGTACTCCAATATTTCCATTAACTTCTAGTTTTTGAGAAGGACTAGTAGTTCCAATTCCTACTCTATTAGTAGTACCATCAGCATATACAGTTACATCCCCAGTAGAGTTTCTTACCCTAAAAGTAACACCGTCAATATATGTATTAACAGTAGCACCTCCTAAGACAAAATTTCCACTTCCATTATCTGTTATTTTAAAAAGTTGACTTGCTCCAAAACTTGCATTTCCTGCAACATCTAACTTTACACTTGGATTTGACGTACCGATACCCACATTACCTGTGTCTGTAATACGCATTCTTTCTACTGAAGTGTCACCTATTGTACCTCCATTAGTAGAAAAAGCAAGCATTCCTTCGTAAGCACTTCCGCCTCTCCAAAAGTCAATAGAAGCTGATACTCCTGTAGGATTATATGTGGAACGGATAAATTTAAATCTACCCATTCTTACGTTTGTAGATCCAGAATCAACTTGTAAAGAGTAATCAGCAGTAGAATTTAACCCACCTGCTGTAATTGCATTACCAGTAGTATTTCCTCTAGTTGCAACTGAGTTTAAAGTATCGGACTCAGCAGTTAAGAATGCTGGAACTCCTGTTATTTTAGAATAAGCTAGAGAAGTAATCCAAGATGGGTTAGCATAAGAACCTGAGGTAGAAACATAACCTGCCGAGGCATGATTCCCCCAACCATATGAGGTATTCCAGTTATTTACGTTTGTTTGGGTAAAGTTTACTGTAGTCCATACATCTGCATAAGAAGAATAAGGAGTAGTACTACCCCAAGTTTGTTGCCAGATACGCATACCAATACCTGACTTCTTAAACATAACTAAGTTATCGTCCCCACCAGAAGCATCTGTATATGAACGTAAGTGCAAGAAGTCTGCATAAGGTCCACCATTGTCGTTTGTCCAGGAAGTAAATCCAAACTTTAATTGTCCTGCTGCTAACTCACTGGGTGAGATTGTTCTGTTATCTTCTCTTGTTAAAGTATTAGAACTTGAGGAAAGACCACTGATATCTATGGCATATGATCCAGACAATCTAGCAGAAGAAATAGTACCTGAAGTTATATCTGTAGCAGAATGTGTATGACTGGAAGCCGCATAAAGTCCTGCATGATTACCCCATGAATAGGCAGTATTCCAGTTTGATATATTAGTTGAAGAGAAGTCTCCAGAATGCCAAACTCTACTTCCGTTAATTAGTTCGTTAGTACCTGCAGACCTTGTTCCACTTTGAGAAGCGTTAACATAGATGTCCCCGTTAGTACGAACAACACCGTTCTTAACGTCCATAAAGTCAAATGATCCAATGTTCCAAGTATTATGACTAAACTTAAAGTACTCATTACCGTTATCTTCTGTAAAGAAGTTAAAGTAAGAGTTGTTATCTCCGTCTCCCGTATTTTTAAATGTAATACCTGCAGCATCACTATTTACATTCCATCTAAATCCGTTAGTTAGAGAGGCTGTTTGAAATAGTATCTGACCTGTCATTGTACCCCCAGAAAGCGAAAGCTTAGAAGCTATACTGTTTGTAACAGTTGTCGAGAAACTAGCATCATTGCCTAAAGCCGCTGCTAGTTCATTAAGCGTATCTAACGCTGCAGGAGCTGAGTTTACTAGAGAAGCTATTGCACTAGTCACATAAGACTGAGTAGCATATGAGCTTAAGTTAGCAGATGTTAAATAACTTTGAGATGAAACCCAAGATTGTGTAGCTGCAAGAGCTCCATTAATAGTAATAGTTCCCGATGTGGTTAGGTCACCTACTACTATAAGACCGTTTTTGACTTTAAATTCGTTTGCCATTTTTTATTGTTTTCACTATCCAACAATGTGTATAATCTGTATTTTAGAAATATCTGTAGTTCATTACTATGGTGTAAGGAGCAGAACTAGCATTAACTGCGTTAATTCGTGCATCTGAGCCCACTAGAGAACTTGTAAAGACCACAGGGGTAGTTGACCCTATGTCAGGTGTAGTTGTTTCAGTGTGAGCAATTGTAGGCGTTCCTGACTGATTCCAAGTAACCATGATTGTACCTGCTCTTTGATCTGTAGTTGTGTTGTTATTCAAAATATAATATTCGATAAACGCACACATACCTACGCTTACGTTCTGAGACCAAACAATAGTAGTAGCACTAGGATTAATAGTAGTAGTAGAAGACATGTGTACTACTCCGTTACCAGAGTTAACATTACCTACTCTTAGTTTATCTTGTACTCTTACTTGACCATTTACGTCTAAGTCATATCCTGGGGATGCTTGGTTAATACCTACTCTGTTAGTGGCAGAGTTGTAAGTAAGCGCAGAAGCTCCTGCCAATGTTCCAGAACTATTGTACTGGAATTGTGTATCAGATCCTCCTGGAGTTGTAGTTGCTATGGTCCAACTTCTGTTTGCACTTAGATCATAGGTTGTTCCATTAATAGTAAGCGTTCTTGCTTGAGGAACATAAGCCTGAGAAGTAACCCAAGTTTCAGTTGCTATACTTTGCCAAACACTTCCGTTATATAAAGCATTTTTATTTAAAGTAGAGTCGTAAACTTGAAGACCCGTAGCAGGAGTAGAGATAGCATTTTTCTGAGTAGTTGTGAGTCTTGGCTGTAAGAAACCTTTTGTAGTAGACTGTATATCAAAAATAGCACTTGCTGCAGGAGTTGAAATATAATCGTTACTAAATACAAATCCTGTTGCATCCGCAAAACTTAAACGAGAGCCGTGAAAAGAAATAGACTGACTATTAAAACTTGTTCTATATAAAACACAGTTAAAGTTATCTATTGCTAATCCATTAGGTCCAATTACTGTAAAGTTATCATCACGCACTTGAAGCATTGATGCTCCACTACTATTCTGAACTAACAAAGAAGTAGTAGAAGAACTTGATCCAGCCCCTTGAATATGTGCAGTAGCTAGTAAAGTTCCATCAAAACCAATACCTACTCTTGGATTTCCACTAATTCCAGACCACTTTAAAGAAGTCGTTCCATATCCAGTCTGTAGTATACCACCTGCACCTTGGCTTTCTTGGAGTATTGTATAGTTTCCTGAGTTATAAAACTTACCCAATACAGCTCCATCCGAAGGTCTTCTTAGATAAAGAATACCAGCATTTCCTACTGATCCAATAGAAATAACGTCTTTAACTTGGAGACTATCTAGTGGAGTAGTGACACCAATACCTACATTGCCACCTGCAAGTATGCGTACACGTTCAGTATTGTTAGTACCTAATAATAGATCCCCTGCTTCTCTATACCAAACTAAAGCACTTGTTGTATTTAATCCTATTGTTAAGCCGTTTCCTGATCCACCAGTACCTGAACTTAAGTTATAATACTGTGTATAGGTTACATCAGTTGTACTTTCTATTACTTGAACTACGTCAGTGTCACTTTTAACATGTAATTTGTATGCTGGACTAGTTGTACCAATACCAACATTTCCTGTACTTAGTATTGAGAGAATGTCACCAGTTCCACTTGAGCTAGAAACATTTAAGTAATTTCCAGATTGAGAAGCTGCTCCTTTTATTTCTGTTACAATCTTAGATGCAGTTCCACTAAGATTAGAAGCAGAGAATTGAGTATTACTTACTGGTATACCAATGTGAGCTCCATTAGTTTCTGTACCAATAGTTATGTCAGCTCTTGATTGTGTAATTTTATTAAAACCATCAAGATTGTTACCAATATACCTAACACCTGCACCAGAAACAGTGTCTGCAAAAACAAATTGTCTATTACCTGATACATTATAAGACAAATAAAGTCCATAACCTTCAGTAGCACTTGTTCCATCGGTAACATTAGATAAAGGAGTACCTGTTATCTTAATAGCTTCTGTTGAGAAATTGCTATTATTTTTTTGTATATGCAGAGAACCAGCAGGACTAGTTGTTCCTATGCCTACACTACCACTTGTAGTAGCAAACAGTACGTCACCTGTTACTGTCTCAATAGCTCTATGAGTAACACCAGTCATTGATGTTAGTACAGGATTGTAGTAGATTCCTCTAATAGTACTTGTACCTCCTGTTGCATTATAGGTAGTGCCTATATTTACTGCATTGAAGGAGTTTGTTCCTGTAGTAGGAGCAAATGAACCATATCCTGTAAGCCACAAAGCATTTCCAGAAGTAGTGCCTGCAGATAGTACACTTCTGTTTAAGAGAATAACATCATTGCCTGTTCCTGCATGAAGTAAGTTAAACACTGAGTTATTCCAACCAAATACACCATTTCCTCCCCATGCACTTACTACCCCAGGTCCTTGTTGACCTGTTGATGAGTAAGAAATAGTAGCAGTATTAGCATTTGTTGAATCATTTAGACGCAATTGATTTCCAGAACTTACTGTCAAGTTTCCTTGAATTCTCGCAGTACCATTGACATCTAACTTGTATCCAGAGTCAGTTGTAGTTCCTACTAAGAAGTTTCCATTAGAAGTAAGTCTCATTCCCTCTATATCAGAGGCAGTGTTCTTGTAGAAGAATCTTAGACTTACAGTATTATTGTCTGTAAATACTGCACCAATTGCATCATAAGCAGTAGTAGCTCCTATTGTTTCAAATCCAAGATAACCTGAACCACCTGCATAGAATCTTGCTTGAGAGTTAGTAGTGTGAAAAGTTCCATTTTCTAGTCTATACTCGGTAGTATCGCCTGTACCATAAAATTTAAAAATCGCTCCATTACCCCAAGTAATATTTCCTTGTGCAGAGAACTCTAATGTAGGACTGTAACCACTTCCTGTGTACCACTTAGTAGTATAGGTTCCATTAGATAAAGTTAACTTTCCATCGTCTGTATAAGATAAAGTCCTAGTGTTATCACTGTTAGCAATATAAAGAGATTTAGTACTAGAGGTAGCACCTGCTCCTTTAACGTTTAAAGTTGCACCTAAGTTGCCAGTAGCACCTACAGTTACGTAAGTTGTAAAGTAGGCAGAACCATTACCCTGTAACTGTGCATAGTAGAATTTGTATTGACCATTAATATCAACAGCAGCTCCAGATCCAATATTTGAATTTAGATATACAGTACCTGTAGAGGTTCCTACAGTTATATTTGTACCGTTATCATAAATTAAAGACGTAGTAATAGTATCTGCATCACTCCACTTAGCCAAATAGTTGGCTGTACCTGTCCCATCTACTCCTGTAATTTCGCTTAGACTTACCCAGTCTGTACCAGTTGCTGTAGATTTAAGAATCTGTCCTGCTGTACCTGCAGAGTTATTAGAGTCATAGAAAGCTCCTGTAAGTCTTAAGTTTCCTGCTACGTGTAACAGTTGAGTAGGTGAAGTAGTACCTATTCCTACATATCCTCTTGCAGCTGTTCCATCGTGAGCAAGTATTACATTACCATAGTTTCCTACAGGTGTAGTAGAAGGTGTTCCTCCATAGATAACTACGTTACCACCATTAGAATATCCGTAATTTGACTCAAAAGGCTGTGCACCCTTAATAACAAGGTCATACACAGGTAAGTGGTGCACGTCAGTAGACATGTTACCAAAAACAAGTTTACGATTAGTACGATCTATACTAGCAACAGTCCATGGTGCACAAAAAGAAATTGATGAATTAGTTAGGTCTAGATAGTTTCCTGAAGTACTATTTCTTGCTGAAATTTGAATTCTACTATAAGTACCTAAGGCGTTAAATTGCCAAGTAGAACTATCATTACCCATGGTAGGGAAAATAATCCTATCATAGTTTGTACCAAATCCAGGTATATCCTTTTTACTATTGATAGCAAACCAGTTTTCATGGTGATTAGGAGAATCATCAAAATTAAGAGCTACATAGTTTGCTGGAGGGGGAGAAGAAACTCCTGAAGCAGATATAGTTAAACTACTGCCTTTTACTCTAGCACTTCCATTAACATCAAATTTATAACCTGAATCTATAGTTGTACCTATCGCAACGTTTCCAGTATCAAATACTTTCATTCGTATTGACTGTGAGGAAATGTTAGTAGCAGACGAAAGAATCTCAACTCCGCCAAATCCTCCAAGTCGTAAAGTATTCGAGTCCCTATAAATTCCTACGTTTGAGTTATTAAAGTATAATTGATATCCTACACCAAGTCTAACATTACCCTCTACGTCTAACTTATATCCAGAGTCTGTAGTCGTTCCAATAAGAAGATTTCCATTAGGAGTTACTCTGTAACGTTCTGTTCCATTAGTAACAACCATGAACGTACCATCTAATCCTCCATCACCAATCCAACCATCTCCATCAGTATTCCAACGTACTTTAGTAGTTACTACATCTCCTCCAAAAGTTCCATTTCCAATGCTATAAAGTCCACCAGTTCCATCAACATAGAATCTAGTTTGACCTCCTCCTTGTGCATTTACGGCTCTTATGAAATATCCTGGTACACCTCCATTCTGATTAACCAAAAGAAGAACACCATTTACGTTATCGTAGTCTTTAGTGTTCTGTATTCTTGTTACAAATCCACTGTAAAGATTTGTTCCATCGCTTCCAATACTTGAAGTAATTCTTGCTCCATAGTTTGTTACTCCTGTAAAAGCTCCGTTAGTAAATGTAGGATTGACATCTAAACCTACTAATACGTCATTATTAGCAGCCGCTATCAAACTAGTCTCCATACCTATACCTCTTCCAAGAGCAGATCCAGCAGTAACGCTTCCTTGCATTAGAAGCATATTAGTACCAGTGGCATTTAAGCTACCCAAAGTAAGTGACGCTGCTATCTGTACAGACCCCCCTGGAAAACGACTTTGTCCAGCGTTAATAAAGACTCTGTTAGAAGGACCAAATGTAATGTTTTCACCAGCAGGACCACCACTAATAATCGTAGTAGCATTTGCAGCTTGGTAAAAACGTCCAGCACCTGTATAAGCAGGATCAGTTACATATAAACTTGAGTTTATTCTTGCTGTTCCGTTAACGTCTAGTTTATATCCACTATCAGTAGCTGTTCCAATTAAAAAGTTATTAGTGCTTGAGGCAAATCTTGCATGCTCAACTAGGTGTTGATTCTTGAATCGAATAGATTCACCAGCTAGACTTAAATCTTGATATCCGCCTGACTTAAGAGTAGTAGTATATCCTGAGTTTTCTAGATAACCCCAGTAATTACCATTAAATCCTCCTTGGTTACTTGAGGGTCTTATCCAGATCTTAGTACTATTACCTGAAGATTGAAACTGTACAAATCCTTCAATACTGTCTCCATAAATTGAAGAGTACCCGTTACCCCAAACAAAATCTCCTGAAGCAATTTCTACTCCTCTGTGAGTCGCACCAGTCATAGAAGTTAATGTAGGATTGTAATAAAATCCCCTCATTATTCCAGTAAATGCTCCTGTTAAGTTATAGGTAGGAGATACATTGAATATATTCCTAACAGTTCCTACGGTACTAGATGTGGTTGTTCCTGATATCCAAAAATAATCAAAGCCAGTTCCTGCGGTTGGAGTACCTGTTACTTTAAAAAATACGCTTTGACCTGCTGCGTTTTGCAGATCTACTAATCCATAAACATTATTTTGGTTAGCAAATAAATAGTTTACGTTTCCATTAAATGTATTTGTTCCTGATCCACCTGTACTTACGGTAAGGTTACCTGTAAACCTTCCAGTTCCCGCTACATCCAACTTATAACCTGAATCTGTTGTACTTCCTACTACTACGTTACCTGCAGTAGAAAGGAAAAGAGGAGTATACTGATTAGGGCTAGATTGATTACCAGTAGTAGTTCCTGTATAAAAAGTATGAGCTTTAGCTGTAAATTGAAAAGCATTAGACTCTAAGTTAGTTGTATTGTTCTCAACACCAGTACTAAAGTAAGTAATTGTAGAACTTGTAGTAATTCCTAAACGATAGGGTACGTTTAATGGTCCAAAAGTACCATTCATAAAGTAAAGAGCACCACTAGTTCCTATAAGAACAGAATCATAATACGTACTCAAAGCAGACCCAAAAGTAGAACCATTTCCTAGACCTACAGTGTTTCCTGTATGCCAAGTTCTTAAGATAGTGTAGTCATTAGTTCCAGCTACTGCATTAAGATTAATACGTCCATCTGAGTGTACAGGAGACATATAAAACTTAGAGTTTGCATTCTGGGAGTTTACTAAGAACTGAATGTTACTACCGTTATCTACAATCTTAGAATTTCCTAGAGTATTAGCTCCTGTGAACTTAGAAAGATAGTTAGTAGTACCACTTGCGTTAGCTGGAGTGTATCCTAACCAACCTGCAATTGTTTTATTTACCCAAAGAGTTCCATCAAAACCAAGAATATGCCCGTTTACTGGCACTGTGGTCTTTAAATCTACGTCATGAATTTCATTTAGTTCGAATCCATTCTGAACTTTTACAAAAATCTCTCCGTTATTGATGTTTTTACGGGTTACAATACCAATAAAAACTAAGTGAGCAGGAGCGTAAGGTTTATTAATTAGGCCATAAATCAAGTTACCACCTGTTCCTAGCCATACAGGATCACCCTCAGAACCTGCTGTTGAGGTATCTAATCCTGCTAAAAGACCTTCTGTAACTACGTTAGCAAAACCGTTAATAACAACTGTGGCATCTAAAAGACCCATAGTCTTACTAGAAGTAGCCTCAGAAGCATTAGAAGCCAAACCAACAATCATATTGGTTCCATCTGCACTTGTTACATAAACTGCTTGACCCTTATTAATTGCTACACCAGCTTTAACTTGGTGTTGCAATCTAGAAGTGTAGGCAACTGTATCAATTGTCCAGCTTCTATTAGCTGTAAGATCGTAAGTAGTTCCGTTAATAGACAGAGTTCTAGAAGTAGGAACATAGCCACTCAAACCTATTCCTGTAGCTACGTCAGTCATAAACTGAGCGTAAGTTCTAGTGTAAATCTGTCCTTGGGCTGTTGTGCCTACAATGACGTGTTCCCAACTAGTTGTATTGGTTATTCCTGTAAGATAAGTAGTTCCTGCAAGAGTAGTTAAACCTTGTATGGTTACTCCACATTGGTAGGTTTTGCTGCTGAGTGACTTCATGTGTTTGTTTAGAATCAAAAAAAGCTAGGGGTTTTTAGGCCCCTAGCAAAGATAAGATATTAATTAAATTAAGCAATCTTGATTACCAATACTCTCAAGCTATTGATTGCTTGAGGAGTACAGAATCCTAGAGTAACTACGTTAGTAGTTGTACGTACTACATCACACTCTACATCAGCTCCTGTAGCTACTTCGTAAACTTGTACGATAACATCACTAGTACCCAAGTTGTGAGTCACTACCAAAGAAGAAGCTAAAGTAGCTGGACCAGTTACTGCATAACGCAAAGCGGCCAAACCTGCAGGAGTAACTACCAAAGTAGAACTTGCCATAGCCAAAGCTTCGGCTGTAGTAGCCAATTCAACAACTCCGACTGCACTTGTAGTAGCGTTAGTACCAGAGATAGCAATAGTGGTAGTTCCAGAACCAGAAACAGAAACTCCGTTAGAGCCTGTAACTGTAATACCTGTTACTACATCGCCTGCCAAGTCAGCAGCACTCAAGTATTTAACTACACCTCCGTCACTTACCAAGTATTTGTTACCTGTGTAAGCAGAGGTAGCGTCAGCAATAGAACCAATATGGAAAGGCTCAGTTACAGTAGACCAGTAGTCATTAGTTTCGTTCCAGATGAAAGAAACGTTAGTTGCTGTTCCACGTTCGATTTCAATACCACCGTTCTGTGAAGGAGCAGCAGTTTCATCTCTGTTAAGAAGAATAATAGAGTCACCGATTTCAACTGTGTTAGAGTTAACGTAAGTAATGTTACCGTTAACTGTTAAGTTACCTCCAATAGTTACAGTAGTTCCGTCATCTGTAATAGTAGAGTTAGCAAAGCCAGTTCCGTTCCACTTAGTTAAGTAGTTGTTAGTCAATGCACCAGCACCAGTAATCGCAATGTCATCTGCGTTAACTGTGATACCTGTTCCTGCACCTACTGCAAAAGTACGAGAAGCTGTAATATCTCCACCACCTGTCAAACCTGCACCTGCTGTCAATGTAACTGCAGAGTGATCAGTGTTACGAGTAGAACTGGTGTCCAACTGAACGCTGTCAGCATTTACAGTAATACCTGTGCCTGCTCCAATGTTAAGAGTTACAGAACTTCCAAGAGCAACAGAACCTCCATCAGTAAGACCTGCACCAGCAACTACTGAGAGAGAAGAGTTAACCAACATTGTGTTAGTTACACCACCTGCCTTAATAATAAGTTGGTTAGATCCGTTTAATCCAATAGAAGAGTTGTCATAGAGGACGTTTACGGTAATATCTCTTGTTCCAGATACTGAGATAGCATTACCTGCAACAATCGACCTTAAATCACCCCCTACGTCTACCCACGCAGTTCCGTCATAGAAGTAGATAGATTTGTCTCCAGTGGTAGAGTTGAAGTAAATTTGACCTGCATTGGGAGATCCAGGTGCAGTACCTAAGTTTTGGATGACCGCATTCTGCAGTTCGCATTTGTTGAGGTCTATCGCTGTTAAGAATTTTTTTGCCATAGCTATTTAGTTTAATTTATTTTTATTTTATTTTGTTTTTAGTTAAAGTAAGCTTTACCACTGAACGATCCCTGAAAAGTTAAAGTACAGGAGTTTAACGTGTTATAGATAGTATCTCCTTCTACGATGTTTCCTGCTGAGTCTACGATACTTACAGAAGGAAATTTGTTCATGTTGTGGGTTACTACCCAAGTATCAGAAGGAGTAGGTTGAGTAAAAGTGTAAGTGTCTGTATATGAAACACTTACAGTATCTCCATCAGCTTGGTGAAGATTTAACGTCTTAGTTTCAGCTCCTGTGATAGACATAGAGACCACTTCGTTACCTGTTACGGTGTCGATAAGGTCGTCTACTTCAGTCTTAGTGTAGGCGTCTGTGATACCGTATCCGTCTAGAGTGTCGGGAGTGTTTATTATTTTAGCCCAATCTAACGAAGTAATAAAAGAAGGATCAGCATATGCTCCTGACAGAAGCACAAAATTTGTTAAACTAGAATTAAGAAGACGAAAGTCTACCAAATCCTCTACTTTAACTTTCCTAGAACGCACGTTTCCAGTTGTAGGATTGACATCTATTAATAATAAGAGGTCTTCTCCCGCAATCTCAGGTCCTGTTAGGGGTTGTAGTTGGGAAACTTTATAATTCATAACTAATTTTGTTTATTCGTATACTATGTATTGACCTTCTTCGTTTAAAATATAACCGTCTTCTAAGAAGGTTCCTTTAGCTGACTGTCCTTCGTACTTTAGGAATCCTAGTTTCTGGTAGGGTCCCTCAAATCTGGGTTTGGAGCAAGTTACCGAGTTATCCTCGATTACTTGGGTCTCAAACTCCCCTCCGTAGTTATCTCCACCTCTAAGAAGAACAAACCATCTATGGCCTTCTCTTCGGATTTTGATGTTTATCCTTTCCTTATTATGATATAGCTGTTGCCAATCGTGAGGACAAACATAAGTCTTCTCTGAGAACCCCTTAATGATAACCTCTACAAGTGCTGTAGAGTATCCTGTGGTCTGAAAGAAGTTGTTTCTCATAAAAAGGGAATAAAAAAAGAGGGTGTAGGTAGGGCAACATGAAAGGAGAAAGATCTAATCCCTACCTAGCAACCCTCCATAAAAAATGGCTAAAGAAACTAGTCACAAAAGAAATCGTAACTCCAAACAACACAGACCTTTCCCTAATTACAAAAATAGAGTTTATAAAAAATAAGTCAAGTAAACTGGAGCTAAACTAGGGCTAAACTGTACTTAATCCCAATGTTTATTATATCTCTCCCAGTAGAACTCTGGCATATCACTCACATACTCTCCGACAAAGTCACATTTAAACTTACTAGATTCCATCTCTAGGAGAGCTACTGTAATGATATCATCGTTCTCGTAGCCCATGTCTAAGAGTTTTTCTTTGATCCAAGTGTAATTATTACCTGAGAGGACTGCTGCTTCTACTAAAATTATTTTATCATACTTGTAAGGGATCAAAACGCTGTTTCGCTTAAACTCGTACTCGTAACTATCTCTCTTTTCTCCAGGGTAAGGAACATCTAAATGAAACAAGTCTAGCATCTTTCCTCCTTCTGAGAGGTGGTGGGCTATTTGCATGGTCACATTAGACGAGTAATCGGGAGAGACATTTATCGCAAGGGTTACATAAGGGTCTACTCTAGGAAGTCTTTTAAGGAGTCCCTGAATCAAGCTGTGTTCTTTTAAATTATCTATATACATTATTTCTTGAATCTTAAATAATCTGTAGTACCTGGATCTTCGTTCTTAAAGTAGTAAACTTCTTTTACTTTACCGTACTTAATGGTTTTTAGGAACCCATCAGGGATAGTAGCTCCTGTTGGTAATCTTAGACTTGTTTTAGAGTAGACCATTTTGATCTCTACTTCGACACTCTGAGACTTAGAAAGCTCTCTTTCTCTTACCTCCAATAGTCTCCAAGCACCTCTGTTTAATCTTTCGTGCTGAAGAACACAATTTAAATACGAAAACGTAGCCCATAGACGCTCTCTATCGCAATTAAAGTCAGCTGCTGGAGCACAATGTCCCTTATCCCATACATTAGCCTCATAGTCCTTTCCATCACTTGTTTTAATAGAGTCGTTAGTGTAGAAGTCCATTCCCTTTCTAGGATAACTTCCATTAGGACACTGAACAGTGTACCAAACTCTCTTAGGTTGTTGTAAGATCTCTGAGTAGACACAAGAGTATATAGAGGTTTTAACGAATACCGAATCTCGCAGGGTTTGAGCGTGGGTTTCTAGGAAGAGAAATAAAGATAAAATAAAGATTAGTTTTTTCATAATCACGAAGATAAGTCTAAAACAGATTTTCCAGATTTTCTTTCCGAAATTTTCAACCCCCGCCACTTTAATTATATCTATGAGAGGGTAGGGGATACTACATCCAACCCCCCGTCCTGTAAAAAACAGGTCGATGTACCCCCGTCTAAAAACTAACTCGGATAAACTCGTCTCTGTATGATGAATAATCTAGCTAAAAAATATGATAGACTAGCTACATTGTGTAGTGTAGGTCTTGGTGTAGTTGTACTTGTGTTGTTGTGTACTTGTCAATACTTGGAGAAAGAAGAAACTGTGGTGGATGCTTTCATTGTAGTATGTATTGGTTGTATGACAGGCATGTTCTTATTCTGGTTGAGAGATCAATTCAGGGATGCAGCTAACAGTTACAGGAATTTTGGAAGGTTCTAAGCCTTCCAATTTTCTCTTCTCTTGCTTATGAAAAGAATAATAGAGATTGCACTGATTGCCTTTGCGGCAGTTGGTGGTATTATGTGGATGAGTGCAGGAATGTTCATGATAAAATACTGCAAGTCAGGAATGATTGCCGAGTATGGTGAGCAGTTCACTACGGTGGTAGAGTATAGCTTTGCTATTGGTTGGATGATACCATGTGTAATGCTAATGCTACTAGAGAGAATGTACTGGAGAATTACAAGATAGCCTCGGCTATCTTTTCTCTTCTCTAGCCTATGATAGATCAATTTCCTGAGCACTACTACATAGCAGAGTCCTATGGATTAGAGAGAGAGTTCTTAGACACCTACAGATACTTCCGTAAGCAGGGTGTAACAAGAGCGTTTGCTGCTTACTATGCAGCCAAAGAATGGGACTTATAGTCCCATTTTTTCCTCTTCTCTCATTCATGATAAACACACAGACTATAAAAGAAAGAACTCAAGCAATGCTTGCTCTTAGAGAAAGACCTAAGAGTGACCTTACAAGAAAGAGATTAGATGAAGTTAAGTGGGTAGCCAAAGAAGACCTCAACAAGTTTAAAGAAAGGATATCTGATGTTCCCAAAAGAACTTACGCTAATGGAGAAACTATCTACAGAACATCTAAACGTAATAGAACTATGCTTAATAATAAGTGCTGGTTCTTCAAGAAGCCTGAACTTAACTCGCTTACAGTAGAGCAGTGTATTGAGACTTACCCTAGAAACTTCATTTGGGCTTACGAGAACCTCTCAATCAACTGGTCTGAACATATAGTAAGTCTAATTAAGCAGAGGTACCCTTGGGCAGTAAGGAAAATAAAAGAGCCTTTTAACTTCTAACAGGGGATTAACATCCCCTTTTTCTCTTCTCTGTTCTATGAACATACTTAAACCATTACCTATCGTAGGCAGACGCTTACCATACGGACAAATCCTTGGTCGCATATCTGTAAGGGGAGTTATCACCAAGTACAGAGTAAAGACTCATAAGGGTATTGAGTGGATAGAGGCTTAGGCCTCTTTCTTTCCCTTCAATTAACGTGGTCTTTTCCTTCCTTGTTCGATACATTGCCTTTGGATATTCTCTTCTCGGTAGTACTATGTTTAACCCATCTATTTCTCCCATCATTGCTATTAGCGCTTGGCGCAACAAAGCAAACTCCATCTCTGTACTTTGCGGTATTCAGAACGACAACCCAATGAACCTCTTTACTGATAACAGTAGCGAGTGGTCTAAGACCTGTATTCAGGTTTTCGGGAATGAAAAGTTCGCTAAAGTCTTCGGAATGGATGCCTCAACTATCACAGGTGATAAAGATTCCCCTGTACAGTTAGGCGTAAATCTATCAGAGTTGGTAGACCGTAACTTCAGTATCCAAGTTATCGAGACAACATCATTAGCCGAAGCAATGGCTTTAGGTGTTGTAGGTAAGGACGCAGAAGGTAAAGCCGTAGTCTACGAAAGCAACTACAAGAAAGACCGCTCAGGTGCTCGTATCCTTAACAACGGTAAAGCAATCTACCGTAAGTCATTCCTCCGTGCCTACAGTGCAGAGATGAAAGACATCATCGTTAGAAACGTAGCCACCAACTTGGACGCTATCCAAGAGAACGTGGTTACACCTGTAGCCGTAGAGGCAGAACAAGATTAATGAAAGGGGTCTTCGGACCCCTTCTTTAGTTAACGAAGCGAGAAGAAGGGACGAAGAGTTACTATGAGTATTTTCTACTCACTCACTATGAGCACATATTGTGACCATATTGCGACATTGTCATAGAATTGTCACAGAATAGGCTAAAAACAGGTTTTGTTTAACTTTTTTTTGTCTAACCCCCGTATTTTTCGAGACAAAGGCAGTTTTGTTTAACTTTTGAAGGGGTGAAAAGTAGGAAGAAGTGGTAAAAAGTGGGCAAAAATGGGTAAAAATGGGTACTCGAGAAAAGGGGACCACACCAATGGAGTGTCTAACTTACTAGACAAAATAGGCTATTTTAAAACGCTTTATGCTGTGATATGCACAATATGTAAAATAAGGGCTTATAAAGGAACTAAAAGAAAGAATAAAACCCTAAAAGGACTATAAGGTACTTAACCCTTATATAGATTACTTCTTCTCTTATATCTCTCTTCTCTTTTATTACCATCTTCTTTAACCAGAAGATGCTCTATCTAATGCTAAGCGAACTTTTGGCTTGGTAGGTAAATAATCTTAAATAGTATATAGGCGAGGTGACACACGTTCCCAATCAACGAATGACTGCACCCCAATGGGAGTATCTGCTTATCGTTGAGCTGATGGATACTATCTTGGGTTTGAATCCCAAATGTACTACTAATACCTAGGTATGTATTGAAACTGCCTTTTTAACCTCTTTATACCTAAGGGTATAATACCAACTAGTATAAAATAAAATAAACTAAACCTAATTAAACAAGATATTGAAGATATGAAAGAATCAACTAGAGACCGTGTAAGAGCTGTTGCTCTGTTTATTTGTTGGGGATTGTTTTGGATGGCAGTCTATATGATAGCTTTTGATAAATGAATATGCTAGAATACTTGACTATTAACTTTACTATCATGGCTATTCAGAGAGATTATTACTTCTTAGATAGGTTAGATGAGCTTAAGCGAGATAATCGTATAAGCGACTCTTCCTATTGGAAGGAAAGAAAAGAGATAGAAGAATCTCTTGAAGAGCTATGCAAGGACAATCCGTTTAATCAACTTAAAGAAGAACTTAACTTAATCTAAATCTTATGACACAAAAAGACATCAGAAAAAAACTAAAAGACCTGTTCATCATGGTAGAGAAACTAGAATCTAGTATGGGATTCTTGCCTCCAGTCGTAGATCCTAACCAATCAGAATGGATCACAAATACAGAGAAACAAATCGAACTTATTAAAGTAGAGATTGATTCTCTAATGAAAGAACTAGAATTGTAAATTCTTTTTAGCTTATTCCTTCTCACTTATGGTTAAAGTGTATTTGGCCCTTTCGTCTATTGGTAGGACAACAGGATTTCATCCTGTTAAAGATGTGTTCGATTCACTCAGGGGCTACTAAAACAAACTCTCTTACATAGGACGGATTAGCACCGTTGAAAGACCATCTTCGACTTATGGGAGTAATTACCCAATAAGATACATGCCTCGAAGTGTTATGTGATGGACCCTGCTCTGTAGTGCACTTACAACAGGTGAACAGTAAACTATGTTCAGTAAAATCTAAAAGTACGGTGAGCGTACAAGAGAGTTTGTTTTTTTATTAATCTTAAAACCTTAAAACTATGAAAACATTTAATATTGAAATCCCAGATGGTTATGAAATTGACCAACAGAACAGTGACTTGACAAAAGGACTTGTTGCATTTAAAAAGATTGAATCTAATCTTCCTAAGAATTGGGGAGAATTAGAAAATATATCTGGCTATTTTGTTGGTGACTGTTGTGATATTGAACATGAAAGAGATACAAAAACATACATTGATAGTAGAAACATGTTTGTAACAGAGAGACAAGCTAATGCATGTCTTGCATTTGCTCAGTTATCACAACTACGTGAAGTTTACCGTCAAGGATGGGTTCCTGATTGGAATGATGAAAAAAGTACTAAATGGTGTGTAAATTTTCATAAAGATAAAGTTATAGTAGATGTTTGGTACACTACTCATAAGTTTCTTTCATTTCAATCTAAGAAAATTGCAGAAGAGTTCTTAGAGAACTTTCATAAACTAATAAAACAAGCAAACCCTTTAATGAGTTAACTATGGCAAACTTAAAAATTATTTGGACCACTGGTCGTCCTTTCAGTCCAGCCTCTATAGACAAAATTGGCTATCAAATATCTTCTGGTGAGTTTAACATTTACTCAGGATCTTATTGGACTAATCAATCCTCTTCTATGGGTAGGGGTTACAGACCAGCTACTGCAGAAGAAATAGCAGAGCATTGGAAAGTACTTCATCCTGAGTGGACTCCTGAACCTGGAGACAAAGTTATTATTACGCAAGATATTGGAAACTGGTATAATAAAAAAGGTACTATTGTAAAAGATGGCGGTGATGATTATTGGGTTGTAAGACGAGATTATGATGGTCAAACATGTAACTTTAGGCGAAAAAACCAAATGATCTTAGCTCCTTATCAAGAGTCTGTTAAGCCTGTTGAAGCTCCTAAGCCTACTTCTCCTGAGTCTAGGCATGGATTCACTATTGGTGATATTGTTATTCCTAACTCTGATAATTTTAAGGGTAGGGAATGTATTGTAAGAGCTCTTGGTAGTGCTAGTGTAGGTGTACATTGCCCTTTAGGTGCAGCACTTGGTGGACATACTCTAGATGGGCATTGTCCAGATAATACAGGAAGATGGTATTGCCCATCAAGCCTTAAACTAGTTTCTAAAGAAGAACCTGAAACTGTATCTAAGCCTAGTACTCCTAGTACTCCTACTATTCCTATTCCTAAAGAAGGTTATGTAACTGTTAGACTTTTTACACAAGAAGAGTTTAAGTCTAAAGGTTTTTGGGATACATTTGGAAGTAAAGGATATCCTAAAGGATGGAACATGGATGGTGAGATGAATAAGTACTTAAATACTTATCTTCAGATTCGTGAATCTGGGTTTAGACCTGATAAAAGTTTTACTTATTCAGGCTGGAATTTTAAAAACACTGACTACGAAGTAATTCATGGAAGTGTAGAACCTAAAGTAGAAGCCAAAGCAGAACCTAAAGAACCAGAAATGAAAGCTAAAAGATTTAAAGTAGGAGATCAAGTTACTTACAAGTCTAAATCATCTTGTGATGGTTACAGGTATGGTGGAGACGACCATGATGGTTATGTAGGAACTATTACAAGTTACGGAGTTTACAGACCTGAGTATGACTGTTACGGAATACACGTAACTTGCAGAGAAGGTGGTAATTATTCTATGATTGAATCTGAGTTCTATGAGTATGATGGTACATATCCAGGAGCTGTTACATTAGGAACTGTTACACTAGGAACATCTGAAGGAAGTAGTCTTCGTATAATATCCTCTGGAACTGCTAATACTACTTTTCTAGATACTACTGGACTACAGATTCATCAGACTGTTCCTAGGCCAAAAGATGACTTAGCGAAGTATGACCAAGCTCCTGTAACTTTGCACAAGAAACCAAAAACAAAACTTATTACCGTAAACACTTATTAAACAAAAAAACCTAAACATATGTCTAAAGTATCAAATTTCATCAAAGAAGTAACAGCCCGTTTGAAGGGTGACGAAGCAGGTGTTGTAGCTGCAAAAGTAGAACGTAAAGCACTTAGTGCTATTAACGGTCAATTGGCTGCCTTGAAGGCAAAGCTAGTTGATGATGAAACAGCTGTAGAAGATGCTCAAGAAGCATTTAACGTAGCTGTATTCCCTACTGCTGTATTTACAGACAACCGTCAGTATGTAAGTGGTATCCAACGTGCTCAAGAAGTATTGGATGCTAAAGAAGCTGAATTGGAGTCAACCAAAGAAAGCATTGCTTACTTCGAGTCTTTGTTAACTAACAACTTTTAATCAAACAGGGGAGAGAAATCTCCCCTTTATTTTTTCCTTATGAAAAGACTGTTCTTAATCTTAATCTTAAGTGGCTTCATCAATCTAAAAGCCCAATTGTTTCCTATTAAAAGCTCTGAAAAGTGCATGCAAGGAACTTTACCCTTAACTTATAAGGATACTCTGTTTATAGAGGATCTAATAGGCGAAGGTAAGCACCCATCACCAGTTGTTCTTGATTGCTTTGTAATCAAGTTCTCTGAGTGGAACTACATTATCTCTTATAAACTTGTTGATTGTGAGAAAGCCTATGTCATTAAAGACGGATATATAGGACCTATCTACATCTATAGAGGAGATAAAGTCACAATCCTCACAGAAGACTAGGATAGATTAACGTCTTCTTTTAATTCTCTCTTCTCTACAAAAACTATTATCTTTGTAGAGAACCCCTCTTGGGATAGTATCCCTTGATCGAAAGTTCCCACCTGCATACCGTTAAGGAGCTACGCTCTGAGATCTGCTCGTGGGACTTTTTCTTAAATAGTCAAGTGTCGGAATTGGTAAACGTGCTGTAAGTACCTCAAAAGAAACGTATAGAATGAGGGAACTCGGTGGACAAACTACAAACGTGAGTAGTTGGAGATTATTTCTTTAAATCCTTACAGGTTCGAATCCTGTCTTGACTACGAAACCCAAGAGCATTTTACATGAACACTGGTTGACAGCTCGGAAAGACGAGCAACATACCAAAGTGGCGGAATTGGTAAACGCTACCCAGATAACAGCCGAAAGGTGGGGATTAATCAGAATAGTTATTCTGCAAAGCACTAACGAAACAGATTAATTACAGGTTCAAGTCCTGTCTTTGGTACCAAGTGTTGTTCCCTTGAGAAAGGAATGTTATAGAGTGGCTTTGACTGAGTGCCAACAACACTAAGGGGTTCTCTCCCTTAAATTAAAGAAAAGCAGTTAAGCTGTAATTGAGAGGTAGAGTGTTTTAAATACCGAAAAAGGGTTAGTAGTAGGTAGGCGTCACTCATTGCACTCAATCAGTAACCCTGAAAGACCCAAAGCTTTTCTTTATTAGTCAAGATAGGTTAGCGCTTATCTTGACTACCAGAAACTAACGAACGTTAGTTATTTTAAATATTGCCGATCTTACACTACAGTTTTGCTCAATTCTGTACAAAGGCAAGTCCATATCATATTAGGGTAAAAAGGGGAGAGTGTAAGCTCCCCTTTTTTATTTATCCTATCAACTAAGAACCTAAATAAACCCTTAATAATATGCGAAAAAGAATCACTACGTCTACTATGGTAGTAGAAAAGGTTTACTCTGTTAAGCCTGCAGAAGAAATGTTTACCTCATTCAAGTTAAAAGGTAGACAATGGTCTAATCTAGACAAACTAGAGAAGATTCAAGAAAGAGAAATCAGAAGAATGTTCAAGTACCTCACAGTTAAGACTATGATGGATGAAAAGACCTACTTAAGGTCTCTAAGAGAACGCTCTACTATTGACCAAACTGTTACTTTCGTTAAAGAAGTAGCTGTACCTCAAGACTACGAAGTAGTACAAGACATTGTTCTTGGTGCTATGAGAGTAGGTAAAAACTATCTTAAGACTTTCATCGAAGAAGCAGAGGTAGTAAAAGCAATTGATTGGAAAGACGAAATTTAATCTATGGCATTCTTACACTCAGAGTATGATGTGAAAGAAGAAATTAGAGAGATTGTTAAAGAACATTATCAAGGGGGAGATATATTGTCTCTCCCTGCTGATAATTTCTTATTCGAACAGAAGTTTCCTTTTGCTAAGATTACTTGTTGTGAGAAAGATCCACTTACTTATGTAGAAGGACTTAAGCGAAGACCCTCTAATGTGACTTATCTTAATCAAGATATCTTCACAGTTAAAGGAAAGTTTGGCTTAGTCTGGTTTGACTTATGTGGAGCCTTCCAAGTATCTCTTATTAACACTCTTATCTCTTACTTTCAACAATCACAATCAAAAGTTATCTGTCTTACTATTCTTGCTAAAAGAGAAGGTATAGACAAAGTATTACAGCTTTATGGAGCTAAAGATCTAGAGGATTTTAGAGTTAACACATTTCCTGAGTTAATATCTTCTTTCTCTAATTACAGACTATCTGTTATCTGCAGATATCTAAGCCCTAATAGGTCTCCTATGCTACTCTATGTATTTAAACTAAAAACTAACTAAACAAAAAACCCTAAACAAAATGACAACACAAAATCAAGAAGGAATTAACCTTCACCCCCTTATTAAACTGGTTATTCCCAAAGCAACTTTTTATTCTATTGTAGACAAAGTAAAGAACGAAAAAACTCCGAGTAGAAAATTAGCTGATGAGTTTAATTATTCTTTAGTAGCTATTAATTGTATTCGTAGTAAAGCAATCTCTATGGGCTTACTAGAAAGACCAATAGGTGTTTTAAGGATGATGGAAACACTACAAAAGAGAAGAGAAGCAGGTCTAACTCGTACTAAAAAAGTTGCAAAATCTACAAACTTTACAAAACTTACAAAGGAAGTTAACAGAGGTATTAAAATTACCACTCCTTTAGAAAAAGAGCCTTTGTCTAATTCTAAGTTTGTAAACATTAAGTTCGGTGAAATAGAAGTTGTAGTAGAGAAATCTGCTAACATCGTTATCACTAAGGACAAAATCGTAATCAACTAATCATTAATTAAACCTAAAAATATGAGCATTTCATTAAAAAAAGAAGCCCCTGTAAGAGCATTTGTTGGCAGAGGTCGTCCAAGAAAATCTATTGTAATCAATAGAAGATTGTCTGTTAACCAAGAAGACTACAAACTAGCTATTAGTCTGATGTCTACAGGCAAGAGTTTAACCAAGATTGAGAAGGCTACTTCTATGAATCTTAAGGCTCTTAGAGCTATTCGTAAGTATGCTATCGACAACAACTTAGTTCCTAAGAAAAAGTCTGCTGTAGAAGCTAATGTTAAGCGTCATTCAAAAATTGATGTTACTCCAGTTATCACTCCAGTAGAACCTTTGATTACTTTGGAAGAAAACAAGCCAGCTCTTATGACTGACAGAACCCTTACTATTGATTTTAAGGGTATTATCATGCAAGTTCAAATCTCATCTGTAGAAGTACAGGGAGACAGTATCATTGTCCGCTAGGACATCAATCTAGGGTAGGAGAGATACCTGCCCTAGGTTCTAATTTAGTCTAATGGCACAATTGTTGCCTATGTTTAACTTCTAATATTAAAAATCATGTATTACAAACAAAATCAAGACCTTAGCTTCTCAAAAGCTACTAATTACAAGAAATTATTGTATGTATCATTAACTATTAATGTTATCTTTGTAGCACTTTTACTTATGGCTTTCACTAGAGAAGACTCTATCATCACTAAGACTAAAATCATCAAAGAAGTAGTCACAGAGAAAGATGTTGTTCTTAATGATTCAGGAATTACAGCAGAATTAACTAAGCAAGGAGTAATCCTAGCTGCTGTTGCTTGCTTACAGTCTAGAATCGAAAGTAATCATGGTAAATCTAACGTAGGTATCCAAGCAAAGAACTTGTTTGGTATTACCTTCCACAAGTGTAAGCATGTAGCAGGTAAACATGGAGTTTATGCTAAGTATGACTCTTACAGAGACAACATTAAATGCTATGCCCACATCCAAAAGAGGTATCTTAAGAACATAGACGGTGTCTATGCTGAAGATCCTAGCTATGTAAGCAAATTAAAGAGTTACAAATGATAACAAGAGACAGTGTACAACAAGCAGCCCTTAGAGAGGCTTTAATGTTTAAAAGAAGTGGTTTACAGTTAGCAACAGGTGCAGGTAAGACTAAAGTTGGTTTAGATTATATCAACTGTCTAAACAAAGAAGCTAAAATCTTAGTTGTTGCACCTAAGGTAGATATATTTAAGTCGTGGATTGATGATGCTAGTAAGTTTGGATTTCCCCAAGTGCTAGACAGAATCACATTCTCGACTTATCTATCTCTCCCCAAACATGATCCTGAAGAGTATGATATTCTCATATTAGATGAGGCTCACTCTCTTAAGGCTACTGCTTTGCCCTTTCTTCTTCGTTACAGAGGAAGAATCTTAGGCCTAACAGGTACTCCTCCTAAGTATTTGACCTCAGAGAAAGGTCAACTTATGCTAGAGTATTACCCAATTAAGTACGTATTTAAGACAGATAAAGCCGTAGAGAACGAGATTCTTAATGACTATCACATCTTCGTTCACTATCTAGACTTAAACAAGAACAAAACAATTAAGACTAAGCAAGGATGGATGACCAGTGAAAGAGCACAGTATGATTGGATTACTCGTGAGATTGAACAAGCAAACTCTAGTAGTTATATGTTCAAGACTATTCAACGAATCAACTTCTTAAAACAGTTTGAAACTAAGGAACACTACGCTAAAGATCTACTAGAACAACTCAACCAAGAGGAGAAAGTATTAATCTTTGCAAACACCATAGATCAAGCTGAAAGACTGTGTAAGGACTCTCACCATTCTAAGAACAAGAATAGTCCCTTAGAAGCGTTTAAAACAGGTGAAATCAACCGTTTATCCTGTGTAGAGCAGTTAAGTGAAGGTATTAACATCCCTAATCTTAAAAATGCTATCATTCTACACTCTTATTCTGGTGGTTCCCCTAAGGCTCAGCAGAAGTTTGGACGTATGTTACGTCTTCCTACAGATCAAACAGCTACAGTTCATATACTTTGTTATCGTAACACAGTAGATGAGAAGTGGGTATCAGATAACTTAAAGAATTACGACCAAAACAAAATAACTCATTTAACCTAACTTAAACCTAATCAATATGACAAACAAAGAAAAATCATGCAAACAGCTCATTTGCGAGCTGGACATTTTAATTGAACAGGACTTTCAGAAAGCCAAACAAGACTTAGAAAACTTTAAGAACAGTCCTAGTGTGTTTAATTTATTTGAAATAAATGAAAACACAGAAGATCCTGAATCTCAAATATTTAGTATATTTGCTGACGATGAAGTTAGATCAATTGACCATGAGTAAGTTAAAATGCCTACAAGGTAAGATGACTCCTGCATTTATTGATCATTGTAATGAAAAAGGTATCGACTTAGTTAAGTGGTACAGGTGGCAGCTTCATCTTATCTGGGAACAAAGAAAAATCAGCAGAAAATATACTAATCTAAATTAATCTAAACTAATCATGTACAGAGTTAATTACCAATTCGACAAGCACAATGTGTCTATCCTAATGTTATGTGTTAAAGACGGAGATTCTTGGAAGCAAGTAAACGATGCTTACCTAGAAAACAGAATTAACGATAAGATTAAGCATGTTGCCGATAGCTACGAAGCAGAAAAAGGTGGCTTTGGAGAAATGCACTTGACAGAAGGCTTAACCTTTATCACAGGTACAGTAGACTTAGCTAAATAAGACATGGAAAGCATATTTATAGGTCTTTGTATCTTATTCAGTGTGTCTGCTATCTCTATGGCTATTCTATTTCTTCTATTTAGAGGAAACATTAACAACATACCTAAAGGAGACATTGTGTATGATCACATCGAAGAAGAGTTACCTAAGAAAGTAGTTAAGCGAAGAAAGTCTACTACTAACCCCAAACGTAAGTATAAGAATAATGGAAAAGGTCCTGTGGCTTGATGATCTAAGAGATCCTAGTCAAGGGCAATTTAAAATCTGGCTTAACTTAGCCTTTGGAGAAAACTTAGATGTTACTTGGGTTAAAGACTACGATGAGTTTGTAAAATACTTCAAGAAGAATGAAATGCCTTACGCTATCTCTTTTGACCACGATTTAGGCAATGAAATAACAGATCAACCAGAGCTAAACGAAAAAACAGGCTTAGATTGTGCTAAGTGGATAGTAGACTACTGTATGAACAATGCAGTCAGACTACCAAAGTACTTTGTACACTCAGCTAACCCTGTAGGTAGAGAAAACATACAGAGTTATTTAGACAACTACTTAAAATTTACAGACTTTACAGAGCCCTCTTAACTGAGGGCTTTTTACTTATGAGAAACTTAATCAAAAAACTTAACTTCTTGTGGACCATAGACACTCATGTCTATATGACTCAAGGTAAACTTTAACTTATGACAAACAATAAACAACAGACGGCAGTGTTAGGACACAAAACATCTTTAGTAGCTCAGACCTTAGATTCAAAGGAAAATAAACAACAGACGCCAGTGGAGTGGTTATTCAATGAACTTGAAAGGATTGACAAGGTGTATTATAGAAATACTATTATATACACAGATGCAAGAAAAGAAGCATATGAAAAAGCCAAAGAAATGGCGAAGGAGCAAGCCATCAAGTTGCATTATGAATACGAACTATATGTAATGATGAATGAATCAGATGTAATGACATTTGGGCAGTTTTACAAACAAACCTACGGAGGAGGTGAGCAATGATGTGGATACTTGGAATCTTAGCTGCTGTTATTATACTTGGATTAAACCGAATTGACAATGATGAACGTGATGAGCGTAGTGACTTGTTTCATTTGTTATTATTTGCACTCATGGCTGTAAGTGTAGTAGCAGGTATGTTAGGAATAAAACAAGCTGGTGTAAAATCAGATAAGCCTATCAAACCTTCTATTGAAATTGTGTGTACAGATGGTAAGTGTGATACTACCTACATTTATAAAAATATTAAGAAATGAGAACCAAATTTGAAATAAAAGACAAAAGACCTGTTAAGGAGAAAGTAACCTTCTTCTTAGCAGGCTTACTGTTCTGGAGAGGACGTAAGAAAGGTATGATTAATACTATTCATATAGGCTGGAGAGAAATTAGGCCTATATTCTTCCCTAAGGGTTTTTATGATAAGTATTCTTACTTAGGTACTATTCCTTACAATGAAGACGGAGATTGTTTTAGAGCTATTTACCCGTTAGTTTTAGCTATGGACTATGAAGCTAAGCCTAAATGGTGCCCTAGATGGTTTTTACGTTTCTTACACTTGTTTGGTTGTGATAACTCTATTGTAAGAGTAAGAAACAGAAGGCTACACAACCTGTTTAGAAACTTAACCAAAGGAATTCTATTTTGGGACTACAAGACTAAATGGAGTAGTTATGACTTAAGGATTAGTATTTCAGCACCTAAGCACCTACAAGACCTAGCTGATGATATAGAAAGCGGGTTTTACAGTAGGGGTAGACAAGAAGAAATAGTAGCTGAGATTAAAAAACTAGACCCTAAAGCAAGTATTATCTGGGGTAGTATTGATCGCTTAGAAAAACAGTTAGAGAAACTAGAAGCTGAAAAAGAAAAAAGAGATAAGCAATTAGATTCTCTTGTTCAACAAGCTAATGATAAACTTAGAGGATAACAAACAACTAGAAGAATTAGAAAACAAACAACTATGAAAAATGAAACAAGATTGTTAGTACTAGAGTTACTAACTGATTATCCTCCATTTCGTGACTCTGATGAAAAATTGATGGCTTATATCTGGAAGTTGGAGTTTGAAAAAATGGGTAATCCTATAGCTGATACCTCTACAAAGATATTCTTAAGAACTATGGCGTATGGTAACTTTACATCTAGCGAGTCTATTACAAGAATGCGTAGAAAAATACAAGAAGAAAATCCTTCACTACGTGGTGAAAAATACGCTAAACGCCAGGCTAATCAAGAACAAGTTAAAAAAGACTTAGGATATGGATGATAAACGACAAACCATAGTAGAGTGGCAATTCGAAGAGTTGTTTAACTCCTTCGAGAAGTACCATAGTGGAAAGTATACATTTGGTGAATACCTTTCTCACAATCTAAAAGTAATTAACACAGCCAAAGAAAGAGAAAAGCTACAGAGAATTAGCGACTTTCGTGCTGGAATAGAGTGTGAATCAGATCACCATGGTTATATGTGGACAGGCAAAGACTATCCAGAAGAATGGTATAAAGAAAACTGCGAAGGAGATGGTCAATGAATGCATTAACAATATGGTTATTGGGATTTTGGAGTGGAATTCTATTTAGTAAAGCAGTTAACAGTCCAAAACAAAAAGATAAGCAATGAGAAAGATATTAGTATTTATGATAAGGGCAGTATTACTATGTACAATTGGTATCCTATGTAAACTATTGATAGCAATGTTTGATGACTACAACGCAGCATTTAAAAACGGATGGCACTAATGACAAACAATAAACAACAAACGGCAGTGGAGTGGTTAGAACAAGAAATGTTAAAACCAAATTTAAGTATGAAAGAAATACTTCAACAAGCCAAAGAAATGGAAATTGCGGGAAAGAAAATGAGTTATGCCGATGGTTATGCGGAAGGTTCTAAACGGTCATTGGAAGTGATGGAATGGTACATCAAAACCCACATTAGTGGAATGATACAAGAACATATCAGTGACATCAACAAAAAAGTAGATGAGTAATGCTAGAAGATGTTATTAACCCAACACCAGCTAGGCAGCTGATTAATGACTTTTATTATCAGTTGCCTAACAATGGGTTTCTTAAAGAAGGACTATTGAGCTGTGAGAAAAGGTATAATGAAGCGATTACTTGCTCTCTAATTTCTGTAGACAAGACTATAGAAGCATTAGAACATCATGCTTGGCAAAACAGAAAGGTAATAGAAATGTACCAAGAAATAAAACAAGAACTAATACAAATTAGAGATGATCAAATGGAAATATAAACCAGCAGGTAACTGTCCAGTACAAGCAGAAGGCTGGTTCTTAAAGTATTATTTTTACTTTAGAGCTAGAGGTCAGTGGGCTACTATTGAATTCAGTAAGAGTGAAGGTCACCATGATAGAGATGAAGTCTACAAAGTATACATACTAGCTAAGACAGACGAATATATGGCTGGTTGGCTACCCAAGTGGAGATGTAGCTTGCTGATCTATAAAGGATGTCTTAAATTCTTATTTAAATATAAATAACATGAGTAAAATAGAACAAGTTAAAATAAACTTAAACGTAGAGGATCTCTTCAGATACAAGTTAGTCAGAGAAAGAGATGGCTTATCTAACGTAGGTCACAAAATTGGATGGATTGAATGGAACGAAGATGGTAAATTTAAAGAACTACATGATGAACCTGCAGTAGGTAGGTCGCTTATCCTAGATTTTCGAGGAATATCTTATACCTGGCTGACTACTACTGTTACAGAGATTTTGGAACAGAAAGAAAACTACATTAAGTTTGCAACAACAAATAGCATTTACGAATTATGGCAAAACGAATGAGTAGAGAAGAAAAACGAGAACAAGCATTGATTGACATCATCAATCAGATGTTTGTTATTGCAGGTCATGAAGTTACATTTGATGACATCAAAGACCGTAAAGACGATTGGTTTACCGATTGGACTATGACTACTGCACAGGCAGAAGAGTGGAAAAAATGGGGAGTCGCTTATCTTAGAGAAAAACTAAAGATGAATAAGGGATTAGCAGAAAAAGAAATGATGTGGGTTAATGTACAATGGGGACTTAAGTACTCAGACTTTCAAATATGAACAGCATAGACACACAATATCAGATCCTACTTCAATCTATCTTAGATTACGGAGTAGAAAAGTCTGATAGAACAGGAACAGGTACTAAGTCAATCTTTGGCTACACCATTAGACACAGAATGAGTGATGGATTTCCTCTCTTAACCACTAAGAAGATGCCTTGGAAGACAATAGTAACTGAGTTGCTGTGGTTTTTAAAGGGTGACACTAACATTAAATACCTTTTAGATAACGGATGTAATATCTGGACAGGTGATGCTTATAAATCTTACCGTGAACCTAGACCAAATGATAGAGACGCTTACACTATAGAAGAGTTTGCAGAACAAATCAAGACTAATCCTGAGTTTGCTGCTAGATATGGTGAGTTAGGTCCAATTTATGGTAAGCAATGGAGAAGTTGGGTATCTGATAAAGACATGGATTACGGCACTGAAACAAGTGTAGACCAAATTGCTAATCTAATCAACGATTTAAAGACTAATCCAGACTCAAGACGATTGATGGTTAGTGCTTGGAATGTTGGAGAATTAGATCAAATGGTACTTCCTCCTTGCCATTATGGCTTCCAAGTCTACACAAGAAAGTTGACCTACGAAGAGAAGAAGACGTACATGGATAAACACTTTAATGGTAAAGCACAACTTACCTTAAGCGATTTTGAGAAGTTTAATATCCCAAGTAGAGCTATCTCTTTAATGTGGAATCAGCGTTCAGTAGATACTTTCCTCGGTCTTCCCTTCAATATCGCCTCCTATGCTCTTCTCTTGATTATGCTTGCTGATGAGGTTGGTATGATTCCTGATGAATTAATCGGTAATTTAGGAGATACTCACCTTTACTTGAATCACATAGAACAAGCTAAAGAACAAATAGAAAGAGACTCTTACGAACTGCCTATAGTTTATGTAAGAGATGGTATCAATTGTTCTTCACTTAATGATGTTATTCTAACTAAGTATAAGTCTCATCCAGCAATAAAAGCACCCTTAAGCAATTAATTATGTGGAAGCCTATTCCAGGATTCGAAGAATACTATCATGTAAATGAATACGGAGAGGTTAAAAGCTTAGAAAGATCTTACAGTCAACCTAGATTCGGTAGACTAGAAGCTAGAGTTAAGAAAGAAAAGATCTTAAAAGGCTTTATTAATCGTGATGGACTTACAGGAGTTATCTTATCTGTAGGTTCTCTTAAGAAACGAGTGTTTAGGCAAACTTTGGTAGCCAAACTCTTCTTAGATGGACCTGAAGGTGAGTGTGTAATACACTTAGACGGAGATAAGCTTAACAATCACTACACCAATCTTAAGTGGGGTACCAGAGTAGAGAACATCATGCACTTGAATGCAATCAAAGCTTCTAGTTGGCACATACATGTAGTAAGTCTAAAGACAGGTACTTACTATAAAAGTGTAGCAGAAGCATGTAGAGCAGAAAACATTTGCTATGATGGAGCTGTAACTGGACTTAAACTACCTAGATCTAAGTATAAAAAGTTATTAAAAATGGTATAATATGGATGAATTAAAACTAGATCTAAAAGGATTCACACCTAAACAATACGCTGCTCTTATACTTAGAGATGAACTTAAATTAAGTTATGGTAGAGCAGGTATTAAGATGGGTATGAATCACTATGCTTTCAGTTCTCTTTACAAAAGAGCCAAAGCAAAAGAAAAACTAAAAATAATCTACGTATGATAACACACGTATGTGAAAAGAAACCTGAGTACTTTGAGTTTATCTCTAGTCACTTTGGAGTAACCTTCACAGAAAAATCATTTATGGATCCTACACTAAAGGTGCATGCTCTACACGAAGGAACAGAGATAGTAGCAGTACTTTTAATTAAAAAGAAAAAAGATAACCAGTATAGAATTACTTTTATACGAGTATCTAACGAGTTTCAAGGTAAGCGTTATGGTCATGCAATACTTAGTATAGCTTTACATGATGCTTATAACGAAAATAAGGGCCCTATAAAGGCATTTACAAGGGTTAAAGCACAGAACATCCAATCTCTTAACTTCTTTCAAGCAGAAGGCTTTAAAATAGATAAATTTGAATGCTTGCATGAGACTGTGTTAGAGAACGGAAACATTGTTACAGAGCTAAAACCCGCTTACATTTTAAACAAAGACTACGATGACAACAGAATCTAGAATTCTATTAAATAGAATTAAGACACCAGATGGTACTATCTTAACTTCTTACAATAGACATAACTACGTTGAATATAAGGACACTTTAACTAAAGAGGTTCTTATGGTTGACGGAGGTACAGACTATTTAAGAAGAAACGTAGGTACTTACGAAGAGTTAAGCGTTTATGACGATGGCTCTCACATTACAAGAAGATCAGCTGTACACTGGGGAACCAGAGGTAAAGACGGCAGACAACCTCTAGTTTACAAGCCGTTAAAAGACTTAGACTCAGATCATATTGAAGCTATCCTAAAGACACAACATCAAATCTCTGACTTTTACAGAGAAATTTTTAAGGAAGAATTGAAATATAGATTTGACGAACGAGCAGAAAAACTTTAACTTTGTTCACCTTATGACTCCTAAACAACAAGCAGAGGCTATGGAACAAGAAATCCTAATGGGATTAGGGTTCCAAATGAACGGTTACGCTTACAGACAGATTGCGAATTACACAATTGACAAGATTATAGCAGAATACAGAGATATGGACAACTACGTTAAAGATCGTTCTATGCAGAATGCTATATTGTTTTGGAAAGACGTTAAAAAGGAAATAAACAAAAATGAAGGAAGCTTGTAAGGAAATAGGAAAAAAATTGAAGAACACTAGGTGTATGAGTACTAACGAATTCTTCGCATACTCTCTTCTCTTTGTCTCCCTCCTTTCTATTGTAGCAGGGCTAATAATAAACTTATTAGCTATATTTGCAGAATGAGTTCTGACTACATATTAAGCGAGAATGGTACGGTGATAGAATATCACCTGATTGTAAAGACAATGAAAAAGAATGAAGACTACAAATTCTACTCAGAAAGAGAAAGAGACAAAGCTTTTAAGAAAGCACTAGAAGAAAAAAACCTATTACTAGCACATCGTTACACAAGAGACAGCGAACAAACACCAGAACAAATTTAACTTTAATTAAACTAAACAATAAAGCACCTCTAGGGGTGCTTTTTTCATTTAAACCCATTTAACCTAAAATAATATGCCAGAAGAATTAGAATCAGCAGGCCTAATTGCAGGCCAACAACTTCAGATCTTTGATGATCCATTCTCTACGGAGTTTATGCAACAAGCAGAAAGAACTATCGAAGTCTCTGCTGTTCATGCTCCTAAAGTGAAACGTGCACGCAAAGTCTTAACAGACAAGTTTGTAATGCACAAAGATCTAAAAAGACGCTTGATTAAACTTAAGGCTACTGATGTCCCCCAAATAGTAAAAGACATAGTAGATGACTTATTATCACTTAAAAGAGTTCCAGAAGGCTCTAAGTATTGTAATTATCTTGGTTTATCACAAGCAGACTACAGCAAACTTTCTTATCTAGACGAAGACCGTAAAAACAGATTAGAAGGCGAAGAAACAAGAATGCAGATGATTAGACCTGGTACTGTATTAATATTACACATAGGTAAAACAAGATTATACGCAGACTCAGAGGCTATTTATACTAAAAGACTTACCCTTACCGCTCGTCACTTAAATAACTTAGTTTATCCTATCAAAGAGTTCTACGAAAAGAAAGGTTCTTTTACTGCTCACCGTTACACCAGTCATAATGATGGAGCAAATGAAGAAGTTTCTTATTCTTACAATGTACCTAGACTGGAACAAGACTCAGAACCTCTTCTTATCAGACACAGTATACTATATGGTATTAGTGGTTTCTTTATTGACCAAGCAGGTCTTACTATAACTCATGGTCACCCTACTATAATAGGTGTAGAGTTTGAAAATACTGAACTAGTATTACCTGAGGTATGGAACTATAAGAAGCGTTATCATACTTCTGTAGGTAAGCTTATTCGTAGGATCTTTAAAGATAAATACTCTGATAGAGATATTACTACGTTCTCAGAATCTTATGCCTCTCTTATCACAATCTCTAATCCTCTATATGATTTTAGGATTATGGAAGGAGAACAAGTTAAGTGGGCTTACCATGAAGATAACTATTATGCTTTCTCTAACACTTTAGGTAGCTCTTGTATGCGTTATGACAGATGTCAATCATACTTTGAAATGTATACTAGAGATCCTTCTAAGGTTAAGATAGGCGTACTTATGAGAGCCAATAGAGTAGCAGCTAGGGCTATTTTGTGGAATTTAGGTGAGCAGTGGGCTTACGATAGAATTTATTCTGTTAATACCGAAACTGAGAACCTACTTAAAACTGCCTTAGAATCCGCTAACTACAAGAAAATCTGGCAAACATACGAAAGACACTCTATTAAGATAGATTTAACTGGAATCACACGATTCCCTTATGTAGATACTCTTTACTGTTACCATCCTGACGATCAAGTCTTGAGTAACTATGGAGAAGGCCATCACTATACCCTTAGGTGTACTGGAGGTGATTTCTATAACCACTCAGGTCTTCCTGATACTATATGTTGTGTTGTTTGTGATGCAGAAATAGAATATGATGATTCTTGCCACATAGACGCAGGTAGATATGTAGACGAAAGATGTTGTGGTGATTGTTCTATCTATTCAGAGGTAATGGATGCTAATTTTACAGATCGAGATGACTTCGTACAAGACTATAATAGTGACCCTGTACTAAGAGATCGAGCTGTAGAATTGTTTGATGGAGATTATGCATATGAAAACGATGATTATCTCAGACAATATGAGAATGGTTTTGGTTTCTTTATTCATAATGAGCATGCGTATGAAGAGATTGATGGATGTTTCTATCATCCAGATGACGAGAACAAACCTGAAGCAGACACTTCAATCGAGGTTGTTACAGAAACTACACAAGATTTTACTTTTACAAGAGATACAGAGACTCCTTATATATTAACTAGTTCTTCTTCTGTCTCTAACTCTCTTTCTAGTTTTTCTTCATCTGGTTCTTCTATTGTCTATCACCCAAGTCAGTTTTCTGGGTACCTTGACACTCCTAGTACTCTCGGAGATATTGCAAGATCACTAGGAGAGTCAGCTCAGATTAATCAAATTACTGAAGTTAGTGAGAATACTCAACCTACAGAAAACACAGAGACTGCAGAAACTACTGAGAGTCCTGATCAATTTTTAATTTAAAAAATAATGAAATACACAACAAGTAAACTAGAATCAATAGACCACACCATTAAGGGTGATTTCCCAGTAGATTTTGATCTACTATTTGATATTATGTATCAACAAAGTCCTACCTATCAACCAGAACTCGAAGCACTTAAGAAAGATTGGCTTGTAGAGCTTATTTCTAAGATCGAAGGAGTTACTGTGTACGAGAGAGGAGGCAATATCTATTGCACAAAAGGAGCAGCAGAATTCTATCCTACTATCGTAGCTCACTATGACACAGCTCAAGACTATCATGCTGGGATGAGAATCTTTAAGACAGATGAATGGATTTTTGGCTTTGACAATGCAAGAGGCGAACAGTGTGGCTTAGGTCTCGATGACTCTGTAGGTGTATGCTTTGCTATCCAAATGCTTAAGATGATGCCTGCTTGTAAGGTGTTCTTGCCTTATGGCGAGGAGAGAGGTCTAGTAGGTACTTATGCTTGCGATATGAGCTTCTTTGACGACTCTTTGGTTGTTACTCAGCTAGATCGCAGATCCTATACAAATGACTTCATTAAGTATACAAATGGTGTTCAGACTTTCAACCCTGAGCATTATGACTTAATTGGTGATTTGATGGATAAGTATGGTTACACTCTTAATTCAGGCACAGCTACTGACGTAGGTGGTCTTCGTAAGCGAGGTCTTAAGGTATCTTCTCACAATTTATCTTGTGGTTATTTCAACGAGCATGGAGATAGCGAGGTAGCAAGTGTAGCACTTCTTACTAATGCTTTTAGTTTTGCTTATGAAATGCTTACAATGCTAGCTGAGAGAAACATTCCTCTTACCTTCCCTGTACCTAATCTTCGTTCTGAGCTTCCGTATGGAGGTAGTAAGACTAAATCTAGTACTACTTACTTGGGAACAGGTGCTAAGCAAATTAATATCTGGGATGACGATGATGAAGATTGGTACTATGACATACAGAGGGGAGAGTGGATGCCCCCAAAAAGCGAATTGGCTTCTACTAAAAGTTCAAAGCACTGGTCTAAACCAGAAGATCCCTTGGACATGTTAGATCCTTTTGGAGATATTGCTTATGATAAAGATAAAGCAGAAGAAGCCGCAGCAGAGGAGGAGTATGAAATCTACAGCGAATGGATAGCAGAATGTTATCCTCAGTATCAAGACCCAAGACTCAGAGAAGGACTAGAGTCATTCAGCAATAAGTCTAAAGTTCTCTACAAGCAAGCAGACCTTGATGAAATGATGATGGAAGGTATTTGTCCTAATTGTCTAGGTGATAAGCTTCACGTTACAAATGATTTGTTACTTAACAGCTATTGTTATGAGTGCGAAAGCATCTTTAACGTACCTGAAGACGAGCAAGTATTCATTGAGACGATGATGAAAGATTGCAAAGATGGACAAGTTCCTTTCGAAGAAATTGTAAAACTGTAACTTATGGATATAGAACACTATGGAGAAAGTCTGGAGTCACATCCAGACTTTCTTTTTATGAAAAAAATGTGGATAGAAGACCAAATTCTCTTGCAAAAAGATGAGGATTTGCCTATCTTTGTAGACCCAATAAAGATTAATTCTCAGGAAATTTTTAAGGGTGTAAACTTTACTTTAATAAAACCAACAGATGAAGAAAACGTTTTACGAAGTCCTCTGGGCACTGCTACAGAAGGAGAAGATGATAGACAAGTGGATTTACGAAGAGAAACTTCTACATAACGGAACTACTTATAGTTGGACACCTAAAGCACTAGAGGATTTAGATCTTTCTAAATCTATCGGAGAGTTTATTTCTACTAGTACTTCTAACAATCCTACTCCACTGAGTAATCAAACTTCTGGAAAGAAGGAAATTGTTATCTCTGCTACTTGGCTAGCTGAGTTTGTAGGTAAGTTTAGTGCTAAGAATCTAGGAGTATCAGGTAAAACCACAGACAAATCTAGCGTAGTAAAACGCTTAATTAGATTTATCAGTGAGTACGACTACACTCTTGAAGAAATAGCACAAGCAACAGATCTCTACATAAATACACTTAAGTCTCAAGGAAACATTAGATTCGTTAGAGAATGTGGTTACTTTATCTACAAAAAGATAGATAACGTAGACCAAAGCGACTTAGCCAAATGGTGTGAGGAGTTGAAGAATGGTAGTGGGCCAGCTTACAATAGTCATCAAATTTTGTAAGTATGGAGTTTGGACAATTAATTGGGCAGATAGAACGGAATAAACTAGTAAAGGAAGAGGGGGGATTAACTTCTATCCCTCCTCCATTTCCGAGACTAGGAGAACATTACGGAGGATTTACTAAAGGTTCTATTACTTGTTTAACAGCTGCATCAGGTGTAGGTAAGTCAAAGTTTGCTAAGTACATGACTATCTTAAACATCTACAAGCAAGTACGCTTGAACAAGAGTTCTATACAACCTAAAATCTTTTACTTTGCTTTAGAAGAAAGTGCTACAGACTTCTGGTTATCTTTTATCTCAATCTACATGTATGAGAAGCACAAGATAACTATTAGCGTACAACAACTAAAGTCTATTGGTAATTACACTATGACTAATGATCTTATGGCTAAAGTTAAAGAGGCTGAAAGATTCATCTATAACCTACAAGAGATCGTAGAAGTAGTTGATTACATTAGAAACCCTACGGGAATCTCGAAATATATTAGAGCCTATTTTGATAACCCTGAAATCGGAGAGCACACATATAAAGAACTCGAAGACGGTAAGAAGTTAATCACAGGCTATAAGTATAGATCAGAAGATACCTGGGTATTTTTTATTTTAGACCACATTAGTCTTCTATCTAATGAGATAGCTCCTGACACTAAGATTAAGTTGTCATCTTATCAAACCTTTGACTTTATGATTAAGGATTACGTATTAGAGGTTTTCTCTAAGCGTTACAAGATGATTAACGTAATTGTACATCAGCAGACACCTGCATCAGAGAAACAGACTTACACCTACAAAGGTCAGTTGATGGAAGAAAAACTAGAACCTTCAATGGAAGAACTTCACATCAACAAAGGTGTACACCAAGACTACGAGATTGTCATTGGTTTATTTAGTCCTGCTAGATACAACATTGCTACCCATAATGGATATGATGTAAGTATCTTAGGTAACAAGTATCGCTCCCTTAAATTCCTTAAAGACCGTTACTATGGCTTAGAAAACTCAAGCATAGGACTATATTTTAATGGAGCTAACGGAGAGTTCCAAGAGTTACCTAGACCCCAGGATATGAATAACCCAGTGGGCAATTATTATGAACGATTTTTAAAAATGTAAAGAATGGATGAACAACAGAACCCCTATTTAATTAGAATAATCAAGCAAATGTGTGATGTTATTAACGTAGACTATACTACTATCGACTTCAAGGAAGATGGATGGTATGAGAAGCACACATGGACCATAGAACAAGAAGACAACTTCTTGATGTGGCTTTCCTCAGAACTTTACAACAATGAAGATATGAGAGAAGAGTTATTAACTGACCCTGAGAAAGATCTTCAGAACTGTTTCACTGCCGCTGTGCACTTTGTAGGCAACTTTGGGTGGGATACAGAAGATGATATCATAGGACAAATAGACGAAATCGAAGAAACAAAATAAAATAAATATATGTCAAGCAAACTAATCGCAATTGTAGGACCTTCAGGTACAGGTAAATCTACCTCTATCAGAACCCTCGATCCCAAAGAAACCTTTATCATCAACGTAGCAAGGAAAGAATTGCCTTTCAAAGGAGCAGAGAAACTCTACAACACTGAGTCAAAGAACTACATGGAAGTAGATGAGATCGCTCAAATCACAGCTTTGTTACAACAAATTAGCGATAAAGCACCACACATCAAGAATGTAATTATGGATGATGCTATCTACTCTATGTCTTTCCTTATGATGAAGAAAGCTAACGAAGTAGGTTTCGGTAAATTTGTAAACTTAGCTAAGGATGTAACCAACATGCTTACTACAGCTCGCAAACTTCGTAGTGACCTTAAAGTATTCTACATCACTCACTCAGAAAACATAGAGGATGATGGACATATCGTAGGTCAGAAGATTAAGACTATCGGTAAAGCTTTGGACAACCAAATTGTGTTAGAAGGATTGTTTACTATCTGTCTTTATACTCACGTAGGTGAAGATAAGGATGAGAAAGCAACCTATCATTTTGTAACCAATCGTTTCAAGAACTATCCTGCGAAGAGCCCTATGGATATGTTTGCTGATACATTGATTCCAAATGACCTAAGTCTTGTATGTCAGACAATCGACACTTATTACACAGAAGAAGTACCAACAAAAAAGAAATAAAATTTAAACAAACTTAAAGACAAACAATTATGAAATTCGAAGAATTAGAAACCAGAGAGCCTTCATCAGGCAAAAAAATGTACACAGGATTTGCTCCTATTCAAATCGTTGCTGTAAACCCAACTAGTAAAGCTCTTGCTGCACTTTTGGGAATTGACGAAGATAAAATTAAAGAACCTAACTACCAAGGAGAAAACGGAATGCGTTTGGACTTCTGGTATGTAAACCATCCAGACTTCAAAACAGAATTACGTGGTAAGTTCTCTTTGTGGGTTAACAACGATACTCGTACCTCACAAGCAGGTAAGAAACAGTTTATTGACAACTATACAAAAACCTCTTGGGCTCTTAACTTGGCTGACTTGAGCGATGCACAATCTGCTTTGGATCCTTCTCGTAGAATGGATTTGAGAAGTGCACGTGAAGCTAAAGGTGGTGAAGAGTCAATTTACTCTTTGCTTAAGGCTTATGGTAACATCTCTCCTAAAGAGAAGCCATTTGTACTTGACTCTTGGAACTCTATTGCTAGAGGTAAGGGTAATGAGTTGGTAGACTTCTTTGCTCATTTTAACAAAGCTAACATGGGTGTTAAAGTTCTTTTAGGAATTAAAGATGGTAAGTACCAAGATGTATGCACTAAGGTATTTGTTAACGTAGGTGGTAAAATTACTGACTACGTAGCTAAGCAAATCACTGGTGAGTATGGTTTCAAGAGTTTCTATGGAAACTTTACCTTCAAAGAATACACTGAGAATGATGCTCCTGAAAGCAATGAAGTAGAGAGTCCTTTCTCTAACGAACCTTCTATGAGTTGGGATACTAATGAGGTAGCAACTGCACCTATTAGCGAAGACGTAGACAGCTTGTTCTAAATCTTTTAAATTATTCTATTCTATTTTTAAAAAAGGGGGTTACATTTGTAGCCCCTTTTTTATTAACTGACTATGGATTTAACAAGTATTGAAATCAGACCTAACGTACAGACACTGTACAAACTTGTAGGACAAGAAACCTTGATGTCTTTTTACTTCGGAGAAAAGATAGACTTGAGAAATAAGTATAAGAATCCTTTCAGATCTGATAAGCATGCTACCTGTTTCTTCAAGTGGAGTCAAGGAGGTAACCTTTACTTTATTGATTACGCTACTGAGAAAATCCACTATAACTGCATAGACATAGCTCAAATGAGAACAGGATATGAGTATCCTGATATCCTGTATAAAATTGAGTCAGACTTCCAGCTTAAGAACTTTAGCCTAGAAGACAGGCTTGGACTTAAAATAGAAGTAGATAGTCTTAAAACAGTTAAACCAGCAGAAGTAAAACCTGCATCCATTAAAGTAAAACTAACTAAGTTCAATCAGAAAGATTTAGAATACTGGTCTCAGTTCGGAGTAACAGAAAAGATTCTTAAGTTCTATGATGTACGAAGAGTAGAAAAGGCTTGGATAGCAGAGAATATATGGTACATTAATAACGACTTTGATCCTTGTTATCGGTATAAAGAGAAAGATAAGTTTAAACTATATCGTCCTTATGCAGATAAGAGAGTAAAATTTAGAACTAACTTCTTTGGAGGTATGCTTGAGGGTTATACCCAGCTACCACATAAGGGAAGTATCTTAATTATTACCAAAGGAACTAAAGATGTGATGACCTTACATTCTATTGGAGTTAATGCAGTAGCTGTTAGAAGTGAAACAACTCCTATCTCAGAGAACGCCTATGAGCTTCTTAAGGCTAGGTTTGATTCCATATATGTTTGGTTTGATGCAGATAGAGCAGGAATAGAAGGAGCAAAGAAGATATCAGAGATGTACGATATACCAGTATTGTATCATCACGCAAGCTTAGGTAAAGACATAAGCGACATTTACAAAGTACACGGAAAAGAAAAATTAATAGAAATATGCCAACAGTTCACGATATTGTAAAAGAAGCCTTAGCGTTAGCGTTTAAGGACTTAAAAGTGGAATCCTTAGTACAGGAAGGTGTTTGGAACAGAACAAGAAGCAAGAGTAAATATTCTAAGTATTATACAAAGAATGTAACGATTGTAACCCCAGAGGAAGCAGCAGCAAAGAGATTGGCTACATTTCAAAGATCGCAAGAAACCAAAATAAACATTAGAAAGTTTAACGAGTTAGAGCAATCTATTATGTCTATTATATGTAGAGTACATAAGGTCGATATAGAAGACTTTGTAAGACTACGTAGAGGAAGAGAGTTAGTAGACGCAAGATTTCAGTTTGCAGCTGTGTTTAGACTTCAGTTCTACTACACATTATCTAAGATAGGATTCCTCTTATCTAAAGATCACTCAAGTATCATCCATTCTATTAAGAAACACAAAGACTTTTACGACACTATTAGCTCTTATAAGGCTCAGTATGTAAAAGTTCTTAACGAGATTGAGAAAGAATACCCAGGACTCCTTAATACGGTCTTAAATCCTAACATTATTTTGGTAGAAGACAGAGCAGGTTGGGGTAAGAAGTCAAGAACCTTAGTTAACGGAGTGTTTTTAGAGCACATTAATAATGAAAAAACTAATTGATATACCAGACGATTGGTATCAGCATTTAAGAGAAACAATAGAGAGTCCGTATTTTAGAAGCCTTGGGGGTTTCATCGCTAGGGAAAGAGCAAGTAAACAGATCTTTCCTAAGAAGGATGAAGTCTTCAGGGCTTTTAATTTAACTCCATTTCAGAAAGTTCGTGTAGTTATACTAGGTATGGACCCTTATCCAAACAAACATAAGGGGGAACCAGTAGCATGTGGACTTTCTTTCGCACCTAGAAATCGAGACTACATACCTCCTTCCCTTAGGATTATGTACAATAGAATCAAACAAGACATTTATCCAGACGAATTATCCTTCCCCATAGATATGAACATAGAATCATGGGCTAAGCAAGGAGTTCTTATGTTAAACGCTGCTTTGACTATTGAAGAAGGTAAGTCAGGTTCTCACTTGGAGCCTTGGAAACAGTTTACCGAAGAAGTACTTAAAACTTTAAGTAGTAGTACTACAGGTTTAATCTTTTGTTTCTGGGGTAAGGACGCCTTAAAGTTTGCTCACTTAGTTGATGACAAATTTCACCACGTATTAACAGCACCTCATCCTGCTTCAGCACTATACAAAGGAGGAGAATGGGAGTGTGATCACTTTACAAGAATTAACCAAATCCTTATGGCCAGCAATCCAGATGATATTGTATGGCTAGAAAACTTAAAATAAAAACATGAATTGGCAAGATTATGAGGCCTTAGGGCACTTAGAACTAAAAGGACAACTAGTAGAATTTATCACTACTAGAGTTAAAGAAGTAAGACAAATGGAACAGAGCAGTGAGTACGATTACTGTGAGATCCAAGGAAGAGTCAAAGAACTAGCAGAACTAACAAAATTTATCGAATCAATTAAAAAAATCAAACTATGAATAAACTAGATTTATTAAACTCATCAAGAACAAATTGGGTAGTAGAAAAGAAAGCCTTGTTTGGTCCTGATGGGGAACCCACACCAGCATTTGGGGTCTTTAGAACAGACAACAACAGATGTTTAGGTATTGTAGGAGCCAAGTATGTTCCTACACAGAACGAAGAAATCCTAGATATGTTACTTGAAGCAGCAGCCCGAGTAAATATATCAGGTGAAAGAGGTGGTATGCTTGGAGAAGGACAGAAAGTCTATTACCAGTTTCCCCTAGAAGATGTAAAAATCGGAGGATCTTTTAACAAAAGATACTTAACTGCTTTGACTTCCCATGATGGAAGTTCTCCTATAGGCTTTGGTGCCACTAACGTAACTGTTGTATGTGCTAATACTTTTTATATGGCACTAAGGGATTCTCAGCGTGTAAGACACACCAAGAATTCACATGGTCGCCTAAGTCTTATCGTCTCTCAACTCCAAAACTCTCTCACCCAAGAAGAGCAGTTCATTGAAAAGTTGATTGATATGAGTACTATTAACGTACCTGAAACTGTTTCAGATGACTTTATCTTAAGTATTATCGGAGGTGATGTAGCTAACTCAAGAGGTAAGAACAGAGTAAACGATTTTCGTAGGTCTATTACTGCAGAGTATGAGACACACGGTAACACTGCTTATGCTTTGTTTAACGCAACTACTCGCTTTACTAACTATATGATGTCACACAAAAGTGTGGAAGCTAAGCGTGAGTCTTTGATTCATGGTAGTGCTTACACCATTAATAATAAAGGTTTGGAATTAATTTCCGAAACCTACACTCCCGTTCATAGAGAGTTATTATCTTTGTAATACCTGTTGCATGCCAAAAGATTAGGAGGTCACTAGATCTCCTTTTCTTTTTGTGTGTTCTCAGTTATATTTGTAGAGTATGTTAAAGAGAACACCTAAGAAGATTCCCGTAAAGGGATTACCTGAAGAGAAAGATTTGCAGAAGCCTTGCTCTGAATGTGGTAAGATTAAAGCAATAGCAAACAAGACTAAGAGATTGTGTGCTAGCTGTGTAGTAAAAGAAAAGAAGGCTAAGCAAAAAGTCCGCAAGGAGATCAAAAGAAAGATCAAACAAGAAACTATCACTCAAACTAAGTTAGACCAAATAACTTCCTGGCTAGTAAGAGGAGCACACATTAACAAATGCCATGCTTGTGAGATTACGCTTGACCCTAAAGGACTTCAATGTGCACACTTCGTAGGAAGAACCAAAGTATCTACACGATACCATTTGACTAATCTCTTACCTGCTTGTCCTAAATGCAACCTATATACTCCTCACCACGTGTGGAACTTAGGTAAGTCTTTAAATAGGATATGGGGAGAAGACACTACGGAAGACATGTTGCAACTCTCTAATAAGATTCTTAAGCTAAGCAACCATGATAGAAAACTCATCTACGATGTGTATAGAACTTGCCTTACAGATATTGAACAAGGAAACTACACTCAGACTGAGAAGTATCAGAAACTACGTGAAGCATTACACGATTATAACAAAATAGTAGGACCATTATTAAAATGATTTATCTAGTAACAAAACAAGATATCTCCCTGCCTGATGTAACCCTCTGCTCTGTACAAGATTCCCTAGATTACTTAAATAAGTTAGACTCTATTGGTGTCGATACCGAGACTAGTGGTTTTGATCCATATACTTGCAAGTTTTATACCTTGCAATTAGGAGACCAAGACGTACAGTATGTTGTAGATCTATCTACAATAGACATCCAAGAGTACAAGAATTTATTAGAAATTAAGGAACTAATAGGTCATAACTTTAAGTTTGACTTACGATTCTTGTATCATCAGAGAATTGTACCCACTAGGGTATATGATACATTTTTAG